CTGTAGCGTAAATGGTGACTACGCGAATTTTCGTGAAGCCATTCGTAATGAACTGACTCTTCGGGCTGCGGCTCGGATCGAAGAGCTTCGTCCGTACGTGGCTCAGGACATGTTTGGGGAGTCGACTGAGACTGGTCGTCAGGATTCAGATGACCCGAAGATTGCCGCGTTGGGGAAGAAGGTTCATGACCTTCCTAAGGGCTACGAGACCGGTCCCGATGGCATTAAGGCTAAGCAGGGCAAAAGAAAGGCTGACCAGTAAGGTCAGCCTTTCTCCTTCTCACGATTATCGATGATTGAGATGATCTCGCCATCCAACTGGTGGACGTACACGGTGTCATGCCAGTTGAAAGCGTACTGGGGATCGATTTCCGGCTGATCACGCCCATCATCACTAAACGGCTCATACCACCGATCGCCGCAGCAAGGACAATCCATCCCTTCCCGCACACCATCGAAGTAGATGCCGATACTGAGAGCACGAGCAATCGCGTGATCGCGATCGACTGCCTCGATCCAGACACGAGGTCCAAGACCTCGTTTAGGATCAATCTCGAAGCTTCCGCCTGAGTTGTTCTGGTTGAATTCCCAGTATTTCGGGACAACTGATACCTTGCTTGACATGTCCTTGCTCACATCCTTAGTCACAGTTTAACATGTCTTGCTGCGAAGATTTCGATGTTCTTCCGTTCCACAGCATCCGGAACGACGTTCGCGAGCATGATTCCAATCGCAGCACCGACCTCAAGGTCCGTCATACCTTCTTGACGAGAAATCTTGATCTCTCCAATAAGACGGCCCGCAAGCTCCCTGGTCTTGATTTCGTCGATCATGTCAGTCTCCTAGCTAGAAGAGATCATGTAAGTGATGCTCATCACTCCAAGTAGAACGATCATGAACGCCAGAAGAGCCAGACCATACGGAGGCTCCTGGGGCATCTCGTTAAGTGCAGGATCGTCTGGATGTAGCATGATCTGTATCCTTACTTTTTCCTCAACGACCTTGGTATTCGTTTCTGAATACGCTTGGCTCTCTGACGGTGCTCCTCAAGAATTTTCTTTGAGCGCTTACTGAACATACTCGCAAGCCATTCCCCACGTTCCTTGATTTCACGCTCGCGTTTACTGGTCATTGTCCATACCTCACGAGGTGTCCCCGCCGCTATAAACCGCCGTCTGAGGCTCGATACGCAGAGCCAGTATATTGTCTCGCGCGGCGCAGCGGGGCTATTCTGTCAGATCATCTCTTGGGCCTTTCTGATCAGTCTTCCCATGGGCCTTTGCCCGTCTCACGCTTCTGTTTCAGGGCTGCGTCGGCCATAGCCGTGCAGTCCTTGTTGCCGTAGTCGCGCAGGACCTCGATTTCAAGCCGAAGGTGCTCAATCTCACTGGCCGCAGCCGACATCAGATCGCAGTCAGAGCCGATCGGAGCCCACAGTGCGGCTTTGACTGCGCGATTCCGAAGTTGTTTTACGATATCGTCCATGGGGCGGCCCTCAATGTGTAAGTCGCGCTGGGGCAAGGAATTGAACCCTACTCGCCGGTGCCCCGGCTATACCATTGCTCCCCCTCGGACCTATCCGATACCCGGTGCTGCCCCGGACAAGGAACCCAGCATGCAGTAGTTAGGTCAGTGATGAAGGGTTGTCAATAGACAACATTCCTTCAGTAGAACACGCTGATGTTGGTGGCTGTCGTCCCGGATGCATAGATACGCTTGACGCGAAGCGGAAGAAGAGCACCAGCAGCGACACCAGCAAGCGTGATCGTCTCACCGCCCAAGGTATCGACCTTCAGGGTTCCTGTCGTCCCGCCGATGTAGACATACTTGGAGTAGACTGGATTCGAGTTGGCATCCACAAGATCAGTGGTGTTGCTCGGTGTGACAGCGAGGACGTGCTTGCAAGTTTCCATTTCTCTACCCTTTGGGAACTATTTAGCTAAATAGGGTCAAAGGAAGAATCGAATGAAGCTAATCTCAGAACTTGTCCAGGATGTCAATGTCATCACCGAAGGTGCTGGTGACAAGAAGAGCCTTTACATCGAAGGTTACTTCATCATGTGCGAGCAGCCAAACCGCAACAAACGCATCTACCCCAAGGCCATTATGGAGCGTGAGGTCGATCGTTATCGCAAGAATTACATCACAGAGAACCGAGCTTTCGGTGAGTTGAATCACCCTGCCACGCCTACGATCAACTTGGATCGTGTGTCTCACGTCATCACATCTCTGACGGAGGAAGGCAACAACTACGTCGGTAAGGCAAAAATTCTTTCAACGCCTTGCGGTAAGATTGTCGAAGCCCTGATTAGCGATGGTGTTCGTGTCGCCGTTTCTACACGCGGCATGGGCAACCTCGAAGAGCGTAATGGTGTGATGTACGTCAAGGAAGATTTCTACTTGGCGACCCCCGCCGACATCGTTGCTGATCCTTCGGCTCCGATCGCGTTTGTGAAGGGCATCATGGAAGGTGCCGACTGGGTCTTCATCGAAGGTCAGGGTTGGGTTCAGCAGTACGTCGAAGACACCCGCAAGAAGATCGATGAAAGCTGGAAGGACAAGGAGAACCTGGAAAAGGTTATGCTTGAGAGCTTCCAGAAGTATATGGATGCGCTTCGCTTCAATCTCTAAGCGCTCAATTCTTTTCGCAGTATAAATAACCAATGAAGAACACCACCTGGAGGTAGGATATCAATGAGCAAGAAGTTTTTGAATGAAGAGGATTTCAAAGCCTCCTACGGGGCTGGTTCTCTTGAGGACCCAACGAAGGCCACTGCTGGAATGAAGGCCAAGAACAAGCGTCGGGGTGACAAGGAAGGTCAGGACCCGATCAACCTTGGTGATCCTGAGGCTGCGAAGGCGACAAAAGCTTCGCTTGGTCAGGGCAATGGCAAGATGGTCGAAGAGATTCTTGCGGAACTCGACACCCTTACTGAGGAAGAGCTTCAGGACCTCTATGACGAACTCATCGACGATGAGGACGAGGACTATGAGGACGTTGACGGCGATGAGGACGAGCTTGAGGACGAAGAGCTTGAGGAAATCGAAGCCGACGATCCGCTCGAAGGTGCCGCTGAGGCGATGTACGAGGCTTTCAAGCTGACATCTGCTGACCTTGATCTCACAGAATTCGCTCAGTCTGTTGATGGTATTCAGGGCCTTACCGAAGACTTCAAGACCTCAACGAAGAATATTTTCTCGTCAGTGCTGATCAAGACCCTCAATGAGCGTCTGGCTCTGATGTGCGAGACGGTTGTGGACGGTGCTCGTGAAGTTCTCACCGAGCGTGAGGAGCTTATTCTTGCTAACCTCGACAAGTTCCTTGACGACACCATCGATAGCTGGACCGAAGAGAACGAAGTTGCTCTGGAGTCTGGTATTCGCGCCGACATTGCTGAGTCGTACATGGCTGGCCACCGCGCTCTTCTTCAGAACCACTACTTTGAGGTCCCTGAGGAGAAGCTGAATGTGGTCGAGGCCCTGGCTGAGCAGGTTCAGGAACTGAAGACCCTCGTGACCGAGCAGAAGCATGACCTCGATACCGCGACTGAGATCATCGATCTCTACCAGAAGCGGGACATCGTTCAGGAAGCTTGTGAGGGCATGAGCGAAGCTGAGGCTTCAAAGGTGTTCAAGCTGGTCGAGAACATGGACTACGAGAACGACAAGCAGTTCAAGGCTCTTGTTGACGATGTTCGTGGCCAGATTTCCAAGTCTCCTGAGAAGCCGGTTGCTGGCGGTAAGATGCTGAATGAGGATCATCTTGTTCAGAACAATGCTTCCGGTCCGAAGGATACTCGCATTGCTTCAGCCTTTGCGCTGTTCGGTGACAAGCCGAAGGCCAAAAAGTAAGTGATTGCTAAATAGAAACTGATTAGGGGGAATACCACTTATGAATCACAATACAGACCTTATCCAGAAGTGGGAGTCAGTGCTTGACGACAGCAACTTTCTCCCGATCGAGAACCACGAGAAGCGTTACGCGCTCGCTCAGGTTCTGGAAAACACCAACATGGAAGTTGGCCGTACGATGCAGGCTCGCGGCCTGAAGCACAAGCCCGCGAACCTCATCGAGTCCTACCAGCTTAACGAAGCTTCGCCTACCAACGTTATGGGCGCTTCGTCTTCGACGGCTGGCGCTGGCCCGATCGACATCTATGACCCGGTTCTCATCGGTATGCTTCGGCGTACGATGCCGAACCTGATGGCCTACGACTTCATGGGCGTCCAGCCTATGACCGGTCCTTCCGGCACCATCTTCGCGATGCGTGGTCGCTACGGTGATCAGTCTGGCTCGGAGCTTTTCTACACGGAAGCCAACGGCTCATGGACTGCTACTGCGGCTGGTAACTCGGCTCACACGTCTTCGAACTCTGAGTTCATCGCTCAGGTCGGTTCGGACCCGTCGATCCTCGCCACCGGCAACACCACTGGCTATACCTTCACTCAGGCGTTCTCAACGGCATTCGCTGAGCTTCTGGGTAAGGACACTGGCAACGAATTCCCTGAGGTCGGTCTGACGATCGATAAGGTTGACGTGAAGGCTCGCTCGCGCGCCCTCAAGGCCACCTACTCGGTCGAGCTTGCTCAGGACATGATGGCTATTCACGGCCTGAATGCTGAGCAGCAGATCACGAACTACCTCACCAACGAAATCATGTTCGAGATCAACCGTGAGATGATCCGTACGGTGTACGTCACCGCGACGGGTGGTGCCATCAACTGCGCTGCCACGGGCGTTTTCAACATGGACATCGATGCTGACGGTCGTTGGCTCGGTGAGAAGATTTTGGGCCTCATGCTTCAGCTTGATTTCGAAGCCAATCAGGTCGCCAAGTCAACCCGTTTCGGCAAGGCTAACCTGATGCTTTGCTCGTCAAACGTGGCTTCGGCTCTGAACGCTGCGAAGAAGCTGCACTACTCGCCTGAACTCGCTGCGAAGCTCCAGGTCGATGACACCGGCCAGACCTTTGCTGGCGTCCTCGACACCGGCATGAAGGTCTACATCGACCCGTATCACTCGTCAGCCGACAACACGCAGTTTGCTTGCGTCGGTTACAAGGGTACGACTTCTGCCTGGGATAGCGGCCTCTTCTACTGCCCGTATGTGCCTCTCCAGTACATGAAGGCGGTCGATAGCAAGTCGTTCCAGCCTGCCGTGGCCTTCAAGACCCGGTACGGTGTGGTCGCGAACCCATTCGCTACCTCTGCGGGCGACGGCGTTATCTCCGTCTCCAACAAGAACCGCTACTACAGGCTGTTCGGCATCAAGAACCTCCTTTAGTGTGTCATTTTTGCCACATTGACAAGGCACTAAATAAGAACAAAATACCCCCAGACAACCATCTGGGGGTATTTTTATGACAAATAAGCAGTGTCACTACGGCTTCGTCTACCTATGGTTCGACCGCAAGCTGAAAAAGTATTATGTCGGTTCCCATTGGGGTCCAGAAAACGATGGTTACGTATGTTCATCTAACTGGATGCGTGATGCTCATCGTAGAAGGCCACAAGACTTCAAACGTCGAGTTTTGAAGCGCGTATACACGAACCGTCAGGACTTGATTGCTGAAGAACATCGATATCTGTCGATGATCAAAAAGACTGAGTTACGAGAGCGTTATTACAACCTCAACAACTCAGCTTGGGAAGTATGGCATAATAGACCAGATACTACATTGACTGTCGGACAAAAAATTTCCGCACGTCTTAAAGGTAAGAAACGTGGACCTTATTCGGAGGAATACCGCAAGGCTATTGCAGAAGGTCGTAGAGGCATTTCACGGACAGCAGAAGCCAACAAAAAGCAATCTGAGAGCCGTAAGGCGCTAGGTCTCAAACACTCAGAAGAGTGGAAGTCTGAAACCTCTCGACGTAACAAGGAACAGATAGCCAATGGAACTAGGGTCATGCCTCGTCCCGACGCAGAAGCCTATGCTCGCGCTGCTCAGACTAGAATGGGTCATGAAACTTCACAAGAGACCCGCGAGAAGATAGCCAAGAAGAACTCCAAACAATACCTGATCACCTACATGGACGGCTCCACAGAGGTCATCACCGGCCTCAAAGCCTATGGACGCGAACGCGGCATCCCCTATGTGACCCTCTTCAAAGCCGCCCAACACGGTACACCCTCACCTAAGTACCGCATTCAAAGTATTACATGAAAAAGGCCCGGAGCAATCCGGGCGACTTCCTCTCGTGTATAAATAGGAGGGCATAGCGTACTGAAAGTGCGGGGGCGGAAGCCTCCACCAAACAAGAAGGCCCTGGCTCACACCAGGGCCTTCTCCGTATCTACTCCTCGACAGGGGTAATCATGGTTTGTACCCAATCCGGGAGCATCCCAATACGTTCCGCGTTGATCTTCTCGTAGTTATAGTCCTTGTTCCTGGTATCCATGTAATGGAGGAGCCAGAGGAACGGGCGGTGAGTCCAACGCGACAGTAGCTTGCCGTGTTTATCAAGGTTGGTCAGATTGAAGATCAGTGCCTCTCGACAATCGTGGTTACCGGCCCAAACATCGTTGTAGTACCCACCAGATGAGACGACATCAAATACATCGTCACCATCATTTGGCACCCAGTTGTAGTAGACGCGACCACCGTTCACAGTCTCTCCATGGTAGGTGTCGAAGACAAGGAGAAGACCCTTTGCTCTGTGGGCATAGACAAAGAGAGCTTCATTCTCAGCATCGTTGCTGGTGAACGGAACGACCAGGACTTGCTCGAAGCCATAAGCTTCGATGATCTGGACATACTCTTTGATCGTGTTTCGGAAGACCGTATCTCCCCGCGCTTTCAAGGTATCGTACTTCTCCTTGGCCAGAGACTGAGTCATCAAGAGCCCCAGTCCCTGCGTAGCTTCGTCGTTCTTGTAGAACTTTCCCGTCACCTTCTCTGCGATGTCGAAGGGGTCTCTCTTCAGAAGAGATGCCAGCTTCTCGTCGTCGCTCATGGTAGGCTCCTTTCGATATGATCTTGTACATCATAGCATGACCTGAGGACCGCTACAAACGCAGAAAGGCCCCGGTGATGAACCGGGGCCTTTCCTGTTGTTCTATATCCACTGGTAGCACTTGGTCTCGATATCGAGCAATTCGTCTTGCCCGATCATACCATCGTTGTAGTATTCGAGGGCGACGATATGGAGAAGCTGTGCCGTTGCTCGGCACGGACACTCCTCGAACGCTTCCAGTGCCTGATCCAGGGTTTTATCCATAGGGGTCTCCCTTGGCTAGCGTGAACACAGCCACCCGGCGACCACAACCGCAAGGATCATAGCACCGATGTGGAGGGCGGGAATGACAATCATCGCTGACATCGTTCTCTCCATTCTGTTTCACTGAACAACGAGATCAATATACAACAGACTACTGTATTTGTCAAGTAGAAACAGAAAAGGCCCCGGTTCATCACCGGGGCCTTCTCCTTTCTTGTCAGTCGATGCCCCGGAACTTCATCTCCAGGTTCACCAGGGCCAGCTTGACGCCGGGGTCGGTGTCACGGTCCTCGCTCTCGTCCACCTGCATGGCGACCCGAGTCTGCTCCTCGCGGAGAAGATGATCGTTCGTAGCCCTGATGAACGTGATGTAGTCCGCAACGTCTTTCCAGGTCTTCATCTTGAAGTCTCCCTTCGTTTTCACTGACAACACATACACTATACTGTATTTCTAAGCGTTTGTCAAGTAGAAACAGAAAAGGCCCCCATCTCTGGGGGCCTTCTCCTTAGTTCATCTTGGAACGAGGCGGAATCTCCTCGTCGTCGGCCATAGCCGCCAGACGAGCCGCGATCATTGCAGGCATCACGTCACGAACGAACCACCTGATGATCTGAGCGCCGACGAACGCCGCCACGTATTGCGGCGTGATCTCCTCGCGCGGTCCGGTCAGGGTGCGGAGCCACTGGTCCATCTTGGGCTCGACGAACTCCTTCCGAAGCTTGTCGAGCCAGACCTCAGCATTGTTGGACTCCGGGATCAACTCGACCATGCGCGCGATGTCGTCGCGGCTGTAGAACTCACCGAGCGTGAACGTTCCTTCCGGCTGAGTCTGCATTGAAATCTCCCTTGATGATGACCAGCTTGATTGCCGATCATGGGAGAATACTATCATAGTACTTCGTATTTGTCAAGTAGAAACAGAAAAGGCCCGGTTCATCACCGGGCCTTTTCCTTAGTTCATCTTGGAGCGGGGCTGAACCTCGTCCTCCTCATCGGAGCCGAAGCCGCCGCCGATCATGGCGAGCGCGTGCATGGGGGCCGCACCTTCGAGGATGCTGTCCATGAGCTTGCGACCGAGGTAGAGGGCGCAGCGGTCAGCGGTGACCGGGGTTTCGACCCCACCCGCCGCCTCCTGCCACTCCTTCATCTTGGGCTCGACGTATTCCGTCTTGAGCTTGCCGACCCACTCCTCGAAGGAGTTGGTCCCCTTGGTCAGCATGATCATGCCAGCAACTTCATTCTTGGTGTACAGGTCACCAATGGTCTTCGCGGTCATGATTGAATACTCCCTTGAGATGATGACCAGCTTGATTGCTGATCATGAGAGTATACTACCATGATTAACTGTATTTGTCAAGTAGAATCAGAAAAGGCCCCCATCTCTGGGGGCCTTCTCCTTGGATCAAGACTTGGCGTACTTGGCAGCCAAGCTTTCAACACGATTTAAATCGATCACCCTGACAGCGTCCCAAGGCAAGCGGATAGTTTTTCCCATCCACAAGCCGGTATGTACGTCTAATGTGAGCGTACCATCCTTGTGAATTGTCTTGACCACTGCCTCACAAATAGGAAGCTTGTTGATCGTTACTCGTGCATTGCGCTTGATAGCCATCTCACACCTCCAAGCCGAGACGCTTCTTCAAGTAGCGCCGGAGCGCGTTCTTGATGATGTCTCGCGTTCCTGGACCGCGATCCAGAGCGTAGAATAGCCCAGGATTGGTGCGCCCAGAATCGAGGAGAGCGTTCACGATCAGGCTCCCGTGAAGGTAGCCCTCTTTGAGGTGCTCCATAAGGTGACTTGCGTCACGGTTATGGTCACCCCAGGTCTTGCCGTCTTGGCCGCGCATGCAGCACATCCAGCAATCCCCAGGACCCGGCTCGGGAAGCTTCTTGACCTTGTCAACCTTGGCCACGAAGGTATTGATCTTCTGGATCAGTTTCCGGCGCTCTTTCTCGACCTTCTCCAGATGCTTGCGCTCGACAGGCGAGTCGAAAGCATCAGGAAGGACCATCCCGTCCTCAAACGGAACAGTCTCGCCGTCACTATGCCGCCTCACCTTCCAGACGCCCCTATCCGAGAAGACCACGTACCCCTGAAGGTAGGTATTGAGCCTGTCCTTCGTGGTATGGGTTCGGTAGCCGCCAGAATTGAGATGCTGGCGACCATCTTCCTCGATAAGCAGGATGTCCGTCTTGTGGAGGCGATAGACGGTCGCACCGTCACCATCCGTCCACTTGAAGGTGTTGTTGGCAATTCGTGAAGGCTTGCCAAGAATGTTGAGAGCCGGTCTACTTCCGAAGCTCTCCTTCATGGTAGTTCGTCCATATCCGTGTCCGAACATGGTCATACTACGTACTCCCTTGTTGTTGACCTTGGTAGAATACCAGTAACTACACGAAAAGTCAAGTAGAATCAGAAAAGGCCCCGGCGTGAACCGGGGCCTTTTCTTTGTCATGTCTCGTCATCAGTAGTAGAGCCACCAGTAGATTGGCAGTGGTGACATCCCCATGATGCCCAACGAGAGCACCATAGAGAACCAGTCAGACCTACTCATGCTCACCAGGATTTGAAATCCCAGCAAGAAGACGGCGAGGGAAAGTATGAAGGGCATTTTGTTTCCTCTCTTTCCAATTGACAAGTGTAATATACTATAACTTACTGTATTTGTCAAGTAGACGCAGAAAAGGCCCCCATCTCTGGGGGCCTTTCCGTGTCACTTCTCCCATGACTTGGGATCACCGAGCGTAATCAGACCGGCTTGGTGAAGCTCCTGTGCCTGATCCATCATCGTGGTCTTGCCATCATCGCATTGACCATTGGCCACTGCGTCTTTGTACAAAGACCTGATCTTGCCTTCACTGATCCATTTCCTTTCGGGCCAGATCGTGAAGACCGCTGGGATGATCGTCGTCATGAGGCCATCTCCTTGGCATGAGCCTTGATGGCTTCCTTCGCATCGTCGATGTCACAGAACGAGTTGAAGTTGCCGATGGTGCCGATGTCCGCGCCATCATTGACGATTCGAGCGGAGTACCGCTCGACGCCACTTGGACCGGTCTCCGCCGTAACGAAATACCGATCCTTTATGATGCCGCTGACGATCCTGGTCTTGAAGAACCTCATAGCTCCAGGACTGAACCAGTAACCACCAGCATCAGCATTCGCTTGCTTGACTTCGCTGATGTTCTTCCAAGTGCGCGTGTAGTTCATTCTACGCTCCCTTGCTAGAGACTTAGTGGCTTTGGCTTGTCGAGGCGTCGTGCCCTGACAATGACCCCTTCACCGGTTTCACCAAGCTCCTCTTCGTATCCCCACCAGAACGAACTGGCCGGGCCTATTTTACTCTCGCCATATCGGTTCATCACCTTGACGATTGCATGAGGGGGAAATGGTGTCCAATTCTGGTAGGGCATTGAGGCATGGTGCCATCTATACAAGTACATCCGAGTCTCCCTTGGTTAGTGACCATTGCATAGTACTACGTGCACAGTAAAAAGTCAAGTAGAAACAGGAAAGGCCCGGCATCTCTGCCGGGCCTTTCCGTTCAGTCAGGATAATGAGCGTCATGTTCGACACAGAAGTACGTGTCTCCTTGCGGATACACGCCTAAGATGAGGTCTCCATTCGGTAGTCTCACCCACATCCACTGACTGCGTCCGTCAGGATCATCAACTCTTGCGTTGATGACCCTGGCAGCAACCGATGGATTTGCAGGATGCACCTTCGCCAAAGGAAGCGATAAGTCAGGTTCATTGACAGGTACAACCCTGAGGTCTGTGTCGGTGACTAGATGTGCGCTCAGTTGAGTCATTTCATATATCCTTTCTGTTGTAGAAAAGGCCCAGCATCTCTGCCGGGCCTTCCCTCGCCCACTTCATTCGTCGAGGAACTTGGGGGGCGTGCCATCGTGATCGGTGAGATTCATGTCATCGGTGACGGCCACGAACAACGGCTTGATGACAATCTCGTCGGTGTTGGGGTCCAGGTTGATTACACAAATCGCCGAGGTTGGCTTCCCGTCGAGGAAGCAAGAGAACAGGGCGAAGTTGTTGTGCTTGCCGGACACCAGAGCATCGAAGTGAGCCTGTACGTCAACCTTGATGTTCGTTTTCGGACCAATGGTTTCGCTCTCAGCCATGATAAGGTCTCCCTTGTTGATCACCAGAACATCATACTACAAACAAACAGCTTTGTCAAGTCCGACATAAATAGTCGTATGTTCAATGGTCTCGCTAAACTTCGTCGTATAGGCGTAATACTCAATCAACCTAAGTCCAGGAAGGTTCTCCAAGAGAATTCATCCAGGTTGAACATCCATATCCTACCCACGCTCTCGTACACATGCGTGAACTGGTCTCTACCGGATATATCGATTGGGGTTAACGAACAACCAACCCCATTCAAGTCTAGGCCGATCCACGCCACACAGATGCAGTTCGGGCCGCTCCAGATCACGTTTCTTGTAGATCAGAACCTCCAGAACTACCTATCCCTGTGGGAGTGGCTGAAGGCGCTCGCGCCCCCGCGAGACTTCGGGCCACACCGAGCATGGGTCCAGCCTGTGACCTCGTCTGTCGCGTCCTATAAAGAGCATGCGTCCTACTCCGATGCTACATTGATCTTGCTCACGAGCCAAGAGAACCGCAACGTCGAAGTCCAGTTTACCGATTTGTTTCCCGTGTCGATGTCGCGTTTGAGCTTCAATACTACGTCACAGTCCGCCGAAGAATTGACTTGCACAGCAACATTCCAATATCGGGACTATGAATTCATCTCGACCAACATCGTCAAATAAGACGCATCTTCCCTCTCTTGAAGAGCTTGCGAAGATGTGGGACGAGGATAATGTCCTCGACCAGGATAACCTTGAAGCCGAGCTTGTGAAAACAGCCCGGCTTCACGCTAAGTACCATACCCTATGGATGCGTTCACAGGTCTTCATGCGCGACCGCATGCAGGATGCTGACATCGTCCAGAGAACCCTCTACGATTACTATCGTAGGCTCGTTGTAGATCAAGAGACCCTTGATCTCATTGAGAAGGATTCACCGTGGGAAGTCATTTCAACACACACTGAAATCAAGTATTTGGTTGAAACTGATCCTTTCTACCTGAAGCTCACGCACAAAGCCGAAAAGGCCAAGCTAAGGGTGAAGATCACAGAGAGCTACCTGAGCACGATTCTGCGTCGAGACTATCTCATCAAGAATATCATCGATGTGCGCAAGCTCGACCGGGGCATCATATGAGCATCAAAATCCTCGAAGGTAACGAGACCTACATTCGTGTTGTGGGTCCGAAAGACGTTCGTGATGCTCTCTTCAATTACTTCTCATATTACGTTCCGAACTACGAGCGTATGCCCAAGTACAAGGAGAAGGACGACGAAGGTAATCCCAAGTGGGATGGCAAAATTCACCTGTACAATCGGCGGTCAGGAGCGATCTACAAGGGGCTTCTCAAGTCAGTTCAAGCCTTCCTCAAGTTGAACGGCTGGGACTATGACATCGATTCCTCCGTGCTTCCAGCCAAAGTCACAGACGAAGCCATCCTAGAGGTCTTCGACGGCATCGCTTTACCTTACCAGCCTCACGCGTGGCAAGTGAGGGGGTTCTTCTCCGCGTGCCGGAACCAGAGGCGTCTGTTCATGGCCGCGACGGGCACGGGCAAGAGCCTGCTTATCTACATGCTCGCGCGCTACCTTCCAGGTCCGACGTTGATAGTTGTGCCTACAAAAGGGCTCATCGCTCAGGCCACCAAGGACTTTCAGACCTATGATCCAACCTGGGATATCTCGAAGAGCATCCAGATCATCAAAGGTGGGCTGGAGAAGAAAGTATCGAAGCCGATCGTCGTCTCTACGTGGCAGTCAATCTATGATCTGACGGAGGACTGGTACTACCAGTTCAACCAGATCATCGGAGATGAAGCCCATGAATTTACGGCGTCGAGCCTGATAGGTCTGATGGAAAAGGCCATTGATACACCTCTTCGATTTGGGTTCACGGGTACGATCGAGGACACCAAGGCCGACAAGATGCTCCTTGAAGGTGTCTTTGGACCAATCGAGACATTGATCACGACCTCAGAAGGTATCGAAAAGAATATCCTCTCACCATTGAAGATCGAAGTCATAGTCTTCGACTATCCAGACAAAGAAAGGCGGAAATGCCCTCATGAATACAAAGGTGAGATGGACTTCATCTGCCAGCATGAGCGACGGAACCAGTTCATTGTTGACCTAGCTGCTGATCTCAAGGGTAATACTCTTATCCTATTTCAGTACGTCAGCAAGCATGGAGTCAAACTCTTCGAAAAGTTCCAGACGGAGTACCCTGACCGTCAAGTGTACATTGTTCACGGCAAGATCGAGGATGAGGATCGTGAGATTGCTCGTATCGAGATGAACGAAGCCGATAATGCGGTCATCGCGGCCTCCTATCAGACCTATCAGCGCGGCGTGAACATTCCCAGACTTCACAACATCATTTTCGCGCATCCATCGAAAAGCAAGATACGGGTGATCCAGTCTATTGGACGAGGACTACGAAAGGCTGACGATAAGACACACGCCACACTCTACGATCTAGTAGATGACTTTTCGACGAGTCGTCGCATCAACTATACGTTTGAACACTACCATGAACGAGCTAAATACTACCTACGTGAAGGGCATACTTACACCCAACACAAAGTCAAACTCTAGAGGAGTTTACATGCAAAACTGTCGTTACATTAAGCTCGTTAATGGCGAAGATATTCTGGCGGATCAAATTGCAGTATCCAAGTCTTCGATCGTCCTCCAGAATGTGGTTCGGGTCTTCGCTAGTCCAACTATTCGTGGTTCTATTTCAATTGCACTTGTTCCATGGGATTTGTTTACGACAGGTGAGTACACTATCTCAAAGAAGAACGTCCTGATTAACAGTGAAGCGAACGATGACTTTAATGAGAGGTTCGTCAGCTTCATCAAGAAGAAGGAAATGGAAGAGAAGTATCACGCACAAACTCCTCGTGAGAAGGCCATGGCGCAAGACCTAATGAACTTCATGGACGACTACGAAGGAGAGATCAAATACAATTGAGTGTAAGCATTTGACCACAGCGCCAACGAAGAACAACTATATCGACAACAAGAAGCTCTACGAAGCTATGGCCGTATGGATTGGAGATTGCCAGCGAGCGAAAGCTGCTGGCGATCCTCGTCCGATCATCCCAAACTACATTGCCGAATGTATCGTAGCCGTGAACAACAAGCTGATCCTCAAACGAGAGTTTTGCAGGTACCAGTTTGCAGAAGAAATGATAGCTGATGGGATACTGAACTGCTTGGAGTACTTACACAACTTCGATCCAGTTCGGTTCAAGAGTGCTTTCAACTACTTGACGACTATCGCCTACTTCGCGTTTGTCAGACGTATCCAACGAGAAAAACGCTACCTCTACACGAAGCTCAAGATTTCACAGAACATGCTCATCTACCATGAGGCTGTGTCAAGACAAGACAACGACAACGGGTCTGGTAACTCGATCACAGAATTGACAATCTACGCCAACGAATTCATATCCAAGTACGAAGAGCTTTCGAACAAGCGAGCAACCAAAAAATAGGCTTCATCATGTCCGATTTTAAGATCAAGGCGAACCTCATTATCCCTTCCCAGGTCGATGCATGGCTTGCTGAAGTCCGTAACCCCAAGAACACTCAGTTTCAGCGCGACCTCTATGAGGATCGGCTTCGGGCTCTTGGTGAGTACATCATCTCATGCCTGCCTCCGCGCCGGGAGCGCCGAACCTAGTCACCTAAATAGGTGACATGAAACGCGTTTGTGACATCCTACAGGAAGCCTGGACCCAAGTTCGGAAAGACTATAATCGCTCTAGTTCCGTCATAGACGGTCATGATGTCGATATTCATGTTCTTGATGGTGTTCAAGGTGGTGAGGTGTCCTTCCAAGTCGATGGGCAGATGAAACGCAAGTTCGTGAACATCTCCGACCGAACAAAGTATCTCATCATACGACATATTGAACGTGAGCTTGCAGACTACGTGGCCAAGTACCATCCTAAGAGGCTAATGTACAAGATTTCTGCTGACGACTATGACGAGAAATCAGCGAAGTCTCGTTGGTACAAGACATTAGCCAAAAAGGCTGGTGCACGACACACAGTTTATGACCATCGTCGATTTGTAGACTTCGACTAATAATGGGACATTATTATGGACGAGCCAGTCGCACTTATTGCCGATACTCATTTCGGCGTCCGCAACGACAGCCCCATCTTCCGTAAGGCGTTCAGCAAGTTCCTCGATACAGTCTTCTTTCCAACGATCAAGGAAAGAGGGGTCAGGACAATCATCCATTTAGGTGATCTCTTTGACAAACGACTGTCTCTAAACATCGAAACCTACAACCACTTCAGAACACATTTCCTGGAGAGACTGGTTGAGCTTGATCTGGAGCTTTTTGTTCTGGTCGGCAACCATGATAGCTACTTCGAGAACACGCTATCGGTCAATAGTGTGAATGAGGTCCTTGGCCAGCACTGGCATCAGAAGATCACCATCGTGGATCGACCGGGACACATCTACGTACCGCTGGTCAGCAACCCTGCCATCAAAAGACTGGTGTTGGCCCTGCCATGGCTATGCGAGGACAACATTGAGGAAGCCATGAAGGTCATCAAGACCAGTCAGGCGGACATCGTCGTCGGTCACCTGGAGATCGCAGGCACCCCGAATGGCGCGCGGCCCTACGAGAACGGATTCAAACCAAGCACCTTCAAGCGGTTCAAGAAGGTCATCAGTGGTCACATCCATCACCGATCCGAGCGCGGCAACATCACTTATCTCGGGGCTCCCTATGAGATGACCTGGGATGACTGCGGTTGCCCTCGTGGCTTCGGTCTGATGGACATCACGACCGGACAGATTGAATTCATCGACAATCCTCATCGTGTCCACCACGTGATCAACTACAGCAAGAACGCTGAGACGGATAGTCTGAACGTTGAAGGCGGGCTCGTAAGACTGATCGTCGAAGGTGATCACAGTCAAATGCAAGTTGCTGCCTTCGTAGAACGTCTTGAAAAGGGGTCTCTACCAGCTAAGGTTGAGATCGAAGATAGGAACATCATAATCCTTCCAGATGAACTGGAAGTAGAGCATGTAGAGGTTGAAACTGAAACCAGTGATACCTTGTCCATTGTCAATGCCTATGTTGACCAGATGGATGGTGCTCTCGACAAGAAGATGCTGAAAGTCATTTTGGAGGATGCCTACAAATATGCCATCGAAGCAGATTGAGTATGACGAACGTAGTTCCATTTAAGAACCGACACCTAGAACTCATCAAAGAGGCCCAAAAAGCTTTCGATGATGTGATGTATGGATCAAGTGACGGGGAACCTGACCCGAAGCTTGATCGATTTGTTCAGATCAACAATCGCGAGTACCATGCCCTACTCGCAATGAGGAGAGTAATCTTCTCCGGTAAGGACTGAAGATGCGGATTACATTCCATGACGTGACCTGGGAAAACTTGCTGAGTACCGGGGCGGCTCCCATTACATTCACGCTTGACCAGTACAAGACGACTCTTGTCGTCGGGGCCAACGGTGCGGGTAAGAGCACGATCCTCGAAGCCTTGACGTTCGGGCTCTTCGGGAAACCGTTCCGAGACATGCTCAAGGGTGAGCTTGTCAATGACATCAATGGCAAGGGGACCAAGGTCACCGTCAACCTCACGGTCAACGGCAAGCGGTACACGATCACGCGCGGCATCAAGCCGAACATCTTCACGATCGAGCAGGACGGCAAGCTCATCGACCAGAAGGCGGGGATCAAGAACCAGCAGGAGTGGTTCGAAACCTACGTGCTTCGGATCAATCAGAAGACATTCGCCCAGATGGCAATTCTGGGCAAGAACTTCGTTCCTTTCATGCGGCTTCCAGCCGCTGAGAGACGTGCTGTTGTCGAAGACATCTTGGATATTCAGGTCTTCGCTGGTATGGCTGAGTACGTCAAAGAGCAGTTAAGCTTCGTCAAAGACGACCTCACAGAAGCTCAGATGAAGCTCAGAACAATCGAAAGCAACCTGGAGATCAAGCGCCAACACGTAGCGAAGATCGAGCGCTATCGTGAAATGGAAACTTCGAAGTACGATGCCATTGCTGCACAGGTCAAAGACGCCAAGGCTAAGAAGTCTGAGATTGAAGGCCGTCTAAAGATCAACGAGCCCCTGGCACAGAGCCGGGATCGCATGACCAAGCAAATCGAAGGTCAAGAAAACCAGCGTCTTCTACTGAACCGTGAGCGAGAGTCTGTGCTGAAAGAGATGGATGCCGCTCGGAAGGCGAAAGTATGTTCGAAGTGTGGTCAGCCCGTTACCCCGAAGCACGTCAATGAAGTCGTCGCAGAGTTGAAGCAAAAGGCCGAAGACTTGGGTATCAAGGCTGAAGAAATCCTCAACGAGACAGCCAATCTCAAAATTAAGCTTGAACAGACTCCGGTTGTCGATCTGGGCGACGATAAGGCACGCCTCCAGGAAGCCATAATTGAAATCCGCATGCTAGAGGCACAGCTTAAGGAAGCCGCAGTACCAGCCTTCGACTACGAAGATGAGCAGAAGCAGGTTTCCGCGCTGCAAAAAGCGTTCGAGTCCAAGGCTAAGGAAATCGATCAGATTGAGAAGACCAGGAGCACACTGACAACTGCCTCCAAGCTACTGAAGGATGATGGTATCAAGGCGTACATCATCAAGAAGTACATTGGAACCATCAACAGTCGCATCAACAACTATCTGAAGAAGCTTGGACTCGCCGTAGGTTTCGTCATGGACGAGTTCTTCGAAACAACTATCAAAGCTCGGGGGTCAGCACGAAGCTACAATTCCTTCTCTGAAGGAGAGAAGATGCGTATCGATCTCGCTATTCTGTTCGCGTGGCGAGACATCGCAAACTCCAAGAACTCGATCTCTACGAACTTGCTGTTCCTGGACGAAGTCTTCGACGCATCTATGGATGATGCGGGTTGTGAAGCCTTCTCAGGACTGATCCGGGAGCTTGGAGAGACCACCAACGTTTGCGTGATCTCGCATCGTGGCGAGTCACTGTACGAGCAATTCCAGCGCGTGCTGGAGTTCCAGTTCAAATCGGCCTTCTCCAGGATGAGAAGCCTTACAAGGGAAGACTAACAAAATGGCAATGAAGTCTATCTTCAATACTGAGAAGCTGGAGGAGCTTGTCTCCAAGCTCTGTGAAGCTAAGATGGAAGCTAGTGATTACCCCATCATTAACATGGCTCTTTCAGTAGATACTCTGTTCAGGATCACGTCTCTCCGTATCAAGATTGCTGATGACGTGTGTTTCAACATGTATCTCGACATCTGTGTGGATGAACTCAAGTTTGTACGTATCGTCATGAACGAGATAGTATTCGAAACCTCAGACCCCCACATCATTGCTTACGCAAGTGAAGCATCGAAGTTCTACGAAACCTACGTTTTCAATTCTATTTCGGACCAAATCAGATATGTCAAGACTTCACAGCCTCAGCCCGTCCTTGATACAGACACGGTACGGGGTTATCCTTGCTGACCCGCCGTGGACCTTCCTCACAAGGTCGAACAAAGGAAAAGGTCGTAGTGCAGAAATGCACTACGACTGTATGACCATTGACGACATCAAACGACTACCAGTTGGGATGTTGGCCGATACGAATTGCGCTTTGTTCATGTGGATTACAGACCCTCTACTCAAGGTAGGGTTTGAGGTCTTGGAGGCTTGGGGTTTCCAGTACAAGACTGTAGGCTTCTACTGGACCAAGACCAACAGGAAGTCACCTGGATACTTCATGGGTCAAGGCTACTACACCCGTGCCAATTGCGAGCAATGTCTTCTGGCGACCCGTGGCACTCCGAAGCGAAAGAGCCGAGGCGTGCGCAAGCTCATCGTGTCCCCTCGCCGCGAGCATTCCCGAAAGCCAGATGAGACCCATGAGCGGATCGAAACTCTCTTCAGAGGACCCTACCTTGAACTGTTTGGTCGAGCGCTTCGACCAGGATGGGATACCTTCGGCAACGAGGCCGAAAAATTCGAGACTAAATACTTGACTGGAGAACATCATGATCAAGCTACGTGCTGACGAAAAAATCAACGAACCAATCTGTGAGGTCTACGTCGAAGGCGAACCCTTCAAGGGCCTCTACATGTGCGCCTCCAAGGCATCGGCCTACGGTGTGGCGATCGAAATCCTGCTGGAACAAGTGAAGGCTGATCCTGGCCAGCCGGTCACCATGTTCACTGCACTCCTCAAGGAGTTGCATGACATGTGCAACGCTATTCGCCAGAGCCCAATCCCGGAGAAAACAAATGAAGGCTGACAATATCCTCGATCCGGATGACGCTTCAACGCGCCTCCTTCACCTCTCATTCGACCTCCTGAAGGACTACGTCGAGAAGGACCTTGCCGAGAAGTATGCCAAGCTGCATCCTGAGACGACCAAGGGACCGCGTTGGTGGAACAAGCTTTGGTGGAGCAACCCAAGCTATGGATTGGCGCTCCTGGAGGCCAACAAGACCCTCAAGAAGGAGGATGGAAGTCCAGCCGACACTGCCGAGACTGCGAATACTATCATGGAATTGTACTCATGGTGGACCGAGGTACGGCCTAGTCGAAAGCATCCTTTCGATGAAGTGCTTTTCGTGGTCGGGACTCCCTCAATTCGCAACGGGATTGCTGACAAGCTCGAAAAGGACCTGAAAAGGAATTTCGTGGACGATCAGAAAATGCTCAAGAAGCTCATTGACATCAGGGCCGCATTATTCACGTAAGACACTTGCATGTTGCATCTCGATTGCAGTATGGTTCGGCGGTCAACAACCGAACTTTGGAGTCGAGCAGATGAGGATGACCAGGGGAGGCAAGCGCAAGCCTTCGAAGGAGTTCAAGCGGCCATGGGAAGGATACGACCGTGATTGCTTCAACGTTCTCCGGGCCTTGCGAGGGATGACGAACTCCCACATTGCCAAGAACTGTGATCTTTCCTACACGACCATTGCCCGTCTCCGAAACCTTCAGACCCTCAGACCCAGCCATCGGACCCTCGTTGAAGTGAGTCGGGTGGCTGGCCTGAAGTTCACGCTCATCCCCATGGAAACCTTCATTGCGAATGCAGTGGAGGTCTCTGATGAGGAGGCGAAGAAGTCCGAGGCTGAAGGTCTGGCTCGTCTCCGCGCCGCGAAGCGAGCCAAGGAGCGGAAGCAAGCTAAAGTATCGAAGGGTGCGAAGACTACGACTAAGTACAGCCCTTCACTTCGTTTGGTCGTCTGACCTCACACATCATTGTGAGTTGTAAGGGGGAGTGGTCATGCCGCTCCCCCTTCTCATGTCAGGAAGCACAAGAGCCACGACTACTTGAGGCTAAGATGTGTATTCTGAGACACAGGCAGCAATCTGTCTTTGACATATCCACAGGGGGTGTGTATTAACCACACCATCCCCCCGTGGCTGCGTTGTATAAGTAAGCCACGAATTCGATTCCAACCAAGGAGAGAGCCAGTGGCAAACGAGCGCCAATACCCCCCACCGCTTAGCAGTCCGTCTCCGTCAGGCGAACCCAATACCAATTTCCAGAGTGAGGTCCAGAACCTTCTCCGCGCCGCTGACCAGAAGTCGGACTTCAAGCAACAGGAACAGCCGAACCAGCAGCAACAGAGCCATCAGCAGCAGAAGAACGGTAATGCAGGAGGTGTCCATGAGGATACTTTCCTGAACATCCCTGGTTGGCTGTCATACGGAGACAAGCTCGCAGTCATCGGCCACCTGTACAAGGCGTACGAGGCCATCGAATACCACAAGAACTTGGCGATGGCCCGCAACTATGTCATCGCAGCACTTGATGAACTCAGGGCGCTGAAAAGACCAAGTTGATTCTCTACTACGATCACCTATCTGAGCCATATTCAGGAGTAGAATATGGCTCAGCTTCCCCAAGAGATCAATTGGAGCGACGTTCGTCGTCGCTCTCTTTTTATTGCCACGCCGATGTATGGCGGGCTTAATTACAGTGGCTTCAATGCATCAGTGATGAAGCTCCAAGAGCTTTGTCTTCGTAACGGCATCGCATTTCGGATGCATTCGCTCTCAAACGAGAGCCTGATCCAGCGAGCACGAAGCTACGTCGCGGACGAGTTTCTTCGTTCCGGCATGACTCATCTCATGTTCATCGACGCTGATATTGAGTTCAATCCTCAGGATGTGCTCCTGATGCTTGCCATCTCGGCGTACGACTCGACCTACGACATCGTGTGCGCTCCCTATCCGAAAAAGAACATCGCCTGGGAGAAGGTCCTGAAGGCCGCGAAGAGCGGTGCCTACGACAACGCTCCGGAGAAGCTGGAAGAGGTCACGGGAGACTTCGTCTTCAATCTCAGGCCGAACCCCGATGGAAGCCACGAGCACACGTTCCGTCTCAATGAACCTCAGATGGTGTCTGAGGCGGGAACTGGCATGATGATGATCCAGCGCAAGGCGCTAGAAATCTGGGCCGATACTTACCCAGAACTCTACTATAGGCCAGATCACAAGCGACAGAAGATGTATGACGGGCATCGAAAGATCATGGAGTTCTTCGCATGTCCTGTCGATCGAGGCACGACGGAAGTCGAGCTTTGGCGACTTCTCAAGAAAGCTGCTTCTGGTAAATCGATCCAGAAGGAAGCTCAGGAAGCACTTTTGAAACTGAAGACGGCGTCCCTACGTCTCTGGTCAGAAGACTACGCGTTTTGTCAGTATGCAACCCGCGCGGGTCTGTCCGTGTGGATGTGCCCATGGGTCAAGACCAAGCATTACGGAACCTATGCATTTACAGGTTCTCTTGCTGAAGTTCTTCGTTCTGGCGCATCACCAACTGTTGGAGCAGATTTCAATGCAAAAAAGTGAGTTCAACTGGAAGTATTCAGAAGGAAAGTCACTCGCTGAACTCGAAGCCTATATCAAGAGCACCTACAAGCAACATTACGCTGAAGGCGGTCAGGTCCAGACCTTGGACCTCCTGGACACTCTTGATCTCGCAGAGGCAACCTGCCAGACCAGTATTCTCAGGTACGCATCTCGATTCGGTCGCAAGGATGGTCGCAACCGAAAGGACCTCCTGAAAATTCTTCACTATGCGATCCTCTGGTTGCACTTCATGGACAAAAACCAAATCTCCCCAGGTGTCTCTATTACGGAGAAAGACTAGGTGATGACACCCATTACAAAGAGGACGATCAGTATCCTCAAGAACTTCGCCAAGATTCACAACTCATTGCTCGTGGAACCGGGCAACGTTATTCGGATCATGGACGATATTGACGATGCGATCTTTGCTCGCGCGGAGCTTGACTGTAAGTTCCCGTGTGAGTTCGCCATCGGAGACCTGAGTGACTTCCTTCGGGTGTTGTCACTCTTCTCCGAGCCTCAGATTGAATGCAAGCCGGAATACCTCATCGTCTCCGAAGGACATGATGACAAGGGAAAGAAAAAGGTCATCACTCACTCAAGTAAGTCCAAGTTCTTGTGTGATGAGAAGAGTGCCATCGTTTTTCCTCAAGAAGATCGTCTCGACATGCCGTCGATCGACTTCCAATTCAAGATGACAACCGAAGACTTTGAAGCTCTCTTTAAGGCGTGCCTCAGCCTTCGCCTCGACGTTCTTGAATTCGAGTCGGTTGATGGCAAGATGAACGTCACGGCAGTTGCCAACAAGGCGGTCTCTCGTCATGCCTATACGAGAACCGTAGGAGAAAGCGCAAAGCGCTTCAAGGGAAGGGTATTCAAGAACAACTTCCATATCATGCCCGGTAACTACATCGTTGAGCTTTCCGCCGAAGGCATTGCACACTTTCTCGGTTCCGGCCTTGAGTATTGGCTGGCCATGGACATCACGAAGGGCTGACGATGAAATTGAATGTGAATGAAGTTCTTTGGACCGAAAAGTATCGACCTCAGACAATCAACGACTGTCTTGTCCCGGATGACATCCAGGGCCAGTTGAAGGAGCTTGCGGAGTCGAAGAGCTTCCCGATGCTTATTTTTGCTGGGTCCCCTGGTACCGGCAAGACCTCAAGCGCGCTCGCGCTCCTGAACGACATGGGAGCCAACTACATCAAGATCAACGGCTCGACCGACAACAGCATCAACACCCTTCGTACGGACATCGAACAGTACGTGACCGTGGCGGGCCTCAAGAAGGGCCGTCGCTTCGTCCTGATTGATGAGGCCGAGCGCCTGTCCCGCGATATGCAGGAGGGCCTGAGGATGTTCACAGAGCAGCACAGCAAGCGCGCTGGCTTCATCTTCACGGTCAACCACTCCAATCGTATCATTGATGCCCTGCACTCTCGATCGACGACGATCAACTTCTCATACACCCCGGAGGACATCATTGAGCTTGGGCCTCGGATCGAGACCCGGCTGTCTCAAATTCTGGTGGACAATGGCGTCACGATCGACAAGGCGGAGAAGGCGATCATCCGGAAGCTCATTGCCCAGCGCTTCCCTGATATTCGCAAGATGATCAACCTCCTTCAGGTCAGCGTCAAGAACAAGAAGCTCACTCAGGCCGTTCTGGCTCAGGAAGGTCTGGCTGAAATCGAAGAGGTCGTCGGGTATATCAAGAAGAGGAACTTCAATGAGATCAGACGCTGGTGCGCCCTGAACGTCAATCGTCTTGACTTCGAGGCTTTCGTCAAGACGTTCTATAACGAGCTTGAGCGTCTTGTTGAGGACGATTCTATTGCCCAGATCATCGTCTACCTCAATGAATTTCAGCGGGACTATAGGCACGTTCTCAGTCCTGAGGTCCATCTTGCCGCGATGATGGTTATGCTCATGAGAGATGTGAGGTTCAAATGATCTACTTTACCCCTGAAGGTGACGAACTACGATATGGTCTAAATTTCTATCCTCTAAACGACAAAGCCAGTATCGGTGTGAGAATAAGGTACCATCGACGCCGGGCTTTGTTTATTCGGTATAGCAAGCGCAAGTTGAAGTGGTACGTTCAACATATCGTCGTGCCATTGTCCCTATAAAATGTAGACAGGAGAAATCAGGATGACAGTCATTATCAACTTGTTTGGTGGTCCTGGTAGCGGCAAGAGCACGACCGCCACGGGCGTCTTCTCCCGCCTCAAGCAACGGGACGTGTCCTGTGAGCTTGTGACCGAATACGCCAAGGATGCTGTGTGGAATGGCGCTGAAGCTATGCTTCAGAACCAGCTTCACGTCTTCGCCCAGCAGTTCCATCGCCAGTGGCGGCTCCTCAACAAGGTGGACTTCGTCGTCACCGACAGTCCAATCCTCCTGAGTGCGATCTACTTGATCTGGGGCAATGAACAGAACCCAACGAAGTTCTTCTCCCCGGATTACATAGATCGGATGGAAGCTTTCATGCGCGATACCTTCCGTCAGTTCGACAACATGAACTTCTATATCAATCGGACGAAGAAGTACCAGAAGATTGGGCGGCTCCAAACCGAGAACGAGGCCAGGGGAATTGATGACCTCACCCTGAACTACCTACATAACTACAATTACCCCTTTGTGGAGACCGATTCACATCGGGCCATTCCATTCATCATCAGTCGTCTTGAATCGCTCCATCCGGATAAGGTGCCGAAGGACTATGTCGAATCCGTTTGATTTCCTGGACTCAGTTCTATCTTCCGGCAAGGACATCTGGTCCGACACCAGGAACGATTACAACAAGTATCTCTTAGTCCGAGGGTGCTCACTACACCTCGACTCAATTCTGGCTGCGTACAACGCCAACTTGCTCAACAGCGTCCCTGACATGCTCCATTACAAGTATCTTCTAAATACTTGTGTGAAGATGCCACGGCGGCTTGCCAAGTGGCCCAAGGCTGACGAGGATCACGATCTCGAACTGATCCAACTCTACTACGGGTTTAACAAGCAAAAGGCCACTGAGGCGCTACAAATCCTCACGAAAAAAGACATAGAGCGCATCAGAACACGTTATGAACGGCAAGTCCGTAGACCTAATCGAAGTGAAATTGAAGACTCCAGACAGCTTCAAGATAATAATGGAGACACTGACTAGGATTGGCACAGTAAGCCACAAGGACAACTCTCTACGTCAGATTTGTTTCATTCTCCACAAGCGTCGTCGATACTACATAGTTCATTTCAAGCAGCTTCAATATCTCGACGGGATGGATGTCGAGATGTCTCAAGATGAGATTGACCAACTAAACTACGTCGCCCTGGTCTTGCATACTTGGAACCTAATTGAACCCGTCAAGCCGATACCTATCTACTCTGGTACCAGTCAACCGAACATCAAAATCATTCGTTTCGATGAGAAGGCTAACTGGATATTGCGTCCCCTATACAATATTGGCAAAGGAAACTACAATGGCCAAGTTCAATCACGTTGATACTACGACCTGCACCAACTTCATGCTGGAACTGGAAACCATCACTCAGTCTGTCCAGACCAGCATCTGGTCTGGTACTCAGGCCGATATCACCAAGTCTCTGAAGTCTCTGATGGCCGTTGCTGGCGAGATCGCCCGCAAGCATCATATTCCGATGAGGGACTTGCAGCCGTGATAAGAAGAAACGTACTTGGACTGATCCTGGGTGTGGCACTGGCCACACCCTTTTTTTGCCTCCAGGCCAATGGGTACTTCGCTGGCTCGGAGACGCCAACGATCGAAAGCATCGTTGGCCTGATCAAGAGCCGATCAGGCGACTATCGAAATGAAGAGGTTCTGAAGGACCTGGAGAAGAAGGTCGTCTCCATCTTCGAGGCCAAGATGTCAGCCAAGGAGATCACGTGGTTCAAAGTGAAGATTAACAATGAGGATGTCCTTCAAAAGAAGGACATGGACCTCGTCGTGAAGACTTGGTATAGGTCTAGAGCCTACTGGTTCGAATACAATGAGTTTACCCTGAAGTCCCCCCTTCTTGTCAGAAACACCGTAGTATTCGACTACTTCACCTTGAACACCTTTTCAGAAAAAACGTCGATCTATTGAAAAAGTGCTTGACAACTGAAAGTATTCGTAGTATAGTACTCCCATGATCAGCGTAGTGCTGGTCATAACGAAGGGAGAACTGACACATGGCCAAGATCAAAGTCGAGATCAAGAACGCCAAGACCGGTGAGAGCGAGAGCATCGAGATCACCGGCCACAGCCCCGACACCATGCTCGCGGAGTTCCAGGCCCTGCATTCCAGCCTCCAGGCGCGCTACAAGAAGCGCCGTCTGACGATCGAGGCGACGCGGGACCGGGGCCGCCCGGTGTCCTGGCTGACGGACGATCTGCTCGGCAAGATGAAGGCTGAGGTCAACTGACCTTCGGGGGACCCCGGCAGAGATGCCGGGGTTTCCTGTTTCAACCCCAAGAGGAGAACGAAGAATGAAGATCGTGAAGGACAAGCGTGCCGAAGAGATCATGGTTCAGTGCCACGGCAAGACCATCAAGGACACCGACGTGGCGAGCAACTGGATCAAGATCACCTTCGATGATGGCTCGATCCTGGAGCTTGAGACGGAGGTCTTCTACGGCATCTCTTGCATCACTCCGTTGCTCAAGAAAGGTTGAGACGAAATGAAAAGGCCCCGGTGATGAACCGGGGCCTTTTCTGCGTCTGGTGGCAACGGCTGGACTCGAACCACAGGTATTGGGCTCAGCGCTGAAACCCTCTACCCCCATCTCCCCCTTCATAGGGCGCTCTACCCTTGAGCTACGTCGCCTTTAAATTCCTCCTTCAAGAGAGGATGATCAGGATCAATCTCGTGGAGTGCCGTGGCGAACTTGGACACGAGCATAACCAGTTCGGTGATTCTCTTGACTGCATCATACGCATCCGCTCGTGTGAGATCAACGTAATAGCTGTCGTCCCCTGGATGATCGTGCTCACTGTCGGCAATGGCCTCCAGGAGCCGCCGCATGATAGTTTTGTCTGCCATCGCTGGTCACTCAGAAACTGTAGTATTCTCGATCCGATTTAGGGACGATGAGCTTACTGTCTCCTGGAACTGCTCCATCCACAATCGTCGTATAGCTATCCTGTTGAAACTCTTCAAGCAAATACGCCTTCATTTCAGTACAACGCGTGCAGAAAAACACATGAGCATAGTAGCGCCGACGAGCACCACCACCAGGAAGCGGGCGACTACCATTTGCATACTGTAGACCCATGTATTGATATCTATGCTCGCACATCTGCCTCTCCCTGATACAATAGCGGCCCCTAGGGAACTATCCTGTCCCTAGGGGCCTTTCCTATTTGTCATCGGATTACAAGTCCGTTGCACTTGCGTGCATGACAGGCTTGGATCGCGGCCCTAGAAGCCCCACGCGTTGATTTTGAAGATACTCGGCTGCTCTACCACTGAGCTACCCCGCCATCAGAGAGGCACCAAGGTCGGTGGGGTGTCCAGTGAAGTTCGACGAAACTTCACCTACCCATCCTCCGTTTGTGAGCGCTCTTAGAGCCCTCTCACGTCTCCTTGTCAGGGAGAAATCCCTTGTCTTACCTCAGTGCCTCTGTGGAGGCGGGGATTGGATTCGAACCAACCACACTCCGAGTTGAATTACGTGGCTATCTAACCTCCGCGTCTTTGCTGTTCAGTTTGTAGGGTCATCAAGTTGAAGTTGAGTTTTGGTAACGGCAGGAGTGCTCCTGCTTGGCATACCGATAAAGTTGAAGTTGAAGTTGTCCCTACGGGAACTCAGAAACCGCCATGCAGATAGTCGAAGATGGCCTTGCCAACCTTGATCTCGACAATGGGAGCCCCATTGGCGCGCTGACGAGCCCTCTTAACCGCTTCTGCGAGGCGGTCTATCCGTGCAAGCAATACGCTCTTGTCGGCTGACGAAAGCATACCACTGGTCTTGTTCGTCTCGATACGAGCAACCGGCTTATCCTCACTCCACTTCTCGATCTGAGCCGGGTGCTTGTCGGTTGCATCGACAAGCACTTTGTGCATCAGCTTCTTCTCAGTCCGGAACGTCACCGCCGCCGTCTGAGACTTGTAGACGCCCTTCGCAGAGTTCGGGTCTTCCACCCAGGACACGCTGGGATCGAGCGTCGGGATGGAGTCGTACACCTGCCGAAGCTCCTTGAGCTTCGTTTCGAGTGTCAGAAGATGCGTGACAGGAACGTCGGCAATCAAGACATTGCCGTCGATGACGACATCAGCCTTGGCGGTCTGATTCGTGGCCTCCTTCTGTGCGATGATGTCCAGGTACCGCGCGCCATGGCCAGCCACGTACTCCAGCTTTTCGCGGACAGTGGTCACCATCGGCTTCGAGTCCTGAGTGTTCTCACCCGCCCGCGCCTCGTCAAAGAAGGTGATCGCCTTGACCTGACCCCAGAAGTGATCCTGCTTCTTCGAGAATGTCGTAGAAGCTTCCTCGATCACCTTCCCGTAGACCTTGGCGGCATCGCCTTCCACGGCCAGAAGCTCATGAAGCTTCGGTGTTTTCTTCTCAGCCATGTCTAGTTCCCTTCATCATATACTAAACCGATTACTCTTGCTTCTGTTTTCAGAAGCGACCATCGGTTGTAAGTTCTCCGCGATGTGTAGTCCCCACACTAACTTCCCTCTTAATGGAATAATATGGTCTACATCATGCAGAATTCCTGTCTGCTCTGTCAACCTAGCGGCAACTATATAGACCTCCTTAATAGCAGACAAATCAGCCCATACCGGAGTTGCGCGCTTGATGTGAAGCTTTCTTGCCGTAGCCGCTGCTCTATAAGTCGCTTTGTTGCGCCTGTAATGAGCTTTCCGCTGATCCCTCTTTTTCGCAGCAACAAATTCTCGATTACGCTCTTCCCATGCTTTCCTATAACGTTTGCGTCGTGATGGGTCTTTCGCGTAACATTTAGATTGGTGTATTTTACTGCATTCTACACACGCGCCGTTTCTTACCAATCGTTCTGTTGTGTGTCCATAACGACAAGGTTTGCCCGTGTAGTAACGGGTCAAACCTGTCGCTTTGGCCATAGCCCTCGCTTGCATAAGGAAGTGATACCCTACCCACTTCTCCGCGTCAACCCTCGAACTACCAATAATAGATGCGAGGGCGATTGTGTAGCGGAAAAACCACATCCTCAACATCGACGCTGTCGTTCTTCACCTTCTGAATCAGAGCACGAGTCTTAGCGCGGCGCGGCACGGTGTGATAATCGTGACGCCACCACCAGGGCTCGTTATCCAGCCAGTGAAAATAGTCGTTGATGTCCTTGCGACGATGCGGGTGCTTGCGGCACCACTCTTCGGCACGATCCCCATCCTTGTCACGCGGATAGAGGACGGCGTAGTGCTTCTTCCACCAGATTTCAGGGAGCCAAGCCCTCTTCTGACCCTTGCGGGTCCGGCGATAGGTACGAGACATGAGACCTCCTAGGTTGAGTACCTAGAAGGTGTCGTACTCCAAGTAGAAAGATGCGCATGTCATGGCCTCTATTTATCCTGCTCTAGCAGTTCTATCTTCTTTCGTAGGAGAACGTCAAAGGTGTCGATGAGGGAAGTCAGCATGTTGATGTCTTTGGTTATTTCGTCTACGATCTCCTGATGCTTTCTATGCTCGACGGCAAGTGCATCTTCCTTTTGACCACGTTCATGGTATAGCTCTTCGAGACGTATCCTCACCGCCTCTAGGGTAACCAACGATAGATCGAAATCTGTCTGATAGACCGTATTAGCCACATCACACCTTTTCAGTGGAACCAGAGCCAGACCCCATGTAGTGCACCGAACGGAGCAAGTAATACTCCAAGAACAGCCAGAATGTAGTGACCCACTGGATGGGACGCTTCACTCATGAGAAGAGTTAGTGTCCACCAAAGGTGGGTGAGCCAAGCTGCAACGATTCCAATGAAGAAACCGAGACAGCCTAAGCCAACAAAAAGATCAGTAGTGTCTCCTGATGAAGAGTTGTAGTGACGCCGGTATCGATAATTGATATTCATGTGGTTCTCCCTTTGGTAGCACCTGCGGGGATCGAACCCGCCTTTCCAAAGTGAAAATTTGGTGTCCTGACCAACTAGACGAAGGTGCCGTGTTGATTGCTAGGTAGGCGATTCAGTACTCAACGTCAAACGCAAAAAGGCCCTGGATCATCTCCAGGGCCTTTTCCACAAAAGCAAAGGCCCCGGTTCATCACCGGGGCCTTCACTCAAAGCTTGTGTCACCGTCGCAGCATCGCGCGGATGACCGTCTCGTCCTCCCTCTTCAGGATGACGCAGCCGCTGTACTGCCCAGCGGCGCTCAGGACGGGCATGCCGACGTGATTGCACGTCGCCAGCGAGATCAGCGGAGGTGGCTCACTCCGAAAAATGATATGGTTCATCATGTTGGTGACGACCACCGCCATGAAGCAACCCACAACCCACACTCGAAGCTGATAACCATCGGACCAGTCAGCCCGAAGGTCGTTGGCGAGGTCCTTGACGAGCATCCTCGCCAAGTCTCGGCTCTTAACGAGCATTTGACACTCCCTTTCTTTTGCAGTAACAAATACATCCTACCATACTACTATGGCGTTGTCAAGTAAAAAGTAGAAAAGGCCCCGGTTCATCACCGGGGCCTTCTCAGTTAGTGGTTGTGGTGATCAAACCAATCCAGGGGATCGGCATGATGGAGCGCCACCTTCACCTCCTCGCGCTCCTTCCGCCAGCGCCGAAGCACGTGGCGGAACCAAACACGGTGAGTGATGTAAGCGACACCCGCGCCGCCACCGATGTAGATGGCGATCAAGGTATGCTCCACGACGTGATGCATACCGGACGCCATTGCCACAGACACGATGATCGGGCGAAGAAGCTCGATCACCAGGGTATTGCCGGTGGAAGTACCGAGGTCACGAGTGACCTCCTTCCAACGACTACCCTTGCCATCCTCATTCTCAATCGGATGATCGTGCACCACACGCTGGACAACGATGGTCCGGTTGGCGTGCAGTCGGGGCGTGTGCTGATGTTCCATTGGGTTCATCTCCTTTCTTCAAACATCACACTAACACCTACACAATACCATGCACTGACAGTATTGTCAAGTACTTTCTGTATGCATTTCTGTTAAAGCACATGCACTATTGCATGTCAACAGAAAAAGGCCCCGGACGAACCGGGGCCTTTCTCGTTCACGTCTCAATCACTCGGCGGCTCCAAGACTGAAGCCCATGGCGACGAGGCCGAGGCCCATCATCAAGTGGTCTGTGCGGACGCCCAGGTAGTGGGCGATGACGCCTCCTGAGATCAGGACAGCCGCGCCGATCAGTGCCTTGTGAAGAAAACGCATAGTTCATACTCCCTTGTTGGTTGATGAACACAAGTACAATAACACAGAATACTGAGAAAGTCAAGCAAAAAAGAAAAGGCCCCAGTAAACTGGGGCCTTTCCTCCGTCAGAGACTGCGATCATGCAACTTCTTGCACAGGGCATCGATGTTGGTGATCGTCGTCCTCTTGGGCGACGTGGCGGGCACGGCGCTCCAAGTCTGACTCGTCAGTCGCTCGATCCAGTAGATGCGGGACTTCAGGTCCTCCAAGCTCATCTTGGGGGACACGCTGTCCCCGTCCTCGGTGGTGCCGAGAAGGAGGCCCTTGCCAGCGATGGGCTGGCCGTAGCCCTTGATGCCGATGAACTGGTAGACCGGGCCTTTCAGAAGGCCCTCGTCATCGACGAACAGCGTGTCCTCGTTCTCATCGATCTGCACCGTCGTGAAACAGGTGTAGTCGCAGAGCTTGTAGATTTCCTTGTAGTCCCCATTGTACTCGACCTCTTTGATGGTGCGAGTGTTCGGATCGACCAAGTAAGCCTTCATGGTGAAGTTCTCCCTTGTTTGGACTAACGAAGGCATAATACCACTAATTACTGGAAAAGTCAAGTAGAATCAGAAAAGGCCCCGGACGAACCGGGGCCTTTTCCTTAGACCAGCGCCTTCCGAAGCTTCACGATATCCGGCGCGATCTCACGAAGGAATTCCTCTTGAGCATGATGCTGGAAGCGATAGTGAAACGCTTCCCGCTCGTGTCTCAGAGCTTCCTCCAAGGACATACCGTCCCAGAGCTTAGCGATCACGGAGAACGTCGAAGTTCTTCCACGACCGTGCTCACAGTGGAACAGCGTCGGAGTATCGATCTGCAACAGATCGATGAATTGTCTGACCTGTTTGTTCGAAGGCGTCTTATGGTCATCAACTGGGATGCGAATGGCCTTGATGCCGTGCTCGGGTGCCAACTTGGAGTCGTGAACCGACTCCGACCGCAACGATATGATGCGCTTCAAAGCAAGCGTGCCGTGAAGCCACTCATATTCGTACCCGTATTCGGGCTGGGCCGATCGATACAGACCGGGACGGAGGATTCCGAAGTTGCGGATCGGAATCAAACCGAGGTTGCCAGTCATTTCGTGTCTCCCTTGTTGTTGATTTGAGTACTATACTAGATTTTCAAGTAAATGTCAAGTAAAAACAGAAAAGGCCCCCTTTCGGGGGCCTTTCCTTACTCTTGAAGCCAGTGGAAGCTCTTGCGCTCTTCTTCCGGAGGAAGAAAGTAGTCCGCCCAAGGGCGTCCCTCGATCACCAATCCTGGTTGAACGATTGGAGCATCATCACCTAGCTCGTCCCCGAACGCCCACTTCGTGAGCCCTCGGTACTTCCTTCCCACCAGCTTGTAGTTGATCAGTGAGATGGAAGGGTCCATCGATTGCCAGGAGAACTGTTGAGCTTCCCTAGGATCGAAGTACAACGCGCGGGTGATCGCCCCGGGAGGGATCGTGCCGATGAAAGCACAATTTCCCATGGCTTGGATGCTTTTCTCGTATTCACCAGCCCAGTTATGAAGATGCTTGCGGTAGTGCTTGGTCCGCTTCTCCATCGACCAGTCACTGGGGAGGCCATCAAGACCTCGAAACCCTTGCTCAAGGACATCCTCATCAGGGACGAGGCTGCCGACGAACAGATGGTCGGTGTCGATTTCCAGCAGAGCCGGAGTCCTGTCGTCCGCACACATTGCGAAGTACGGAGCATAGCAATTGGTGAGGTACACGGCATCCGATCGGCTCATCACCGTTCGGCCCCAGTTGCCTTTCCTTTTGCCTCTAGGCACGAGGCCCACGACAAGCGCATTCTCTGCGGCTTCTAAAGACGTGCCATGGTACAACTTCATGCATCTCTCCCTTGTTACCATGTTGAAGACAGTATACACCAACAGGTTTTTAGTGTCAAGCCTAAATACTGATGTGAAAACAGTCAGACAGATACTAGCAGAAGCGCCCATTGGCATTAGGTCGATCAATCCTATGGGCTCTTTTTCTGCGCATACATCTCCCGCGCGTGCCATCAGGCACAGTCTTGGGCTCAAAATGCCAAAAGGATATGGATGGCTCATGAACCCGCGCCGGTCGATATACAACAAAATCTATCGAAGACTGACCATCGATACGAAGAAAGCGCTCATGGATGCGCTCAATAGCAAGAAAACGAGAGTGAAATGAAGAAGATCAAGCAGATTGAAGAAGAAGCCTACCGTATCGAGGAAGGTCGTCTTGCCCAGCTTGCAGGAGGTGCTGTCCTGGCTGGTGCGATGGTGTCTCATGGTGGCGCTGCCAAGGCTTCGAGTGGCTACCAGGACGTGATGAACGATCGCGGTCAAGCTGCCAGCACCTTGGACTCGGCTCAGAAGATGGGGTCGATGACAGGTGACGCGAAGCGTCAGGCCCTAGAGTTCGACCGGAAGTATAACTACGGTAAGCCAGCCAACAAGCGGCGTCCAAACCCCTTCGTGAAATGATCCCGTACGGGAACGTTTCACGTGAAACCCCCTCAGTTAGGCTGAAATGATCCCGTACGGGAACGAGAAAAGGCCCCCATCTCTGGGGGCCTTTTCCTTACTTCTTACGTCGGGGTGGATCGTCTACACGCTTCAATTCAAAGGCCAGCGTTCCGGGTCCAGGTTTCGGCTCACGCGTTAACGAGACTCGGCACGACGCATCCATCCTCGACCATCGACGACGGTCTTCCTCACTCGGCGTACGGAATATCCCACGCGGGTTAAGACGACGCATCCGTCTTCGTGTCTGGTACGCGACTAAATGCCAGTTTATGGGCATCTTACGTCTCCCTTGTTCAAGAAAAGGCCCGGCATCTCTGCCGGGCCTTTCCGTTCTTCTAGACGAACTCCAGGATGACGCTGCCGTCACCGCCGTAGACCGTCACATTGCCATGGTCGTTCACGAACACTGCATCCTCACCGAGGGCCTTCGCTCCATCGCTGTCTTCCACGCGGGGAAGCTCGTTGATGGCGTCCATGATCGGCCAGTAACCGAAATCCGAGCCATCACCCTCGTTGCTACCGAAGTAGCAGTAGGGCGGAGCGAAGTACTGAAGCGCGTCTAGAAGGTCCTCGATCACCGCCGATTTAGCATCGGGATCGGAGACACCAATCTCACGAAACGACATAGCCGTCGCGAGCGTAGCCATAACGGTGCTCATGCCGGGGTCGTCAGAGTCCTTGTTGCGTCCGATCTGGTATTCGAGTTCCGTGATAAACGCGTCGATGAGATCATCAGGAACCAACGTTCCATGGCTGATCGAGCCGATACTTGCGTTTTTCATCTCGTATCTGTCTCCCTTGTTAGAAGAACAAGGTAAGTGTACACGAATAGTCTGTAAAAGTCAAGTAGAAACATGCTTCCACGCATGTCCATTGACGATTCTACTTACATATCCTTGATGTAGTTCAAACATCATGGCGATCTTGCGTTGAGACATCCCATCAGCATAGAGCCTTCGTATTTCGATTATGTTGTCCTTCGTAAGCCTAGCATGACCATGGTCTTCCCCTTGACAGGGATTTTGCTCACCAAGTCGAGTGCGATCAGCAGCATTTTCTGCGCTCGTTCCCCACATAAGATTGTCAGGTCGGTTGTCCTTTTTATTACCGTTCCAATGTCGAACCTCATGTTTCGGCGTCGGTGGAGGTCCATTGAATGCTTCACATACTAGCCTATGAACAGTTATCTTTCGAGATTTATTGTTGTTTGAAAGATGCACACAGAGGTAACCCCATACAGTAATCATCTGCTTTAGTATCCGACCAGTCTTTGTATTGCGTACCAGACCAGTATTCGACACATCATACCCCGTCCAATGCGACACGGATCGCCACTCTTCAGTCATTTAAAGCTCCAAAACAAAGAAGGGGCTGCCCCTTTCAGGGCAGCCCCTTCGATGTAATCAGACTACGCAACCTTATCAAGCATGGCTCTCGCCTGCAATTCAAGGTCAACTCGCTCGTCGTTGTTCGGAATATTGCGAGCGACCGCTGTCACGGCCTGCGCAATGTCCCAGATGCTCCGCGCGGGAGCACCCTCCTCCTTCTCGTGCGTCTCCAGGATGCGCTCGGCCTGTGTCTTCGAGAACTTGCGGTTCCGAAGGAAGTCCATCGCATCATCGTCGTTCTTCGCAACGACGGCCTCCTTCGCCTTCTGCACGCCCGCGAGAAGCGTGTTGGTAGAACCTTCGGCGTAGGAAAGCAGGGCTGGCTCGGCCTCCAGCGCGAAGCGCGCCGGAGCACCACTCGTGTGACGAATGGTGATCTCCTCGAAGTGCTCGACACCCCACATGATGCGGTTGCAACACGTGGCACGAAGATAGAACGCGGCGAGCTTCAGAGTAGACTTCCCAACTTCCGAGTTCTGCACGTAGAACCCCCGATAGATGATGTCCGGCTCGCCGTTGGGCAGCTTGCCGATCACGATCGGGTTGCGATCATCGACCAGGAAGATGAAGAGGTCGCGATCAGAGGCGAACAGCGTCGTAGTGTCCATGGTGATGGGCGTGTTAGGGTCGTAGACCCGTGTCGTCCAATCGAGCGTGCCCGGCACCTTCCACCGGGACTCGCCACGACCAGAGCCAGCGATCTTGATCACCGACTCCGTCACCTCGAAGTCCGGAACGCGGCCATACTTCGGACCCGTGAGAGCCCTCAGAGTGACCTCGCCGTTCTTCCTCACGTAGGCTTTGACCTCATCGCCACGGTTGTGCCGCAGCGACCAATTGAGGTTGTCGGCCACGAGAGGACCAGGAAGCGACCGCAGGTAACGCAATGCGTCACCCGCTCCGGCCAATTGACCGGCCTGACGGAAGCCCCAGTTCGTCATGTCCACGTTCGGATATTCGTCACCGATGTCCACCCTGAGGATGTCCATATCGGCCTTGGAATTCAACTCGACCCCGTGGAACTGAAGCTCCTTGGGACCGATGTTGAGCGACCTCGACTCCTTGAACTCCGTTTCCTTGAAGTCACGGAGATCGTGGAGCGACACGAACCGCTCGTCGGCAGGGCGGCGAAGCCACTGCGTTGAAAGTTCGTAGCGGTTCTGGCCCTGGCTGAAGGCTTGTGAGCCGACCTTCCAGGACCCATCCGAATTGATCGGAGAAGATGAAGCGGGGATGATACCGTTGGTCATGTGTAGTAACTCCCTTGGTTAGCCAAGGGGCAGGATGCCCTCTTGACTGTAGTCAATATAGCACTACAGGAGCCGCTTGTCAAGATAACTTTTGCAAAAATTAGATGGACGAACCAGGAACGCAAAAAGGCCCCCATTACTGGGGGCCTTTCCGAGGGATCAGTACTTGAACCGGTTGCCGTCCTTCGTGAACGTGTATTCATTGATGCGGATTGTCTCCGCCACGTTCTCGTCCGAGTTGAGATCGTCCCACTGAGCTTCAAGCTGGCGATACATCCACCGCATGAAGTTGCGGAGAGCCAACCTGACATCCTCAGATGCTTCCGAGTTGTTGATCTCGTAGCCGGATTCGGCGTCAGTGATGCTGATATCGACCGTGTTCTCGTGGTTGTACCGCGTATCAATATGCCGTACCCACGCAATCACCCTGTGCCTATCAAGAGACACAGCAATGTCACGCAGCCTCTCGTCCTCAGGCGCGAAGTCCTTGATCGCATTCTCGAAAGAAGCGTAAGGCGTGCCATCGTCCTTGAGTGGCTTATTGGACCAGTCAAACCCCCCCTCAAAACAGGAGCCATCACCCTGGCTTGAAAAACCAGTGAAGTAAATGGCGACCCCATTCTGAGGAGTTTTCTTGAACTCGATACCGAGGCGCTTGGCGACTTCGATGAAGTCGTCAAACTCCCACCAGTCATACTGGAAAGCCCCTTCGCGATACCAATTTCTGGCACGCTCTTGAGCCTTCTTGTCCAGTTCATCGTACTGGTAGACCAGTATTTCTACGGTCTTAGGCATGTCAATCACTCCCTTGTTGTTGACATCGAAGTATCATATCAGAGGATAGGACAGTAGTCAACAGAAAAGGCCCGGTAGCGATACCGGGCCTTTCCTTAGGGTCTACTTTTCTTTGTACTTCGCGATGAACTGCTTGGGCGAACCCGTAAAGATTCGATCCGTATAGTTGTAGGCTTCGATCTTCGGTTTCTTGCCGTAGCCGGTGCTGCGGACGATGTACGTGTATTCGAAGTCGTCCATCGTCTCACCAACAGGTGCGACCAGATAGATGCCACCCATTCGCTTCTTCAGCTTCGCCACGACAGTTGCCGCGAGGCAAGACATGCCGTTGGCGTGGGTCTCCTCATCCATACCGACGCCGATGCCGTTGACAATAGTCTTGTCCACGATCTCGGCAAGATCAACGCCGTAGCCATCCGGATATCCATCCGACTGGCAGTAGATACGAGCGATCTCTTGGTTTTCGTCCAGAATGCGAATTGCAGCGCTGGTACCCATTTGTCATTCTCCCTTGTTAATGACAGAAGAATACTATCACAGAATACTGAGAAAGTCAAGTAGACACAGAAAAGGCCCGGTGATGAACCGGGCCTTTCCTTTACATCGCATAGATTTTCCCGTCGTCATTGACGAAGAGATCGATTTCTCCGAACGTGTGGGCCGAAGTGGTCAGCTTCTCACCAACCTCCTTCTTCCAATCTCCGTCCCAGAAGCCAGCGCCGTGATGATTGCGGGTGAGCCAGAAGTCGTGACCCGCGTAGCCCATCAGAGAGCCTTCACGTCTGCCGACGAAGTTCTCTTCCGTCAGAAGAGACCCGTTCAGCCTCACGAACTTTTCGCAGTCCGCCTTCATCTTGGCCATCGCCTCTTCGGAGATGTCCTCGATGCCGTAGTTCTGGTCGAGAGGGTTGCCCCCATCCGGAGTACTCTCGTCATTCGACGACCACAGGGCACAAATCAAGTACCCTTTCAGGAATTCGTCCATTTGATGGTCTCCCTTGTTGGTTGACGCAAGAACTATACCAATTTCTACTGAAAAAGTCAAGTAGAATCAGAAAAGGCCCCCATCGCTGGGGGCCTTTCCTTAGTTGTCGTCCTTGAAGGACCGGACATCCTCGACAACGCCGAGGGCAGCGTCCGATGCTTCGCCGGGTAGGTAGTCGCAGTAGTAGAGAACCCAGGTGAGGGCGAGACTTCCGGCCACCGCCATCATGGCGAGCACCACGGCCCAATGCATTTGCAGACCGTAGAGCAAAGCTACGGTGAAACCGTAGCCGCCGACCATGAAGACTGCGACGAGTGCCACAGCCGTACCAAATCTATACTGCATTTCTGTCTCCCTTGTTGACGAAACATGAACAATATACCATGCCTTCAAGTAAAAGTCAAGTAGGAAACAGAAAAGGCCCGGTATCTCTACCGGGCCTTTCCTTCACTCTTCTAGAATGACTTCGACGGTGATGCGGACCTTGCGGTCTCCGACTTGCCGTAACATGTGGTCGATGTCGGAGTGCTTACCTTTCAGGTCCCAACTCCCTACTTCGATATAGACATCCTTGGTCTCCTCAGACACCTCGAATGACCTATACCTGCCACCATCATCGTCAGCTTGGCGATCACATTTGCCAGTCACTTCATAGACCTTGAAGGTCTTCATGACGCCCTCCTAGAAGGTTAGCTGTGGAACGAAAACCGCTGCTCGTCCGGGTGCCAGATCGCGCCGATGCAGTAGCTGCATTGTCCCTGCAAGACCTCGCCGCTCCAATAGGTGGCGGTGATCTCAGCATCGCGGTCAGTGTAGCTCACCGCGATTGAGACGTTGCGATGCTTCTCGGAGCCGATGGCCCACGAAGCGAGATAGCCGATGGCGTCCTCAAACGCCTTCTTGTTCTCGTTCTGGAAGCGAGTGATCGAGTCCGCATGGAACTCGCTGATGACGACTTGCCGTCCGATCATCATAGTCTAGTCTCCCTTGTTGCTAACCTAGACAGTATAACCAAATAGAGATCAATTGTCAACGAAAAAGGCCCGGTTCATCACCGGGCCTTTCCGCCATCTACTCAATATGCTTGAAGTAGATGTATCCACCTAGTCCTGCCTCCAGTGCCATGATCGAGATGACATGGCCTAGGTCAAATCCCCCGTTGGTCATGAGGGCCAACGTTGAGATCATCATTCCTAGTATCATCCAGACCACGACGGTCTGAACCAGGACCGATAACCACGACCGTTCTTGGTGTTCTTTCAGGGCGTACCTCCTTTCAACTTGCATAGAATCTCCCCCACTCGTCCAGTACTTGGGGATCGCCGTCACCAGAGGCAATTGCCTCTGCAACGAACTCCTGGCCAGCGTCGGTCAGGGGGTTCTCCAGGAAGCGACCGCAGTGCCCGCAATGCTGCGGGCAATCCGACTCGCCGCCTCCATCCGGATAAGGCCCTTTCGGGTACTCATCCGAATCCCAGCTACTTTCGTTGTTGGGGTCCATTCCTACGGGCTTCGGGATTCGCTCCTTCACCCGCTCAGCACAGTCTTCGCATATCAGGCTTCCCTGATAAACGTATGCTTTCATGTGCAGTACTCCCTTGTGGTTATGTGCTGCTCTTCCGAACAACACAAGCAGATACTAGCACACTACTGAACAACTGTCAAGTACAGACGCAGAAAAGGCCCGGTTCATCACCGGGCCTTTTCCTTTACCAACCGAAGTAGCGGTCAGCTAGCTTGATCCCTAGAGCAACGATCGTGACGACCACTCCTAGGTACGCGCCCCCGACAACCAGGGACGCTAACAGAGCTAGAACCGCTTCCATCAGAACCGCGTGTCCTTCTGCGCCCGCTGAAGGGACAGCATGTCCCTCATGGTCTCGACGGTGAATTCCACTTCATCCGAAGTATTCCCGCCGCGCGCCCTCTCCTGATAGCTCAGGGCCGAGTACGCGTTCAGAAGTGCGACGAGCCGGTTGCCGCTGATCTTGACCGTAACGGTGATATCAGCTTCGTTGTCCGGCTTCTCGATCCCCTCGAACCGGATGCCTTGGGTGACCTCACCCACCATCCAGGACCAGAGGGGAGCCCCCGTGATGGGGTCATCCGGTGGGTTGCCACCGAACTGCCCATTTGCGAGAGCCGCCGCGTAGTAGCGGTTGGCAGTTTCGAAGTTCGGGTTGGCAATGTACGCCTCCCGAGCCTCCAGAAGCTTGGTATCTGCCTCAGCTTTGTTCATCGTCTAGGTCTCCCTTGTTGCAACGAACTCAAGTAATATACACGAATACAAAGTATTTGTCAAGTAGACGCAGAAAAGGCCCGGTATCTCTACCGGGCCTTTCCTTGGGTTCTTACGATATCGTGATGGTCACGGGCTCGTCAGTATCGGGCAGAGTCGCCTCCACCACGATGACCTTCGGCCTTCGGACCCTGAGGTTCAGTTCGTAGACCTTGACCGCGTCCGACGTGTTGTTGGAACGAAGCTCCTCGTTCGCGTCAGACGCGCTGTCGTTGTGGAACATGAAGTTGCCGTCACTGTCCACAGCGAGCCAGCCTTGAACATCGACGAAGTCCTCATCCTCCGTCTCCGGAAGAAGAACTTCAGCCTCAGGGGCCTTGTCCTTGAAGAACATATCGTAGTCTCCCTTGTCATGATCAGCATGATTGCCGACCATGAAAGGAAGTATACACCATATTCAGTCCGTTGTCAACCTACTTTGTACTGTTTGGTCACGAAGCCGAGACTTGCATCCCCTCGCATGTGATCCTGCACACGCGTGCGCCATTGCCCACACCTGGGGCAAGTCCAGTGACCGTTCTCGTCGGGATAGATCGGCCACTCATGGATGCAGCCAGGGTGCTTGTTGAAGTTGCGCCAGAACGCTGCGACCTCATGCCTACGTGGTGTGCGCCGGTCCCCCTGCAACGCACGCATGATCTTGCGCGTCGTAAGCCCGTGACGCAGCTTCACGACGTGATGCGCCGCGTAAGCGATGTTCCTATGGTTGTACCATCCACGATGCGCGCCTACGCGCTCGAACTCAACCAGCTTCGGCTGGTTGATCCACAGTAGCATCGCGAGCATGTTGCGCACGTCCCCCACCGAGCCCTCTCGAAGGATGTCCGCGACTTCCTCGCCATTCTTCGTATTCTTGGCCACGGTGCCATCGATCCACACGTGGAACCGGCTGGTTAGGTCATGAACGATTTCAGGCGTCCATCGCGCCCGCTCATTGGTGAACGTCGATCCGAAGAAAAACGCGACCTCGATCTCACGACGCGACTTGATGAAAGTCTTCAATCGATCGGGAAGCTGATCGGTCATGTCGTTGAAGTAGATCATCTTCGAACCAGGGTTGTGAACATCGCCCATGGTGTAGTTGATCATCGAAGCGCCGACCTCATGCTTATAGGTCATCTCGCTTCCGGAAATGCCATTAGCCAAGACCGAGATTCGACTACCGTCGATCAAATAGCCAAGGTTCTGGTCGCGACTCGTCGCATGCTCAGCCAAATCGGCTGATGTTGGTGCACCCAATTCCTTTAGGAACAGGTCTACATTGAACTCAATGTAGGTGCATGGGTAAGGCGGGAGCGCGAATTGGTAGTTGTGCACGAGAAAGTTCGGATAGTCCTTGACCAATCCGGCGACCTTCACGACGACTTCATCTGAGATGAAGTACCGCATCGCGCGATGACGCGCGCTCACGATGTTCTTGACCGTAGTCGGGAACTGCTTCTGTGAGCGCGGATCAAAGGTGTCCAGCAGCATATCACTTCACCAGGAGGATACCTGTGGTCGCAGCCTCATACTTGGCACGATCAGTGCCAACGTAGAACGTACAACCCGCCGACCAGCGACCGACTAGGAACGCCAGACCAATTCCAAGCCAGAACTCCATTGTAGTCTCCCACATTTGAAAAATTGATAGCAGGGCCGGTTCGCTACGCCGGGCGATGGGTTCATGGTTCCCACCTCCGCTTGGTCCCTGCCTTCCGTCTGTTGCTAGCCTAGGTCTAGCTCACCGGGTTCTTATCCCTCAGTGTTGTCGTTGTCCTTCTTCTTGTGATTCGCCGCAACCTTCTTCTTGCGGTGAACGACGATCGGCTCCGGACGGACTTCCGGCTGGTCGGCCAGATGCGCCATCTGATCGAACTTCTCGTCATCCACGTCACGCGTCATGGGCGGATCGGGAGTCTCGACTTCGTCGCCCTTGCCGCGACCGAGGCCCATGCGCTTCGCGAGATCGCTTCTCTGCTTGGCATAGTTCGGCGCGACCATCGGGTAATCGTACGGCAGACCCCACTTCTCCCGGTACTCTTCCGGAGAAAGGTTGTAGTGCGTCCGAATATGGCGCTTGAGCGACTTGAACGGCTTGCCGTCCTCAAGACAGATGATAGCATTCGCCGTGATGCTCTTGCCGATCGGCACAGCCGGGGCCTTGTTCGTGGCCTTGACCGTGGTATCATCCGACTTCTGCGACAGAGCGTTCATCGTCTCCTTGATCAGCCCAGGAATATCCTGGGCCGCGACGGAGTTCTTGGCCACAAAGCTGGACACGATGTTCGCAGCCAACTGGGCGAGGCTGTTGTCCTGGGTCTTGTCGGGGGTGGTGTTCATATCGTACATCCTTACTCGTCTGCGTTGAAGCCGCCTGACACTGCGTCAGTTGCACATCATCTAGCCCCTACTTCAGACGATGTCAAGCCGACAACTTGAAAGAACTTAACGTGTTCTAAGCTAAGAACCACACCAGTATGCTTTCCTTGTTGCTTATCAGAAGCTTAGCTCTAACGTTGGCATTCACCTCGCCAAAACCCGTTGACGACAAGTCGTCAGTAGGCTATAGTTTCAGTGTTCTTGATCGTTCGTCCCTCGTACGATCCTGAACACCTAGTAGGATCAGGCACTTGTGCCCCCCATAAAGTAGCTTGATCCTCATGACGGCAGTTGATCTGCATGTGCGGTGGCCTAGCCGAACCCCCCGGCGACAGTCCCCTTCAAGCCAGCAGATTGACTGCCGTCTTTTTTTGGCCTAAGCGACAGTGTTGTCTGAAGCTTGGGGGATATATGACGACCACTAACAGACACGAAGCCTTCATGACCTCTCTAAGAGAGGTCTTCGGCTCGGCAGTAGACCATGAAAACTTCGTCACCCTGTACACAAAAGCGATGAACCGCTCTCGTAGTACAGGGTATAGACGCTTGCACGCTCCCCAGAAGGAGGATTGGGTGGTCGTCGAGCTTCTACGCCTCGTTCAACCAAAAGATTGGCCAACCCGGTGGCATCTCATTCGACGTTTGATGAGCCTGCATAATGCTGCCGAAGCATATCCAAGTACATCAGACCCTTCTGAGGATCAGCAAACACAGTAGTTCGATGATTTGGATTGACGGCTAAAGGATCAACGACAATAAATGCCATCTCACCGTCATTTCCATTTGCGAAACCATGGGTCTTTGCGTAGTCATCATGGGTCTTGTACCCACGAACCCGAAGTGTAGTGGGGAACAAATTCCGCTCAGCGATGTACTCCTGGCCGTAGCCGAACTCATGGGTATGCCCAGCGCAGTACAAATCCGCCTCTTCTAGAAGACGAGCGGCCTTATTGAGTCCGATGATCTTGGACCACTGGCTCGTTCCCTTGAAGTTATGGCGAGCCCAGAGCCGGTAAGTCACACTATTCGAGAACGACAGCACGATCTTGGCTTCCCAATACTCGAAAATTGTGCTCGGCTTGTCCTTCCCCATCAACTCAACGATCCTGGTAAGCTGGTTCCATGCCTCGTGGTTACCGTGAAGCCAGACAAGCCAGTTCACACCGGACTGATTGAGAACATAGTTCACCATGCGCAGACCATCCTCATAGGACAGGCCGTTGTCGTCGCACTTCTTTTGCGCCAGCTTCTCGTTACCCTTCCAGTTGTCGAGAACGTCACCGATGTTGACGCAGTAGACCCGGTTCGACGCGCCAGCAACGATCTCAAGATGGTGCTTGAACCGGAGAAGGTTGGCGTTCTTGTTGTCGAGGTGGGGATCACCGAAGATCGCGAGACCAATCGGAAGGTCGGTATCGATGTGCACCTTACGCCAATTCTTAGCGTCTTCGCGCTCGATATTACTCGTTGTCTGCTCAACTCGGAACTCAAAGAGTTCTTCGTCAGTCATCAACGTCGGCGGAAGCTCATCGATGATCACCTTATTCTTATGCGGAAGAAGGTTTCGCTCCTCAGCGATTTCAAGCCATCGGCCAATTGTCCTGGGTGATACCCCAAAAATCTGACCAGTCGCAGTCTTATTGCCTCCTTGTTCATGGAAAATACGAACAACTTCAGCATAGTCTTTATCGTTCATGGAATACACCTTTGGTAATGGGGATGAAGACAGAAGAACATTTCAGCCCATGGTTGCTCTTTAGCAAAGGCTTCTACTTCCCATGGCTGATCCATATAGTCGATCTCACCCTTCCTGTAATATCGACCCATAAAGTAAGAACCTTCGGATGAATGCACAAGTTGCCCGTGGATACACTGATGGACATGAACACACTCATGTGCGAGATGCTTCACGAGTGATGCATCTGACGCTTCGTTGTAAGTGATGATGTCAGCGTGTCTCGTATCCCGGAAGTAATACAGCTCAGCAGATATGCCTTGGTATTCTATACCATTGATGACAGACACTGACAGAGAGCATCCCTGAAGAAAATGAGAGACGGCATCCCGAACGAGTTGGCTCCTTGGACCATAACCATGAACATTGAGTAGCAACATTGAAGTCTCCATCAATCAACGCCGTGTCAAATCCCTAAGCCTGTTCTTGGCTGACTTTACATTACAAGCAATGGCCTTCTCGGAATTCTTAGGCTCAGCTTTGGCCTTCGGAATGTACTTGTCATAGTCCTGAACGTCGTAAAGCCTCATCTTGTCATAATCAGTTCCAAGCAAAAACTTGTTCAGGACGTTCTTTCTATTGTATCGAGTCTTCCGAAGCAGACCCACCATACGGTTCTCTTCCATAAGCTCTTCGGTGGTATAGAGGATGACGACCAGATCGGCGGGCATGACGATACCGAAGCTTTCCGCTGTGTCGGCAAGGTCTGGGTCGGTAGACGTGAAGCCGCTTCGGTTAAGCTGACCAGCGGTGATGATCGCGACGTTCCGGCTCTGAGCCAGCGCCCGAAGGTCCTCGGTCACATACTTACCCGATTCGTACATTCCAGATTTAGAGCCCGTTCGAGCCGACAGGAATACACCTAGGTAATCCACGTAGATGATGTCGGGAACAAACCCTTCCTTCGACTTCAGTTCATCAAGAAGCGTATAGAAGCTGAGAATCGTGGTAGTACCCATAGGGTACTCTTTCACGATCATCCGTCCTGGGCTCCTGGAAAATACTTCCCTCATCTTGTTTGCATAGAATTCTGGATCGAGGTCGGGGATGTCGTTACATACGATATCCAGGATGTTACCCTCGATACGCATAGAAATCTGATCCTCGGAAAGCTCTCCCGTAATATAGAGGACGTTATAGCCTGTCAGAAAGTTGTGAGCCGCCATCGAACACATGGCGAACGACTTACCGACGTTGGTGCCAGCCAGTAAAATATTGATTGATTTTCTGACAACTCCACCCTTCGTGAGGATGTTCAAAGCCTTGATATTGAATGGAATATGGTCAGCGGTATCCGAGTAGCGCTCGAAACGCTTCTCGAAGTTCTCCAGGTCCTCACCGACGCTCTCGTCAAAGTTGATAGCCAGGGCTTCGGTGATGAGAGATGCCACCATCGCCTTCGGCTTGTCGGTCTCTCCGCTCACAATGGAGGCGGACTCAAGAACGGCAAGCCTCAGCGCCCGGTCTCTGACGAACTCCTTGATCGTGTCGTCCAGCCACTCGCTCGAACTGGATACGTTGGTATCCCAGATTTCTTCAAGCCGATTGAAGACATCCTCTTCATATTCTTCAGCAATGTCCCGCCGGTTCTCTACATCAAGAAGAATTGCCTCCTTGGAAGGTAGAGCACTGTAGGTCACAATGAACTTTTCGATCGCATCGAAAATGTAACGGTCTTCGGTGCGGTCGAAATACTGTCTCTGGACAAAGGGAAGAAGCTTAAGACTAATTGGCTTGTTGGATACGAGGCCCTTCAATACTATAGCAGCGTGCGATGTCTGCATGTGTAATCAATCCCTGAATGCGATATAGATTGATCAACCATTCCGTAACCCAAGTCGGGACCTTCTTCATGACATAATACGGGTCTTCAACGACTTGGTAGACGATCTCAAATTGATCACTGTCTAGATGGACAAGCGGTGTGCATCTAACAATCAGTTCAAGTCCCAAAAACGTGGACCTGAACATCTTTACCTTCGTGCCACCGATACCATCAAACGCTGACTTGTCATATGATAGTATGGCGTCAATTGGCCCCGTGTGAATTGGTGTCTTCGACTTGGCCATCTTCATCTCCCCCAGTGGAACCACCAAACTTGAATTCATCAGCGCATATGGCTTCAAGCTTAGCCATGACATCATCTGTGAAATACTTCTTTGGGTCCTTTTCGATGTGCGACTCGAAAGCTGATGTTCCATCAGCCGTCACAATCATCTTCCCACTCTTCTTGAAGATGCCGTACTTGAGAGCAAGGTCGATCAGCCCGAAGTACGGGTCGAGGTCTGCCGTGTCGAATCGCATCGCCACAGGAACCTTACGGCCTTCGCGGGTGAACCGCGACTTCCAAACCAAGATGTTGACGATGTTCCCGACATGCTCGGTCACACCCTTGGTCACCGTCTTCATCTTCTCCTTACGCATCTGGAAGATGATCGAGGAGGCGAACACCAGCGACTCACCAGCACCCTTTGGCTTGTCTGTCGGCACGTAGGCACCGATCTGGGTCATCGCCTGGGAAGTGCACAGCATCGGTATCCGAGCCTTGGCCAGACGCCGATTGACGTTGCGAAACAGAGAGGCCCATGCCTTGGCGCGGGTCATGTCCTGCTTAATCTCACCCTCAATCGCATCTGTAAGCTCTTTCTTGGATGGATACTGAGAGACACTGTCGATCACCACCATCACTCGACTGTCCTCTTGTTCCTGGGAAGACAGCTTCAAGTACTCATCCAGGAACTGAGACAGGTGGATATTCAGTTCTTCAACGAAGTTGATGTCCGGGCGCTGCACCCGCTTCGAGTCGATGCCCATATTTTGCATCATCTCGTCAGTCGTCGCGCTCTCCGAGTCGTACCAGATTACGATCCGACCTGGACCCTCACGAAGCCACTGGGCGGCAAACCTCATCACCCAAAGTGACTTGTACGTGCCACTGAAACCGAAGAACCCCATGATCTTGTTGTCAGGGAGCCCGTGCTTGAACGTCCCTGAACACGCTGCATTCAAGTAATACGAGCCCGTATCGATGTATCCTCCAAACTCAGCAGCATCAAGCCTGTCAGACGCGACAGTCGTCTTGATGCCTTTGATGTTCTTTAGGATGCCTACAGCCGCCGATTCCTTCATGCCTTCTTCCTGTCCTTCTTTGTGCTCTTCATTACTTTGAGCTTTGACCGATCCCACTTCACACCGTCTACAGTCTCGGCCACACCGATATCTTCTGTTTGTGGCTGTTCAACAGATGCACTGGTGAACTCAACAGCATTCTGACCCTTCTTCTTCTTCGAAGGACGGTGACGCTGAACTTTGGCGATGAGGTCCTTGCTACGACCTTTTCTTGCCTTACGTGCCTTGACCGCAGCCATCCCCGTTTGGATCATCATCGTGCCACAAATGAACATAATGATAGCGAACGGGTCGAAAACAAACATGATCAGGAGCGTCATCATCCGAACAGCCTTGTCGGTGCCGCTCGGGTTGTCCTCTCCCCATATTAGTGAAGCAACGTACTTGAGAGGACCAATTTCTCTGTTGATTACATTGATCTCATTCTGAACTCGTACGAGTTCGTCGCCGTAATCTTCCTTTTCACGCGTCAAGTCTGCACGTTCTTTTTCAAGGTCCTTGGTGCTCTTCTTGACCTTGTCGCGTGCCTTCTCCGCAGCCCTCAACTCGCCATTGATGACCCCCTTCTCCAGGATGGAGAGCGTGCCCTTCTCGATCAGGTTGATCTGGTCCGTAACCGTAGTGATCCGGCTGTCCTTGGCCGCGATCTGGGACTTCAGCTTGGTTACCTTGGCGTCCAAGACCTCCGTCGATTCACCATGCTTCAGATGGGCCTGGGATAGGAACCCGAAGATGCCGACGCTGGTGATCAGCATCAGCACAAACATCTGAGCCCACATGATGACGCGAAGTCTGGTCTTCATCTTGCCGCTGAAGTAGTGAAGGACAGCAGCCAGGACGAACTTACCTGCCTCCAGAACAGACGCCATGATGACGATAGGGGTCTTGGCAGCAGAGAACAGGGCCATAAGGCCAAAGATCGAGAAGTACGCAGCAACGCTACCGATCGCAAGACCAATAAGCATAGTAATACCACCACCAACATGCCACATCGAATGGCGAGAGGCAGTGAAGATGACACCAAGAAGCGTTACAAGGAACAATCCAAAAAAGAAAACCGTAGGATTGAACGTACCAAGTACAGAAAAGTCAAAGTTCATAGGTTCAGTAGAGCCTCGATCTGATCAATCTTAGACTGCATCAGAGGCCCACGGTTTGGCCACTTGATGATCTCGTCATGGGCAGTGTCACGCAGGTTCTTCAAAAGTGGCATAATGAGATTGGCCATCTTGACCAGACGTTCCTTAGGAATCTGATCGGGCGTCTCGTCTACCGTCGTCACCGTCCCCCTGATCTGCTCAAGCTTCTCGTCCATGATCTGAAGGAACTGGTTCATATGAGAGATTTGGGTGCTGACCGCATCCAAGTCCACAACAACAGGAGCCACAGGCTTCTGTTGCGCAGCATAGTCATCAGCGCTTAGCGTCGTGAAACCGAAATCATTTTCTGTCGTCATAGGGTAATCCTCTTAGGATGCTGCACGAAATTTCATCAGAGACGGACGCTTTACAGCCTTCCACTTGACCAGCTTCAATATAGGCTCTAATGGCTTAATGAAATTCTTTTCGAACTGCTCTTCCCGGTCAACGAATGCTTCGAGCTTGAGTTCTTTCGGTAGCACATACAAGAAGCCAATCGTTTCTTTCCTCAGAGGGTTCGGTTGCTTGAGATGTACTAGCTTGAACTTGTCACCTTCGTTTATACTTTTGTATTTAGTGTCGAGGCCGTAAGTAATCAGGGCCTGATTATAGGTGAATGCTGCCTTCACATGACCAGTAGTACCTTTGATCAGCTTGTCGTTTTCGTTGATATACTTGTCGATCTGATTCACGCCTCTCGGTGTCGCGATATCCTCGACAGGTAGCTCCATGAACATCTGTTTCACTTTTGCAACATGTGCCTGAAGTGACACTTCATCCTCTTCGAGGATGATCCGAATCGTCTCCTTGATCTCCTTACGGCAGAACTCGGGGACAGTTGTCTTGATGGCTTCGAGGCCGGTGATCTTGATCTTGGGCTCGGCAAGGCGACCTTCCTCACCGACCAGGGTGCGAAGGGCGTACCGCTTCTTGGCCGTCCAGAAACCGACGTTCGAAATCGACTCACGTTTCATGTACATGTAGTTCTTCGGGCACCCCATGACCTTCGAAAGCTCTTCGAAGGCATCATTGATGACCTTGGCCATACGATCCCTGGTAACTTCCTCCAAGAATTCCAGGGTCTCGTCTTCAGACATATCCTTGCAGAAGAGGTCCACGAACTTTTCCAAGGTGAGGTAGATCGAATCCGTGTCAGATGCCACGACGAAATCCACATTCTTGGTCTTGCAAATCTTGTTGAGGTAAGCATTGATCTTAGAAATGATCCAGGTAATCGTCACACGGGCAGAGATTGTGATGGCCTCAGCAATCTTCACATCGTAGAACCGATAGAACTGAGAGCCACAAGTACCATAAGCAGAGTTAGCCATGACTTTCATGGTCTGCTGTTCTGCATCAAGAGCGGCGATCAACTCTTCGATCGCATGCTTCTCTTCTGGCGACAGGTCTGGATGGTCATTGATGTATGCCTTGCGATCCAGCATGTTGTTCTTGGCAACCTTGCGGACCTTCAGAATTTCCTCGACCAGTCGAGTCATGAAGCCTTGTGTCTTCGGATCGAAGAAGTAGCCATTACCAGTCATTATGTACTGGGTTTCGTTCCGAATACGGCCTTCAACGATATCCTCGATATCGAAGTCTACCGGGTCCTCGTGCGTCAGCAGGGAATCCGGCGAAATATTGTATTGTATCATCAACGATGGATACAGAGCGGTCAGGTCATAACCAACCAGCCACCGGTAGTAGCCAGCGATCGTCGGCTTGACGAGAGCACCCCGGTACTTCTCACCCTTATCCACATGCCGCTTTGGAGGGAAGATAATGCCTTGGTTGAACAACTCCCGGTAGGAGAGGGCTTCCCACATCCGTGTCTGAAAGAACACATCCTGGTAGTTGACGTGAGAAATGTACGCCATGTTCATGATGACGGCGAGGAAGCGAAGCTTCTTCTCCAGTCTCTCGACAAGCTCAACGTCTCGGATGTTATATTCGATGAACTTCTGGTGGTTCTTTATGTAGAGATCGTTCAGAGACTCGTATTCGCTATAGTCTAGCTTCTCCTCATCAAGCTCGATATGAGCGATGTAGTTGAGGGTATACATCTCCCTCTTCTTGAGTTCGATCTTCTTGTAAGCTTCCATGTAGTCGATGATCTGCATTCCAAGAAGCTCGTAGGTAAGGACCTCCTTACCAAACTTCGTCTTCTGCATTCGCTTATAGATGACATCCAGGGGGGACATCATCTTTGCTACATCCCAATCGAAGAGCCGGGACAGCCTATTGACCAGATAGGGGATATCGAATGTTAGGATGTTCCAGCCAGTAATAATGTCCAGGTCTAGCTTTGACCAGCGGATCAGAAAGTCCTCAAGCATATTACGCTCTCGCGTATGCTCGAAGTAGATCACATCGTCGCGCTTGTTCTCAAAAGGTTTCAGACCCCAAGTGAGAACAGTATCTCCCACCTTGAGAGAGATAGCCGTGATCGGACGCTTGGCCTCTTCTGGCTTCGGGAACCCACGATCTGAGGCAACCTCGATATCGATATAGCCAATACGGATCAGCTTCCGATCAACCTCGATCTCTTTTGGCCACCTCTCACACACGTAGTTGATGACAAAGTTCGAGGACCCGTAAATCGACGGAACAGCTTGGTCCTGGTCTTCCTTATAGACTTGACCGACCTCGGACATAGGTCCAAAGGTGACAATATCCTCTAGGGGTTGACCATCCAGCGACCGGTAGGCACTATCATTACGGTCTGTCGGGATGTAATAGACTGGCATGTACACGGTTCGCTCAGTCTTTCGCTTACCCCGCTCGTAGCCACGTACGACAATCTCATCACCAATCCGAGTAACGCACGTGTAGAAGTCCATGAAAGTACCACCTCGAAAAATGTTGACGAATGCCGGGAGAGCCCCTAGGTGTTGTATAAATAGCGCAGCCTCTTCCAGGGACTCGGTGTACATGTAAGTGGAAGAGATGGCTAATCAAACTGCGGGTGGGGGGTCAGGTGATCCTACTGGTCTCATAAACCGGTGAAGATGGTTCGAGTCCATCACCCGCAACCAGCTTCGGGGGGTGGGTCAGTGGCTGATCACTGCGTTTGGGACGCAGCATACGCAGGTTCGATTCCTGCTCCCCCGACCAACACTCCTTATTGCTAGGGTGGCTCAGTGGCGACAGCACCGCTCTTGTAAGGCGGGATACAAACACCGTGGGTTCGAGTCCCACCCCTAGCACCACTCTACTATCGTTGAACTGTGGAGAATAAAATGAAAGACAAGTACACCATCACCTGTGATACCGACCAGTCCTTCTCCAAGACCATCGGTACAAATGTTCCGGAGAAGACTGCTGATCCTACACCAGAACCTGTTGCAGGAAACTCACTAGCCACTTCGGCGGCTCCAGAAGCATCTCCACAGACCCTTCATGACGGCAATGCTTGGGCTGTGAGTGGCAACTACTTCTTCCGTAGCTACAAGGTCATCGACCACATCCCGTCCGCCGTCTACAACATCGGCCAGAACAACCAGATCGGCACTTACCTTGAAAAGAGCCCGGTCATCAAGGATGGACTGATCGAGCTTGCGGATACGGCCACGACGGACATCATCCGGGAGTTCGACAAGTTCTGGAACCTCAAGGACAACTTCGTCAAGCGCGGGTTCGTCCATAAGCGCGGGTTCTTGCTCTGGGGTCCTCCTGGATCGGGCAAGACGACATGCCTCAACCTTTTGGCGGAACGGATCGTCAAGGAGCGTGGTGGCATCGTCATCAACGGTGGGCGACCGGACTACCTGAACGCTGGCCTGAAGCTCGTTCGGGATATCGAGGTCAACCGCCCGGTCATTGTCACGATCGAAGACTTTGATGACCTCGTGCGCCCGGCTGGAGCCGAGACGGCATATCTTCAGATTCTCGACGGCGAGGCTCAGATCAACAACGTCGTCTTCATCGCCACCACCAATTATCCGGAGAGGCTGGACAGGAGATTTGTCGATCGCCCGAGTCGGTTCGACACCATCAAGTACATCGGTATGCCAAATGCCAAGGCCCGTGCTCAGTACCTCAGGTACAAAGAGCCGGACATGCCTGACGATGAGGTCGATTACTGGGTTGATCTCAGCAATGGCTTCTCGGTTGCTCATCTCAAGGAGATGATCATCTCATGCAAATGCCTGGGCAATCCGATCGAAGATGTGGTCAAGCGCCTCGCTGACCTTCACAAGCGTCAGCCGACCAGTGACGACGCGGAAACCGCAGAACAGAGCGTCGGTTTTCTCGGGAGCCGCCGCTAAATATCACTAGCAGTACAGGAAAGCATTCGGGGCTGAGGGCCTGTACCCCTTCGAAGCCCCTGCTTCTTTTCAGTATGGCGTGACGATAGACTGTATCGACTTGACCATTGGATGGTCAGCGTAAACATAAAACTCAGACCTGTCAGTATCAGTAAACTGTACAATCCATCTGTCGGGATCAATCCAGTTAATCCGCGTCCAAGGATCAGTCATAAGAGACCGAAAAAGGCAGTTTTCTTTCCAGTACACATAAAACATACGTGACCAGTCCTTCTGCCTCACCTCCAGGTCCTGAGCTAGTCTACGAGCTTCAGTAAAATCTTCGACCTCTCGCACGGGCTCCGCACTGATCTCAAGTCCATCGTGGATATTGAATATTACACCTAACGTATTTCCACTGGGGTAGAACCCAACCTCTCCTTCATCAAGATCAAGCCATTGCAACATGAATTGGGTACCACACGACTTAGTCCGCGCCACCATGATATTGGACCAGTAACCACACTCTTCGGCACGACGATCTTGTGCCATCCGTTTGGCTTCATAGACGTTCAGCCACTTCATGGCTTCACCACCCTGTATATGTCAATGTAGTTTAGGTCAAACCATCGTCTTAACGGATCATGAACAAGCTTGAATCTCCACTTATCAGGATCAATCCAAAGGCATTCTACATCCCCTAGACCACAAAGTTCATCTGTGTGTTTGTCTAGTCGTAGGGCAAACCGTCGATCCCAGTTGATGCCATGTTCGGCATACTGGTCTTGTGCGATCCGTCTTGGGACATGATGATCTTCATAGCACCCAACCCATACACTGTAGGGTGTTACAACGTCCCACAAATTGCAGAGCTAAACCTTATAGTACGTCTCAAACATATCAATCTGCCGGGCGTAGTCCATGGATGTCATCCCCTTGCCTCTACCAGTGACGTAGTAGCTCTACACTACCCGTTCAAATCGCTTGATGCGAATCTCAATTTAGCATAGGGTGCATCTCATCGCACCGCGATAAGCAGCAGGAGAAGGGGTAAGCCATGAGCAAGTTGTACGATTGCGACAGTACCGGCCACAGCACCATCGAATGGACCGCTGAGAACAAGGAAGCGATGGCCGCTGCTGAGAAGAGGTTCAACGAGATCGTGAACGAGGAGAAGCGGTTCGTCTTCGACAAGGCGACTGGTCGTCGCCTCAAGGAGTTCGACAAGAACGTGGATGAGATGACCGCGATCCCGGTTGTGGTTGGCGGCTGACCTTCGGCCACTCCAAGGTAAGCTGTTGACCCTGGAAGGGGGAGCGATCACCCACAGTCGCTCCCCTTTCTCAATTCAAGGTGTGACCATGAAAAACGTGAATATCCGATTGGGCGCATCTAAAAGCCACCGAGCCTTGATGCGATCGTACGATCTTTTTCTTGACCATCTCACTCCAGAAGAGAGAGAAATCTTCAATAAGACCGGCAAGGTCAGTGTGAAGACCTCTCAAGAAACTCTCGTCATCGACTCATCGAAGAAATATACACCCAACATCTATGTAAAGGGGGCAGATTTTATTGGATATTGCTTGCTAGCGGAGCTTCATGATGGTCGCCTAGCACCATGGTTCGATTTGCTACTGGCTCAATACATGTTGCTGAAACATAGTCCTCAGGACTTTTACAGGAAGGCGAACAAAACCTATCGCTTCGGGATGCTAACATGACCCTCATAAACCTAGTTCGAAGAATTGTGATGCCGAACGTAAAGCTCGCCAAGAGCGTAACACACATCTGGGATTGGGTCTCTCCAGAGTATCCCTACGAGACTGTGAAAGAATCGTACAAGCTTCTTTTGGATCATCTACCAAAAGAAGAGCAACACCGTCTCAAAAAGAACCGGGAGATCAATGTCGTCGGCAGTCACACCGGAATGGTATACACTATCGAAACTGAGGCAGACACATTTCAGACATACTGCAAGGACCACCCTCATGGTATTCATCCAACGACATACTTCTGTCTTCTTGGTGAAAACTGTCCATACTACGACACAATTCTGGCACACTACATGCTCATCAAATATGATGAGGTGAGCTATCTAACTGAGGCTAACTGGGCTGGACGCCCATACTGGTTACGCAGGGAGCGATGGCTTACGGAGACTTCAAAATGAGGCAGTATCTTGATCTTGTTCGCAATGTCCTCGACAATGGGGTGATGAAAACTGACCGAACCGGCACGGGGACCCTCAGTCTGTTCGGAGAGCAGATGAGGTTCGATCTGTCCCAAGGGTTCCCCCTGGTGACGACGAAGAAGACGTTCTTCAAGGGAATCGTCGTTGAGCTTCTGTGGATGCTACGTGGCGACACCAATGTGAAGTACCTCCACGACCATGGGGTGACGATCTGGGATGAATGGGCGAAGGAGAACGGCGACCTCGGGCCAGTCTATGGCGCTCAGTGGCGGTCGTGGTGGACGCCAGAAGGTGTCATCGACCAGATCGCGGAAGCGGTCAGGCTCCTCAAAACCGACCCCGACAGCCGCCGCATCATCGTCTCGGCCTGGAACGTGGCTGATCTTCCACATATGGCACTGGCCCCATGCCATTGCTTCTTCCAGTTCAACACCCGAGTCGTGGACGACGTACGATATCTCGACTGCCAGCTTTACCAGCGATCTGCGGACCTCTTCCTGGGCGTCCCCTTCAACATCGCCAGCTATGCCCTACTGACGATGATGATGGCGCGGGTGACGGGTCTAAGACCAGGAATGTTCATCCACACCTTCGGGGATGTACACCTATACGGCAACCACCTCGCACAGGCTCTAACTTTAATCAAACGGGAGCCTCTACGACTTCCATACATCGAGTTGAACCCAGCGGTGGACAACATCTTCGACTTCAAATTGGAAGACATCAGACTTATTGACTACACCCATCGTGCAGCGATCCCCGCACCTGTGGCAAAATGAGGTCCCGAATCAGTCTATAATGGGCTGATGAACCTCATCGACACACACTTCAAGAAAATAGCCATCTACATCAGACGCTCAGTTGACCAGATAAGGGAGATCGAGCGTCTTCATGAGCAAATCAGACTAGAGCTTGATGTCATCGAATATCAGCTAGTTCAGATCAAGCGGGGGGACTATGTACGAGGCTTGTTTGAGCAAGTATCGAGCCGTGGGGTGGTGCCAGAAACCAAAGCTAACCTACATGGAGAGAGAAATGAAGTCTTCGGACACGGTCGAAACGACAGAGACTGAAGTCGAAAAGATTGACACCTGTCATATCTGCAAGGCTCCATTCGAAGAAGAAGACGAGTTCGAATCCATTGATGACCACTTCGTTCACAAGACCTGTCTCCAGGACCCAGTCTCAGCCGCACGAATCCGAGAGCTAAACGGTCTTCTCCATGAGCTTGTCGAGGCCGTGACTCCACTCGTCATGTTCTTCGAGTTTGCAGCCAAGATCGATCCAAAGTTCGCTCCAGAGACCAATGAGCCCATCCTGGAGGTCAAGAACGATAAGAGTTCGGTCTTCGTCTACACCCAAGCTCTGGCCACTCTGAAAGAGGTTGTCCAGAAGGTCAGAGACACAACAACCTGAAGCCTACAACCTCTGAATGCAAAAACCCCCTGAGAACTGGTCTCAAGGGGGTTTTTTGTTGCCGGAAGCAATAGAGTTCTAAGCTTCCTAGATATTCCGGTCACTGATGTATTGCATTGGACAGAGTAGGGTCAAGATACTATATGAGTCTCTTAGTTACTTGACCTCTAAGTCACTTCGTTTCCGAGACTTCTCAACTACTCAGTGGCACGTTACTTGCACATCGTTAATTCAGAATCATCATCTGAAACCGACACATTAAATATAGTTCGTCCGTTCTCGCATTCAATTTCGTTTCCGTTCACTTGTTGTTACATACCTCGTAACATTTATCACGGAATTGGAGCGTGCGTATTCGATAAATAGTCGTCATGAAAGACATTATTGTTGAGCGACTGAAGACAATCGCAGAACGACATGAAGTGAAGCGTGTTCTTGATGCGTATCAGACTGTCTATGACGGTCGTCGCCCTGCAACTCCGCTGATGAAGAAAGTCTATCTTGCTGCTGCCATACGGCAGAGTGGAACAGAGCTTTCGATCGATGATGTCTCCAAGCATCTGGACCAGTTGATCAAGCGTGGTCAGTTCCCAGCAGCCTATGCAGTCAAGGAAGCCCTGATCGAGGGCATCTCGGATGGGGTTGGTCGTCCTTCGGACGAAGAGGACGAGGAGAAGCCGAACCGTCTGGACAAGTTCAAGAAAAAGAAGAAGTCCGGGTTCAAGAGCTTCGTGAAGAAGGGCAAAAAGCCGTCCGAGGATGAAGACCAGGACGACGGTGACGAGGACGGCGAGGCTCCCAAGGATGGGAAGAAGCCCAAGGTTGAGCGCGACAAGGGCGACGATGAGGATGAGTCTCAGTTCCAGAGCAAGCGTAGCGAGCCTGAGGATCGGGATGAGACCGGTCAGGCTCGTGGCGTGCCTCGCAAGAAGGACGAAGAGGACGCGGCTGAGGAAGACGCGGCTGCTGTGACCACGAGCAGGACGGAGATCGTCGATAAGAAGAACCCGTCAGAGAACGCAGATGACGAGGATGATGAGGATGAGGACCTGACGAAGGGTAAAACCTTGATTCGCATAAATCCTAAGGAAACAACGGATATTATTCGCACCGAATGGTTGCAGATGATGAGAGCAAAAAGGAATAGGTAACATGGCACGTTGGAGTTTGGACGGAACAAAGCCCGATTGGTTCCCATCTGATAAGCAGAGGTACATCGTCGCTACTGACGAGGGTTGGGTCTACGAGTACCGATATACGGATGCTCTTGGTAATACCAAGGTGCATCGAGAGGTTCTTGTGTCGATCCCTGGTCTTGGCGACAGCGTGGACATGGGTGCTCCATCCATTTCTGAGATTTATCTTGCGAACAGCACGGGTGGCTCAACGCTGAAGGCTGGTCAGACGATCACCGTTGGTGTTGTCTATGATGAGCCTCTGTCCGGCAGCGCCTCGGGTTGGACGCTGGCTATTGCCAATACGGCTGGCGGCAACAACAACGTCTCGGCTACTGCCAACTCGACCATCGCCAACGCAAACAATACCCTGATCTTCAGCTTCTCAGCCAACACGGCTGGTACGTTCAAGATTCAGTCGCAGACAATTGCCAACACCAGTGATGCGGTGAAGTCGATCAACGCGAACAACGAGTCGGTGTCTCGCACGATTGGAGATTCGATCTCGAATACCTACGGCATCTTCACATTGGTGTAATCATGAGCAAGAGAAATGCATTGATCGAAGAGATCGTGACTGAGGTCGCTCTGAACGAGTTCAAGGGCAATATCGTCTTCGACTTCAAGAGGCGGCTTGCTCTTCAGAAGAAGGTTCGCGCTCATAGAGGCCGGATGGAAGCTTCCGACGACAAAGAGGTTCGTCGGAACGCGACAAGCTGGGGTGGTGGCAAGGTTGGAAAGCTTCGCAGGAAAGGATTCGGTCGTAAATGAACAGACGTGAAGTCCTGATTGAAGGCATCCTTGACTGGATGCTGGGTCGCAAGAAGAAGGGTTCTACTGCTGAACTTGCTTCGAATGCCGTTGCTCGGCACGGTAAAGCTCTGGAGAAGTGGGAAAAGGACATTGAGCCGAAGATGAACCGTTACAAGTACGGTCTTCGCAAGGCGCGTACTGGCCGTGGACTAAGCATGGCTGATTACTTGAAGGATAAAGAAGGTGAGTAAGCGGCGTGAAGTCCTGGTTGAAAACATTCTGACGGCTCTTGCCAACAAGTGGTCTGGGCGTCGTCAGCGTGTGCTCGACAAGGCTCGTAAGCATGCCAACAAGGCCAGAAATCTGCATGGTGTCTATAAGTCTATTTCCGCTAAGTATGACGAACAAGCTAAGAAGGGCTTGAAGAAAGAGGTAGACTTGAACTGGCCAAAGATTCAGCAGAACTCTGACAAGGCTGATTCTTGGCTCGTTAAAAGCTTTCGTCAGGGGAAGATTGCCAACAAGTGGGGTAATCATAAGCCAATGACGAAGAACGACAGCACAACCAAGTCGTCTCTTGAGAGGATTGGTCTCTCTACTCGGGAACGTCGTCTGAAGAAGCTTGGTAAAAAGGGCTTTGGGCGTAAGTGGTATCAGTAAAGCTGAGGTAGATTATGGGTGACAAGAGACTATCAGAGCTTGAAAGAGCCACATCGTTCGCGAATACTGATCTACTTTGGGTTACAACTGATCCAGATGGTACTCCCCAGTCAAAAGCACTGACGAAGGAAGTCCTGTTCGAGGATGTCGAATGTGATGCGCATTTCTCAGGTAACACCACAATCACCGAGCTAAATATTGCTAACACATCAGCGGCAACCGCGCCGTCCGTTACATCAACTCCAGTAGCATGGCTTGAGATTATCGTTGGTGGCGTGACGTACAAAGTAGGACTATTCCAGTAATGGCGTCAAAGAAGATATCTGAAATCGCGACAACGTCTTACTTTGCGAACACGGATATTATCCCGTTGGTTCGAACTGTCAGTTCGACCAAGACAACCTACGTTGCTACGATCTCAGCCCTGTTCGGAAGTGTCGATGCGGATGCTCACTTCCATGGTGCATTTTCTGCCAATAATGGTGGTGTCTTCTCTGGTAACACGTTCCATGCCAACACAGACAGTGTGCAACTGGATGGTAACACGACGATCCAGCATCTAGAGATCGCGAATAGCTACTTCGGTCTTGCCAACACTTATACACCAGCCAACAGTACATTTGTTCCACATTCAACCGGTGTGTGGATGTTCATGGACGATGATGCAATCTATGTCGCCCACACCGGAACCATCCGTAAGGCATTTCTTTACGATTTCTCCGAAGCTACTCCGTCGTTCTCCCTCCCCGTAGCGAACTCCACCGTTCTTGGTGGTGTCATGCAGGGTGACAACATCACTATCGATGCGAATGGCGTGATCTCAGCAGCGACTGCCTATACATTGCCAGTCGCGAACTCCACCGTTCTTGGTGGCGTCATAGCAGGCACCAACATCTCTATCGCTGCCAACGGTGCGATTTCGGTCACAGGTCTTGGCACTGCGGCGGCTCTCAATACCACGGATGTCTTGCGGTTGGCCGTTGCGGATCAGGCGTTGAGCGGTGGTGTGATCGTTACGGCGCATGACTATGGAACCGTGTCGAGTGGGACCGTAACGGTCAATCCTGGTCACTCACCATCGGCCTATCTGACCAACAACGGTGCGTTCACTCTAGCGGCTCCCTCGAATGAGGGAAGTCAGGATATCATGGTGACCAACGGAGCCTCAGCCGGAAGCATTACTTTCTCTGGTTTCACGAAGGCTCTTGTTGGTGATTCTCTTACAACGACAGTCAATCATAAGTTCCTGATCAGTATTGGTCGGATTAACGGGGTTAGCTTCTACCAGATAGTCGCTATGCAGTAGGAGCTATTATGTTTCGTCCTCCATATAGACAGTTTCTACGACAACCCTACGACTCTTTCTACAGTCAAGCAGCTTGCGCTTACTCTGTAAGGCGGATGTTTATTGCATATACCGGACCTCTCTTGAAGGTCAGACGGTCTAGTGATAATGCAACTCAAGACATAGGATACACGAGTGGTGGTGAGCTAGATACAACGGCTCTGACCACATTTCTGTCCGGCTCTAATGGCTACGTCGATACTTGGTATGACCAGTCTGGTCATGGCCGACATGTCGTTCAAGCCACGACGACAAAGCAACCTCAGCTAATCACTTCGAGCATCAATGGACGCCCTGGTCTCCAGTTCGTCGCTGCGAACTCGCAGGAGCTAGTCTACACGGGCGCTGGGTTGTCCGCGAACTCCGCTCATACTCTCTTCCTTGTCGGTAAGATGACGGCCTGGGGCGTCTATGGTGGATTGGCAGGCTATGGTGGTGCATCCGACAAGACCTCGTGCATCGGCACAACATCGGCCAGTCCTGGTATCTGGTGGGCTGGTGGTCGCTTCAACACGACCCAGACCGGCTATACGGCGGACCAAGCCGCTCATGTGTTCTGCAAACAGGTCACGGCTTCCTCTGGGGGTACGACGAATCTCTACATCGATGGTGCGAACCACTGTCGAAACCTGTCATGCACCTACACGATTGCCACGGGTAATTTCGTCGTTGGTGCTGCGGCTCCTGCCGGATCGTTCTCTAATGGTGTGGTCAGTGAGGTCATGTTCATCCAAAACGTGACTGTGAACCGGAGAGAGCTTGAGGCTATCGCCAATCACTGGCTTGCGACCTACGATCCACTGCTCTACCCAGCAACAACCGTCAGCAATTATCATGTATTTCTTGTCGCTGGTCAGTCGAATGCGCTGGGCCTTGGAGAAGGCATCGACTATTCCATAGAAGTTGCGAATGACCTTATTCTTCAATGGCCTTGTGGAGGTGTCTTTTTCAACACACCGATCATAGCCCGTGATCCATTGTACTGTCCTGATACTTCGAACCGCGACATCGATGGCTCTGGAACCCCTGGAGTGGGGTTTGCGACCGCGTTTGCGAGAGCGTACCTGTCAGGTCAGTCTCTTGGAAGTGATACTGGTATTGTACTGGTCAATGCAAGCTATGGCGGTAGTGGTTTCTCCAATTCGAAGTGGGGAGTGGGTCAGACTTACTATACGAATGCTGTCACCCAAGTGAATAATTGCATGTCGTACGGTCCTGGTAGCTCACGTACGTTCAAGGGTGTCCTATGGCATCAAGGCGAAGTTGATGTGACAGCAGATTACAATTCTGCAACCTACCAGACTGCACTTCTTGCTGTTATCGATGGTCTTCGAAGCGCGATTTCTGGAGCAAGCTCATCGACTCCATTTGTTGTCGGTCAGATGAATCCAGATTGGTATGTGACCCAGAGTAATGGTCCAAGCATTAACTCGGTTCATGCTGCTATACCATCACTGAGAACCTACAGCGGCTTCTGGACTGGCCAGAGTGGCTACGGCAACTCTAATGATATCTCCGGTGGTAATATTCACTATAGTGCGGCTGGGCAGCGTTTGAATGGTGTTGCTGCCTATAATGCTTACCTGAGTGCCCTCAACAATGTCTAAATAGCGGATCATGCCCAACTTTTATGATGTATGTGACGACTCCACGTTCCCAGTAATCGCAGCCAAAGCTTACCGCAACAATTGCTGCGTAGATATCATCGAATTCGAAGATGATCTGAACAGGATACGCTCGATCAAGAAGCTACTGAACAAGTATCGGAATGGTCAGGAGCTAAAGGTCCTGTTGATCATGAACCACCTGACAGTGTTCTACAATGTATTCGGACCTGATGAATGCGCAACCAAGATGCTGGTCTTTAAGCTCGGTCCTTATCTTGAATACCTCAAACCCTTCTTTATGTACATGGGGCGGTGGCCAGAGAAGGTCGAAGGTCTCGGTCCTCGTAGAGATACTTTTTTTGGTGATGAGATTCCAACGGACGAGAAAATCGTCAAGTTGATCAAAGAGACCCTAAAATGAAGCCCTTTATTCCAGTGGTTTTACTGTGCATGGTTGGCTGTTCTACAGTACCTGCACAGACGGAAGATGATGTCGTCAGTTCAATTACACTGACGATGACACAGAACAAGGTCTCTTGCTCTAGTGCTGAGGTCCTTGTCGCTAATCATTTGGCTGATCTTACCGAGGCCAGCAAGATTGCCCCGTCCTGGGGTGTCCAGTGCCAGAAGCAAACGATGATCGTCAAATGGAACCCCATTGATGATTTTCAGCGTGAGCATGCTCTGGCTTTTACATATCAGGGAAACTGAACATGTGCTGTTGGGATGCTCTTATACCATACCGTGATTACTTCAAAATCGATTCCCTCCTCAACAAATGCGATGATCTGCTTGATAAGTGGACGAAGGATTACGATGACGCTCACTTTGATGAGATCATGGAGCAAGTCAACTACCGCACGGAACTGTATGATTTGTTCTATAGGTTCTTAGGTAGGTTCAGGGACAATATTGAAGACCCTGAAGTTGCTAAGTTTTACGATAAGTACGGCAAGCATATCTTTGAACGCGTCGTCACGATCTTCCAGATCAGAGAGATTTATGATAGTCATGCCCGCAAGACCGAGAAGTACGAAGAAGACTTCGATGATTACGGATTTGGTGTCGATTGGGCTCCTGCCGATATCGATATTGCTCTCCAGATGTACAAGGACTATCGATCGTTGGCTTACAAAGCCAATCAGATAAATAGGGTGCATGAAACATGTATCCGAAATTCTACTTGAAGGCTATGAGCTTCTTGACGAGAAGCGCAAGTTTGATCCCAAGAAGCACCTCAACCCGGCACATCTTAGCCGGGTTGCGATGGCCAAAGGCGTCGTGAAAGCTTACGAAGTGGCTGATAACGTCAAGGCCAAGGCCAAGAAGAAAGAAGAAGACGAGAAGGCACGACGGGCTGATCCAACATGGACTGCTGGTACTGCCTCTCAGAAGCTTTCGAAGACTGGCAAGCGGGCTCAGCTTCTCGGTAAAGCTCTGAAGCATTTCGCCAAGACTGGTGGTCGTCGTTCTGTTGAGATGGGCATCGACGCTGGTATGAAGGCATCTCAGCTTGCCCCTCCTGGTAGCCAGGGTCCGATTCGTGAGATTGGTGTTGCGGGTACGATGGGCGTCGGGGTTGGTCTCGCGCATCTGATGCAGAAGGGTGCGGCTGAGTACCGCCGTCGCCGGAACCAGCTTCGCATGATCCGTCGCGCGTCAGCCAAGATGAAGAGCCAGACCTAAATACGAGCATGGCTCGTACTGGTGCATTGGACGCATTCCTCGTCTACGAATTTCTGAAGCGTCTCGTTCTTCCTTTCAAAGAATGGGACGCTTTCAAGCGTGGTGTTATCGACGCTGACGGGAACATTCTTGTTCCTTCAACGAAGCGCACGACAGATCAGCAAGACTCCTTCAAGATTTTCGATGTCTTGGTGCGCAACCTCAAGCGATTGCTTGAGAAGGTCCCCGGTGGGGATACTCAATTCGGCTCTCTCACGGCGGCGGCTATTCTGGTCAAGGAGTCCAGGGCACCGTCATTTGACTGGGAAGATGAGTTCGAGGTGGAGAAGAATTACATGAAGAAACTGAATGAAGATGGCCCAACAATTGCAATGGGCAATAGCTCCATGACGGGCTCTCCGATCGCTGGAGCCGATGGCAAGAATGGTCCGGCACGATTGGGTAAGGGTGTTCTGAGCCGTCTGAAGAGGCGTCGTCGCAAGATGATTTTCTCGGAGCGCATCATCACTATGAGACAGCAGCTTCAGGAAAGTCAGTCTGTTGTCATGATCGCTAATATCATGTCGATGATGGACACGATTACAACACAGCTTTCGATGATCGATTACAATGGTATTGTAATGCACCTTGGTAATATGGCACCGAAGGATGGGCAAACTGCCTACATGATAGGCAACGAAAGTATCAAGCGAATTAAGCAGGCCAAGCGTTACTTGAAGAAGCGCGAAGTCAAGAAGAAGATCAAAGCCCGTGCCTCGAAGAAACCAGTACTTGCTGAAGATGTCTATGATGTTGACCCACAGGATCACTGGAAGTCACGTCATGGCAAGAACCGATACCATCGGTTTTCCAGATATATTGCAAACCAAGGTGATCTTGATCAAATAAGGAGAGCACGCCGTGGCTCCGAGGTTGTTCTTCGTGACAGGTCCACTGGCATGCATACTGTACTTCGGAAAGGTCGTAGATGAAAAAGAAGAGACACCTATTGCTCTGGGTTGGAATTATTGCTGTCGTCGCATTTTCACTAGCCCTTCAGTCAAGCCCTAAGCTTCGTGACTGGACTGATCAGGTTAAGGAAGTTCCGATCGTTCGAGAGATCGTCCGCTCGGTTCTGGTTGAGACGCCAGATGCACCTACCGTTCCACCTTCTGTTCCTACGGAGGTAGGCCAACCTAGCCAGTTCCCTTTACTGCCAGACCCAAGCAAAACCCCCGGCATCGTGCTCCCAAACGTGAACGAGAGGATTGTCTGCACTCCTGGTTACGCCAAATCGAAAAGGGACGTTTCCCAAGGCATGAAGAACCGGGTCTTTGAGTTGTACGGTTTGACTGGAAAAGAGACGAAGTTCGAGGTCGATCATCTTGTCAGTCTGTCACTTGGAGGTGGTAACAACATCGATAACCTCTGGCCTCAGGCGTACACCTCTGAGCCGTGGAATGCTCACGACAAGGACCGGCTTGAATTCAAGCTGTACCGCCTCGTTTGCACGGGAAAGATCAGCCTGAAAGAGGCTCAGGATGCGATCCGGGGGAATTGGATCGAATCCTACACTAAATATATCGGAGAACGAGTACGTAGATGACACAGTTAGATGAAGTGTATGGCAATGATTCCTTGGACGTTGCTCTAGCACAGGCTCGTATTGCAGTCGAGAAGGCGACCAAGGAAGTCAAGGGACCAATCACTCCTCTTCAATTGAAGAAGTTCTTGATGCTCGTGGACACTGTAAGTCGAGTTCTCCTTGAACAGTCGAAGCTTGTGAATACAGAGAACAGTGGTCATTCACATGAGGTACAGATTCCTAAGTCAGTATTCCCGAAGGAACGGAAGCCAGCGGCTAAGAAGCCACGTGTGAAGGTTCTTGGCCGACGTAAGACACTCATCAAACGCAATCCAGAATCAGAATAAGGAGAGCACTACATTATGATCACACTATTGACCATCCTGGTATCAGGTCTCATCAACGCGCTTCCATTGTTCACGAAGCTCTTCGGAGCATACATGGACATCAAGAAAGAGATCAGACTGAAGGAGATGGAAATTGAACTTGAGAAAGCTAATCTCGCCACTCGTCTGGATATCTCGAAAGTTATTGCAGACCTTAGAGAGGGGGAGTCTCTTCGAAATCACGATAATACTATTGATGATCGTGGATTTATTGGCGGCTTGCGGGCGAGCGTCCGGCCCGTGGTCACATACGTGTTCTTCGCTCTATTTCTCGCTGTTAAAGGTGCTGCCATTTATCACGTTGTGACGGTGGGTGGCCTGGGGTTCACCGAGGCCATGCCGCTGATCTGGGATGAGAGCACGCAGGCCATCTTTGGTGCTGTGTGTGGATTTTGGTTCGGGTCGAGAGCCATCGAAAAATATGGGTTCAAGGGAAAGCTATGATCACGCAAGAGTACTTGAAGGACCTGTTGTCTTACGATCCTGATACCGGTGTCTTTACTTGGATTAAGACTAAGAGCAACAGATGTGTAGCTGGCAATCAAGCAGGGTATCTTATGAAGCATGGATATCGCTCGGTTCAGGTGAATGGAAAGCTTTATACTGAACACAGGCTCGCTTGGTTGTACATGTACGGATATCTTCCTAGGGGTATGGTGGATCATAAGAATGGTAACCGGGCTGACAACCGTATCGACAACTTGAGACTTGCTGGTCAATCCCAACAAAATGCTAACCAGAAGATGCGGAAGGACAATACATCTGGCTTTCGAGGCGTCACCTATGACACTAGACGTAAGAAGTACTTTGCGCAAACAAGCATCTCTGGACAACATATATTTCTCGGTTACTTCAATAATGCTGAAGACGCCGCCAGAGCCTATAATCGGTTTGCCAAAGAGACCTTTGGTGAAGAATACCTTCGCATACCCGAGCACCAACGAGCCTTGGATAACCCACCACCTTTAGTTTGACAGGTTCATCTGTTGTTCCTAGATTACCCTCCGTGTCATCATGATTCGGAGGGTTTTTCATGCTCACACGTCGTAAGTTCCTGGTTGCGACCGCAGCCGTCGCCGCGTCCTCGATCATCCCATCCGTGCCGATCGTAGAGGCCCAGAAGTACGGGAACCTCAGTATCATCATGGACAAGTACCCAAAGCAGTACATGAACCTTCTTCGGGACATTGTCGCAGCAACGAGGAACATAGCGGATTTCGCTATATGGGACTTCAATGACGACGTGATGCGATCTCGGGTGAGCTATGAGTACAACGGAGTGTTGTACGAGCTTTTGCAGGCACGGGAACTCTACAGCTTCTTGACGGTCTGCAACCGCACCAATAATACACCAGACGTAATCGACCGGAATGCTTTGCGGGCAAGAATCTACGTCAAGCCATGGATTTTACATCAAGACCTGGACTTCGATATCGAGATTGGTAACAGCGGCTACATCAAGGCCAGTACCTTGGTTGCTGCATAAGTTGGAGAAGCCGATGAAAATATGTACCAAGTGTGTCCACTGTGACTGGCCTAATCGATGCCAACGTATCGATCTTGGAATCGATATGGTCAATGGTGCCCGGAAGTATAGGCTACTGTCATGCTATGACGAACGTCGTGAAGCACACTTCCTTGATAAGTTGTTCGGTTACGACAGATGTGGACCTAAGGGAAAATACTACGTCGAGAAGGTGGAAGATGAGCAACACTCAGAAGGACCACGTGGATAGGATCATGGCCTTCGCCCTGCATACGGCGAAGTACCAGAAGGAGTGCAAGAACTGCCGCTATGGCACGATTATGGGTCACAACAAGGACAAGAACCCGAAAGCTCGCGATCGTCTGGTGGACCTGGATGGGGTAACCGGGTATCCGATGGCTCTCTGCCGGTTCCATGTGGACTGGTTCGAGGTTGACCACAAGTGTGAGGACTGGAAGCCTAAGGCATGAGCTACCTAGAAGAGAAGTACATCAACTCCATCTCCTTCGAGCTTCCGAAATTCGAGCAAACCAGTCGCCAACCCCCAGTATTCAACTTCGTGTGTGTGCAACCTGGATGTGGTGCTGGTAAGAAACGCATCAAGAAGAAAGCGTATTTCTACCTCAAGGATGACCACTTCTACTACAAGTGCTTCAGGTGTGGTCACCATCAGCGCTTCACGAACTTCCTGAAGGAGTTCAATTCTTCACTCTACCAGGAGTATGTCCTGGAAAACCTTCAGGAGACGAAGAAGCCTCGTCCTGAGCGTCTGAAGTTCACGGCTACCCAAAATTCAACCGAGTTGCTTGAGGAACGTCGGCGGATGGAGGCCATCATGGCGCTCTTTCAGTCTGTCGATCATGTTCCCATGAAGCACCCGGCTTTCCAGTACGTCAAGAAACGTCGTATCGATCCTAAGTGGTATCCACGGCTCTTCGTTCTCGAAGAGGCCAAGGATATCGCCAAGCTATTCCCTGAGTATGAGGAGAAGGTTCGTGGCTCAGAGACCAGACTATTCATCCCCTGCTTTGACCGAGAAGGTCAACTGGTGGGGGGAACCTGCCGAGCCATTGATCCATGTCTTGAGCTTCGGTACATCGCTGTACGGGTTCACGATCACTCGGAACTGGTCTTCAACCTCGACCTCATCGAATTACACGAGCCAGTGCTGGTTGTTGAGGGACCTATTGACTCAATGTTTCTACCAAACTGCATCGGCGCCGGAGGTCTCAACCTGAAGAAACTGTTGAGGATCGTACCAAGAGACAATCTAACCCTGGTATTCGACAATCAGCCTAAGCATCCGACAGTTGTCTCCTCTATGAGGTCTGCAATTTCACTAGGTCTTCCCGTTGTCATCTGGCCTGATGGACTACCTTACAAAGACATCAACGATATGGTTTTGAATAACGTCGAACCTCTCCCCATTATTAAGTCGCATACTTACAGGGACACCCAAGCTGGTGTCCGACTGGAGTTATGGAAAAGATGTTGAGGAGAGGTTATGGGAAAGAAGAAGTCATTGCGGAAGAACGTCTATATTCTACTCGATCGGTCGGGTTCTATGCAGGATCGGGGATGGGATAACGTCCTCGACTCGGTTAACAGTTACGTCAAGGAAGTTGACCAGGACTCGAACGTTTTTATTGTGGCCTTCGACAGTAGCTCTGATGGACTGAGCTATACGGTTCTTCGGAACTGTGTTGCATGCGAGATGGATAAGCTAACGTCTGATGAAGTCACGCCGCGTGGCATGACTCCACTGTACGATGCAGCCTACCGCCTGTTCTCGCGGGCGATCGAGGACAACGCGGAGCGTACAGCCATCGTCGTCATGACGGACGGCTATGAGAATGCGTCCGTGACCTACAACCTGAGCCATGTTAAGGGTCAGATCAGTACCATGAAGAACAAGCGCTGGGGTGTCATATTCCTCGGTGCCGAGTTCCGTGGTGTTGAAGGGGTGGCGAAGGGCATTGGCCTGGGCAATAACCAGTGGGTCAATGCGTCGGCAGCGAACCTCGGTGCGACGATGTCGAGTGCTGGTCTCAAGACTAGGGCCTACTTCAGCACGGGTGGTTCCGCGTGCATGGACTTCAATGAACAGGAGCAGGAAGAGGCGGCACAGGGAAGTAAGTCTTGACACAGGACTGTGGTGCTGCTATCTGTCATGGGCCATCAGAGATGAGGCAAGAGGCTCACGACTAGCAGCCGAGAGCATCTTCTGAGACCCCTAGCGGTACCCCGTTAGGGGTCTTTTTTTGTGCTTTTTCCAAATTCGGACCGGTCTATATACTCTTACCACCAGAGAGACGAGAGGTTTCCGTGATCATATTTTCAGTCTCTTTGACCGGTTCCCCAAGCCAATTTTAATAACCAGGAGATTAGTACATGCAGATGCATGCCTTTCACGATTCTGTCCACTCTCTGACCAAGAAGGGTCCAACACTTCCGATTTCACAGGAAGTACACGCCACCAAGTATCGTCAGAAGGACGAAACATTTGAAGATGCGATGCTGCGTCTGTCTCGCACTTTGTCTGACAACTCAGCCCATGAATACGACCTCTTTGATATTTTCTACGATCAGCGGTTCCTGGCTGCTGGTCGTGTGCAGTCGGCTATTGGGGCTTCTCGTGAAGTGACTCCGATCAACTGCTTTGTTTCACAGACGATCGAGGATAATTCACATTCGATTATGGACGCGGCCTATAAGGCATTCATGACCATGCGTCTTGGTGGTGGTATTGGCTATGACTTCTCTGGCATTCGACCCAAGTATGACTTGATCGAGAAGCTTCAGTCTCAGGCTTCTGGTCCGATTTCCTTCATGAACATCTTCGATGCCGTCTGTGCCACGGTGTCGTCTGCTGGCCATCGCCGTGGGGCTCAGATGGGAGTTCTTCGCGTTGACCATCCTGACATCCTGGAGTTCGTGAAAGCAAAGCGCAACACTGATAAGCTGGTCAACTTCAACATCTCAGTGGCCATTACTGACGAGTTCATGCACTGCGTTGAGCATGGATTGATGTTCAATCTCCGGTTCAATGGGAAGGTCTACAGTCATGTTGACGCGCGGCACCTGTGGAACGAGATCATGCACTCGACCTGGGATTGGGCCGAGCCGGGTGTGATCTTCGTCGATCGTATGAACGACCAGAATAATCTGTGGTATTGCGAGACGATCGCTGCTACGAATCCATGCGCTGAGCAGCCGTTGCCTCCGAACGGTGCGTGCCTTCTTGGCTCGTTCAACATGGTCAAGTACATCACGCAGGTTAGCTCACAGCGTTACCTGAATTTCGAGATGTTCCGTCGCGACATCTTCCATGTTGTTCGAGCGATGGACAACATCGTGGACATTGCTCTTTATCCACTGGACTCGCAGAAGAACGAGGAGCACAACAAGCGCCGCATGGGTCTTGGTGTGACGGGCATGGCCAATGCCATTGAGGCGCTGGGCTATGCCTACGGTAGTCCAGAGTATATCGATTTCCAGGATTTGATCCTGAGCACGCTCCGGGACACGTGCTACATCGCGAGCACGTACGTTGCAGAAGAGAAGGGTTCGTTCCCTCTGTTCGATCGGGATAAGTACGTCACTGGCAAGTTTATTCGTCGTCTACCAAAGTACATTCAGACTTTGATTTACGAGAAGGGCATTAGGAACTCACATTTGACTTCCGTTGCTCCTACGGGGACGATTTCTTTGACTGCCGATAACGTCTCTTCTGGTATCGAGCCGGTCTTCTCTTATGGGTTCGATCGAGTGATCAATATGCCTGATGGTGTTCGCACTGAAAGGGTCGATGACTACGGTGTTCGAGTCTTCGGAGTACATGGAAAGACTGCGGATAAGTGCACAGTCGATGAGCATGTGAATGTTCTGATCCATGCACAGAGATATGTGGACAGCGCAGTGTCGAAGACTTGCAATGTCGGGCAGAATGTGTCATTCGAAGACTTCAAGGACATCTACCTGAAGGCTTGGCGTGGCGGTGCTAAGGGATGCACGACGTTTCGATCCAATGGTAAGCGGGCGGGCATCCTGAAGGCTGTTTCAGAAGAGAAGTCTCCCGAGACGGACGGAACGGCTTGCTTCATCGACCCGACAACAGGACAGAAGAGTTGTGGCTAAGCGCGCTCCAAAGCTTCCCAATGGACTGTATTGGGATGCTGAGAACCGGACCATCGTACATGAGAACAGTAGCATGTACGTGGTCCGGACCCCTGACCTCGTCAGGTGTGGCAAGACACTGACCGGCCTGATCGAATTGTTCAACCGTTTTGCCGGTCATCTAGATTGGACCGTCTCGGCTGAGAGGCTTGAGAACGACATCGTTCGACACACGTATTACTTGGCTGCGAAGCCAGTAAGACTTGAGGTGTCTAAGTGGAAGCCGAAGCAATAATCTCAGAGAACGAGCTTGCACTACCAGTCTCAATGTGAGACAAGGTGTCTCCAACTTCAGTCCGAAGGGAGAACTTTACGATGCAGCCGATCAACAATGCCGCCGTGCAAGTCGTGCAGACCGCGCTCTGGAAGCGTCTTCCGGAGCTTCCTACAGACATCAAGTCCCGTGAGGCTCTGGACCGGATCGGTCGGTTCGTTCGGAACCTGGAATCCGTTCAGGTAGCCATCGACTTCATGGGTGACGAGACGCAGAAGTACAATGACGCGGCGAAGGTGCTCCTGAAGGAATGCAATATGACGGAGCCCAACGAAGTGCCACTCGCGTCCTGGGAGTCGAAGGTCGGGATCAACTCGCTGGGTGATATCACCTTGCATGCTCCTTGGCCGGTGTCTTCCGCCAACGAGTTCTACGTCCTCTCTCATGAGTGTGGTCATCTCAGGATGCATGTCGGTGAGCCCGGCAATCCGAAGGACCCTACCTTTGGTGATGCTCACAAGCGTCATCCCATTCGGCGTGCCCGGTGGGAGTTCCAAGCTGAGAGGTTTGCGGAGCGTCAGTTTCGCAGGTTCGGTTTCGAGGTTCCTTACCTCAAGCAGGTTGCAGCCCGGCTGAATGTGCTCAGCTACCTGATCCTCAACGGGCGGACCCCTGAGGTCGATCGGTTCTTATCGCGTATCGAGACGTGGGTCGCTCAGACCCCAGAAGCCAAGGACACGCTTGACTATGTCAAGTCCTTGCCGATGAAGCCCGTCAAGACCACGCATTCTGGTATCTTGGAGCAGCTTCGGGAGGTCATTGAGAAGGGGCTTCTTGGTGTGTCAAAAAAGAACCTTGGTCCGCCACCTGGAGCGTTCGAGATGTCGCCCAAGCAACTGGTCGAACTGATGGTGGGCTCTGGGCTGAAACCCGAGCACATCAAGGTCGTTTCGATGAACGACGAAGGCATGGTTCTGGAGGTTCCAGATCAGGCATTCGAGAGGATCACCAAGCACTGAGCTAGGGTGGTGTGGAGGAGAGGATGTGGAGAACGCTCCACATCCTCTTTTTTTGTGAAGGAGGGAGAACTGAACTATGACAACCATGCAAACGATTGTGTTTGTTAGTTCGGTATCCGTTGTTACGGGGGCTGTCGTCGCGTTTCTCCTTTTCAATCTGGCTGGCCCAACTGGACTTGGTATCCTGATGGGCTTAATCTCAGTATTATTCGGCGTCGGAGCCGTGATCCGTCTACTGGCATCGAAGGAATAAGGGGGATTTGCAATGAAGGGTATGATCGAGGTCTCATCTGGGGTATGGGTGAACCGAGCATGGCTTGAGGCCCTGGCTAAGGCCCCGAAGCCGGACACGCGCATCTGGGATGCCTTGGTGAGGATGAGTGAGAAGCATCGGTCGTGAACATCGAGAATAACAAGAAGCTGTTGACCCTGGCCAAGTTCTGGAGGCTCAATGGCGACTGGATGCAGTGTACTGCATGTGATAGAGGGCTCGTAGCCTCCCGCGATGGAGAGGCACTGATACACAAGCCTATGTGTAAAAACTCCCGTCACGTCCATCCTTGGGTAGAACTACGCGAAGCTATCATGATAGGAGACTGAACATGGCCTTCAGAAACTTGACCAGTGGGGAGATGTACAAGATCGCAAGTTTCCTTCGGAGTGCGGCAAAGCAGTTTCGCGAGGACGCGAGCCATCTCAACAAGAAAGCTTCAGTCAACATGGTTCCGTTGGTCGCACAATTCGATCGACAGGCGGATGAAGCGGAGTCATTCGCTGCCATGTTCGACTGCGCCTCGCAATCAGATGGCGAAGTCAAGGTGACCTACGACGCTGACTTACTGTTGGTGGAGAAGTGATAGGTGATAGGGGGTACTATGCTTCGCAAGGTGATCCGGTTCTACGAGGTTCTGGCGATCGTCCTGTCCTCGTTCACGTGCTTCCACCTCGTCTACATTGCCATCGTGTCGAGGGCTCCACTGCCTCATGGCACGCTGATTCTCGCCCTGACGGCTATTGGTGTGATCTACCTAGTGGACATCATCCACAACACCGTGGAGGAGATACTAGAAAAAACCGATGAACAGTATAACCCCCAAGAACCCGCCAGTGAAGAACCAGACTGTAAACTCAGCCTTGTTCGATTGATTGACGAGCTTGAAGAGACAGTTATTGCGTACCCAAGCCATGACAATGCTCCATCAGTGTACAATCTCAAACGGCATCAAAGGACCTTCGAACTCTAGGGTTTTACTGGCACCTTCACACACAAACCGAGCCCGGTACTGCATCAGGTAGTGCCCTGGATTAAGCTTAGGCATGTCGATCGATGTTCGGCGGAAGTGCTGGTCTGGATCATCATACGAAACCGTCGATGGCTCAATCCATACGAACCGGTTGTAGGCGCTGGTTGCTGGGTCCTGAAACCATGTCCGGTAGGCGACTTCGCCTTGCCCCTTCGGTGGGTGGCATTCTTTGCGCTTGTTGTACTCGAACTCATAGACAAAAGGCTGACTGCTCTTCATGGACTGAGAGATGACATTGATGTTCCAAATCGTCATGGGAGCACTATCGTCCGCGCGAAATACTGTCCACAAGGAGAGAAACCCTGTGGCAGCAATAGTAAGAGCCAGAACGACGATACCTAGAAACGACCAGTTGTTAATGTGAATATTTCGTTGTTCTCTGGTGATCATGGAGTCTTTCCAAGTATCAAGTGGCCGATAGCGATCAACGTCGATGTCAGTATGAGGCCGACCATTCCATACACAACTCTCTGAACCGGTATGAATTCAGTTGTAGTGACATATTTATCCAGCTTCTTCTCCAGACCATCCAGCTTCGCCTTCGAGAATTCGTTCGCTAGTACATTGAGCTTATCAAGATTGGCAAGCTTCGTCTCGATCTGAGTATTCAGAGCTTCAATAGTTCTTTCCATAGAGTTCAATCGCTCTTCAAGACGAATGAGCAATTCCTTATCTGTATACCTGTCAGGCACTAGGTCATCCTTAAACATTGGGACACCAAAAGAGGGTTCGTAGATATTTAGACCCTACCCTTCTTCGAAATTGCAAGGCTTGAGCGGCGCTCTACATATCGAGCAGCCCTCACCCTTACAGGATCGTCCCATGAAGAAGCTCCTCCTTATCACAATGCTCCTTGGTTCAGTCGCGGTCGCGCCGACCGCTCACGCCCAGTGGTTCGGGTATCAGTCCGATCCGCCGAAGAAACACGCTAAGAAGCCTATTCATCGGCCAAAGCCGGAAGCCAAGAAGCCGGAGCCGAAGAAGGAGGTCGCGGTAGCCAAGCCTGCACCGGCTGAGCCCGCACCCGACACCCGCGTCTTTCTGCCGCCAGAGGCCCTGGTCAATCCGTGGGTTGTGATGGTCGGTGAGAACGGAAGCGTCGTCAGTTGTGAGCAAGTGAAGGGCAACCTTCGCTTCTTCGGGACGCCCCGCAAGCCCATGGTGTTTGAACAGGATTGCAGTGAGCGAGGCATGATCGGTTTCGCTCGTGACCAGTGTAAGAAGTACATCTTCAAGGAGGTCACAGACAAGATTGAAACCCCTCGATCGACTGTTGCTTGGTGGAACGACAAGGGTCTCTATCACACCTATACCCATCCTGTTCACATCTACAATAAGAAGGTCAATATTGGATCGACAGCGCCTGGGTGCCAGTAAATGGATGATGAAGCCGACGTAACGATCTACAGTGAGCTTGACGACGACCTGTATGCTGAACCAGTAACCCTTATTTGCTCAGCATGTGGAACTCGATCGATCATTCAAACTACTAGCGGAATTACTCAATTCTGCCCGACGTGTGGAGCATCAGAAAAGGGAGACGATGACGGAGACGACACCCACGAAGTGGAAGACGACGATCTATGACAACCCTTGGACGTTCAAGGGGCAGACCGTTACTGATGATCTCGTCGAAGGATTTGCTGGATTTGTCTATTTGATCACCAACAAGACGACCGGAAGGAAGTATGTTGGTAAGAAAATTTTGAAGAACAGCAAGAAATTGCATCGCAAGACTGGTCGGAAAGTTCGTCGAGTGATCGTTGATTCCGACTGGAAGAAGTACTACGGCTCGAATGATATCCTGAACGAGGAGCGCAAGACCTCTGGAAACGACATTTTCATTCGTGAGATATTATACCTATGTAAGACGAAGAAAGAGATGACGTACCTGGAGACGCTTGAGCAGTTTCTACGGGATGTCATCCACAGTGAAGACTACTACAACAGCAACATCGGTGGTAAGTACTTCAGGACAGAGAAAACCTGGGTTGCCGCCTATGCCTGGGATATTACATTGAAACCTTTGGAGATTGAACATGTATCACCTCAAGAGCAAGAATGTACTTGTTGAGCCTGCTTTCATTGAATGCTTGGTGAAGATGGATGACTATTCTTGGGCTAAGGACATTTCCTGCCCGCATCTGGTCATCTACTTGGATGACGGTCATAATGAGCTTCGTTTGGAGTATGATACTATTGAGGAGCGAGATGCGGACTTTGAAGCATTAGCAAGTCGAGCCAAGCCCAATATGTACGGTCACTACGAGGACGAAAACTGCCTGATTGCCATTGACAATTTCTCTGTCGTTCGGCGCAACATGTACGACATCTCGTTGGAGGGTCGGCGGCATGTTCTACTTGAGCCATCTGATGTCGAGGCAACATGGAACCGAATTTGCCAGTATTTTTCTGATAAAGGAGATTATTGATGTACAAGGTCTACAATTTTGAGGATACCCATGGTCATGCGGAGGTTCATATTGACACCGATGCTGTCCAGGCCGTGGCTCTCTACACGAGTGGTGCTGCCGGTGAGCGACAGAGCATGACCCTGTCACTTGTCGTGACGGGGCAGATTCTGAAGTTCGAAGGCTCGTCGGATGAACAGAAGCAGTTTTTCCGAGAGATCGTGAACGAGATGACGGATGCGATTAAGAACAGGTCTCCATCTCAGCAGATTCTTACTGAGACTCTGTACGTCAGCAATACAGAATGGAACGAGGTCATGTCATGATTGTGCATGAGCAGTTTCTGACTGAACTGGAGATCGACAATCTCAAAGGGTATTCGGACACAAGGTATGGAAGGGTAGCCGACCTTGTTGCTCAGTACGCAAGCAACCTTTTGTCTGGTAATTGTACCATCTACATGAGTTCTGATCTGGCATCAGCACTCAACGCCTATGGCTACATCTACTACGACGCAGATACGGATTATGGGAATGTTCCGTTGTTCGGTGGAACGTTTGAGTATAATGTGTATGGTGCACCATGTGCTATAAGTGGAACACCAGTGCTCATCCATCCATACAAGAATGGATACTATTTCGCGATTGAGGTATAGCATGAACGATGTCATCAGGTTGTTTGTTGGCACTGACCCAAACGGGCATGATGCCGAGTCGCTGATGGTCCTGGAGCACAGCGCGCGTAAGGTTACCACGGGACCTCTTGAGATCACGTGGATGCGGATGAGCCACGACAAGTCCTCGCCCTGGTACGTCGGTCCTGGGGGCTGGGATACAAGTCGCTGGGCCACGCCCTTCTCTGGCTTCCGCTGGGGCATCCCGGTTGTTTGTGGATACCAGGGCAAGGCGATCTACATGGACAGCGACATGATCATCCTGAAGGACCTTCGGGACCTCTGGAACCTGGATGTCGCGGGCTACTGGGGTGCGATCAAGAACCCTGGTCGCACATGCGTCACGCTTTGGAACTGCGAGGAGTGTGGCAAGCCTCCGTTCCCAGACGTGATGAAGAAGCGGACGAGCCCCGACTGTCATGCCTCTATGCAAAGCCTCATCGGCAGCAGTGCGCATCGGTTCCGCATGTTTGATAGTGCGTGGAACTCACTGGATGGCGAGGACAAACCGATCTCCTGGTCTAAGATACTTCACTTTACCTCCATGTCCCATCAGCTACATCTGAAATACGCCATACCGCGCTTGAAGTCAGAAGGTAAAACTCATTGGTTTGATGGTAACGTCCAACCCCATTGGCGACCTGAACTGCAAGTGTTATTCGATGAATTGTACAATGAAGCTATCAAAAGTGGTAAATCTGTAAAGGATTATTACCCTTCAGAACCTTTTGGTGATTACAAGAAACAGTCCCAGAAAGGATATAGGGCAAACCATGGTTTTGACCCTCGATGACCTCAAGGTTCTTCTAAGCTATGATCCTGAAACTGGTAACTTTACTTGGCGTGTTACTAGGAAATGGGCCAGACAAGTAGCCGGAGACAGGGCTGGACATATCAATGGTGTAACGGGGTACCGTTACATCACCATTAAACGGAAGAATTACTACGAGCATAGATTAGCTTGGTACTTCATGACTGGGAATTTACCTGACGAGATTGATCACATCAATCGAATTAAAGACGATAACCGCTTCGTCAACTTACGTTTAGCCAGTCGAAGTAAGAACAATAGTAACAAGAATACCGATAGACGTAATAGTTCTGGGTATAAGGGTGTGGTATGGCACAAGAGGACACGACAATGGCAAGCTCAGCTTGGTATTATTATGGATGGCAAGAAAAAGTGTAAGTATCTTGGTAGTTTTCAGGACCCTCTCGAAGCTGCTAAAGCATACGATAAGGCGGCTATTGAAGTCTTTGGTGAGCATGCCTGCACAAATCAGATGATGGGATTGATTGATGCCTGAGAACAAGCCTAAGCCACGTGCGTATTTCCTCATCGGAGTCGGGTGCTCAGGTCGCACCCGACTCCGTAAACATCTGATCAAATTCCACGGTCGGTTCAACTTCATCGTCCTTTCGGAAGATGACCGGTACTTGGCGTATGCCAAGAGGAACCAGATTTCTTATTCTATGGCCAAGGCCGAGATCAGAGACAAAGTCGTTGCTGATCTCCATAAGGAGGCTGAGCGGGCCTATACGCAAGGAAATTACGTGATATGGGATGTAGACTGGTTCCTTACCGAGCAGTCACGTCGGCAATACTTGGCTAAGGTTCCGAAGACTTACGAAATCATTGGGTTCCATTGTGAGACACCGAAAAATCGGCTGGAGAGGAATAAGCTCAGGCAGGACTTCGTTTACTCTGATACGGACCTAGAAGACCAGTCCGCTCTATGGGAACCCCCTCATATTGATGAGGGTTATGACCATCTTGTAATGAAGAAGATGTAAGTCTCAAAATGCATCACGTTGATGGGCTTGACATTTTCTACTGTTCGCATAATTCTTAGGGCGTTGGGGCATCACCACACGAGGGTGTAAAAAGAGGAAAAAATGCTCGAAACACCAGCACCGACAGCGATCCTGAGCCAGTACGAGAAGTGGCGTTTGAAAGACCCTTACCAGAACGCGAACGAGAACAAGACGGCGATGCTGAACATCATCTCCTCCCTCAAGGTTGGTGATGAAATCGGATACCAGCGGCTGTTCTCCTTCAGTCACTGTGGTAAGGTCCAGTCGATCGACAACGTCACCGGTCGCATTCTTACCGACAAGGGCTTCGAGTTCCGCTGGAACAAAGCGACGGGCCTGTATTGCTTGAAGGGCGACAACTACGCCTTTCTGTCGATCTACAGACCTGACGGAGCCAATGTGTATAGACGGCATAGCTGAGAGGGCTCTAAGTGCCGTCTAGAAGGGGGCTGGTCAGTCAGACCAGCCCCCTTTTCTGTCTGATACTAGAAAAGGCTCCGAGTAATACTCGGAGCCTTATTTGTTGCCGTTTTGCCACTATTCCGCCAAGTTGTTTACAGGCCGGTTGATCTTACCTCTTTCATGCTACTTTAGCGACATCCAGGGGGCCACGACATGATGTACACCATCAAAAAAGAAGGTGAGTTGAAGTACCTGTACAGTCACTTCACAGAGCTTGCCGAAGGTTGGAAGTACCGTGGTATTCCTATCTTTCTGACCAAGAAGAAGGAGAGACTGGTCTACACCGTCTACTACGGTAACGCAGTTTTCACTACGGCTAATCTGTCACGCATGATGACGATCATCGACAGTATTTACGATATATATAGCTGGAGGACATTGTTGCCTGAGCGTGGAAGTCTTGGTTGCCCTGTGTGTACCAAGAGACTGAAGCGAGAGTCGCTTTTTCTTCATTACACCCGTCATCACTTTGACGGCACCGATGGGACAGACGCTGCCAAGATTTTCAACATGCACTTCTCGAAGTTGTGGGGCACTGAAAGCGAAGCGGTCAACTTTCCATCTCAACCTATGGGGGAGTACCTGACACCATGATCGAGCTTGTTCTATCCGTCTGCCTGATGGCGGACCCAGGAAAGTGCAAGGATGTGCATCTGACCTACGTTGATGGCGAGATCACACCCTTCACCTGTATGATGTACGGTCAGACCGAGGCCGCAAAGTGGGGTGAAGGCAATCCTAGCTGGGCCGTGAAAGGTTGGAAGTGCGGCGTTGCGAAGCAAGTCGCCAAAATCTGATGGAGTTGAACATGAAATCTGAAATCATTCGCTGGTAAACTAAGGAGACATTGTTATGGAAGTGCCTTTCAACTACAAGCACTATGGGTTACCTGACGGGGTGACTGTAGAACAGGTCGTTGTTGAGTCTGCCGTCGAAGACTTCGAGAAACAGGTTGCGCGAGTGTTTGAGCAAGCTTCTTCTGATGTTGCCAAACTTGGTGGTTATCATGCACCTATCGATGATCGGGCGCGTAATTTATTCAACGACGAGAAGGTAACAGTTAGCCAAGTCCTCAGGCAATGCCAGAGGTTGGTTAATGAATACTGTAAGAGTGAGGTCGAGAGAAAGGCCAAGCTCGACTTCGCGGAGACCGTTCTTCAGCTTATGAGCAAAAAGAATGGGTCCTGAGTTGCAACATGGGCTCGGTATGGCTATGGTGGTCATCGGCATCTTTGGTCTCATAGCTTTGGGTGAGCCATGGAAGTGGTTTCGTTAGCCTACTGGCTTTGGTACGCCGGGGTCGTCCTCTTGATCTTGGAGGACCTTTGGCGTCCCAATGCTGGTGGTTCCGGATGGGTCATTCTCAACCAACGGCAGGTCTACATCACCATCCTGCTTTGGCCGTTGATCCTTTTTCTTATGATCATCCTTCACATTGCGGATAGGGCGAACTTGCGATGAAAATACATCCAGGTTTGAGCAATCTATACTTGGCTGAGGGTCCCTTCGTTGGCAACCCTTTTCGGGATGACATGGGCGGACCTCCTGGGCGCGTTCATGACTGGCGGAATTATGTTCCTGATGAGTTGCGCAAACTCTGGCCACATCTTTCGGAGGAGACGCGGATGGTCGTTGCCATCTGCTGCGAGCACCAAGCTAGCAATGAGGATTGGGAATGATCTCAAGACGTAACTTCCTCGCAGGACTTCTGTCTCTGCCAGTCGCGTCGAAGCTTGCTCCACTCGTCGCGCCACTCGTAAAGTCAGTCGGGTACAAAGGTGCAGCGCCCCTTGACGCTGGCTTGTTCTACGCTCCCTTTGTTCCACTTCAGGGAATTGAGATCGAGAAAATCCCTATCGTCGCGAAGTCGCGTACAATCCCCTTTGCTGTTTGGAACCTTGTGGACGACAGTCATGACGGAATTCTTATCCGGAATGGGCATGCTCCTGGACAACACTCCGACAGTGTTGGCCATAGTGAGCCTCGGAATGATGGTGATTCTGGTGTCTAGACGCAAAAAGGGCCGGTGATCTTGCGACCACCGGCCCTCGACGATTACTCGTCCTCCGTCTCAGAAGCTGCCTGAAGCTTCTTTGCCAGCATCAATCCCTCAGCCCGATACTTTGCAGCCGTTGCGTCAGCGAGATTGAATTGAGACCGCACCATCGCGAACGATGGTGCCTCTCCGTGCTGGAGAACGAAGTTTGCGACCCAGACAACGACACTCTGTCGCCGCTGCTGCAACTTGGTCAACTCCCCGCGCCTGACAGGCGGTGGAAGAGCGGTACGGGGAGCCTCTTCCTCGATTTCCAGAGTAGGCTCAGGCTCAGCCACGGGTGGCGGAACCTCTTCCTTGGGAACCAGCGGCGTTGCATCAGCCCTAGGCTCCCTCCGTTCCTCTGTCTTCGGCGTGGCCACGGACGCTTGCGCGCCGGGGTGAAGACCACCGAAGGCCAGAACGAAGAAGAATGCCGACAGCAGTTCGAGAACCACTGGCGGTAGACTGGTGGTGACGTTGCGAATGTCCTCGTTGTCTATCTTCTTCCCGAATAGACCCCACCACCATGCGATACGCTTCTCTGCGGCTTCGGCCTCCTGCACAGGACCTTCAATCCGCAGATCGTCTCGCAACTCTGTGAGCCTACGAGCACGATTGTTCTCCTGCTCGCGGGCCGCCTTGCAGCCGTCGGAATCTGCCCAACGCTTGCATGCGATATTCGCCAGAGATACGGCCTGATCGTAGTCGCGCTTGGCCGTCTTGTACGCCTCCCTCAACATGGCGATGTCTGAAGCACTCTTCTTCGCCGTGTTCACTGCGGTGTCCTTACCGCCGCCCGAAGTGCCGAGCGAGGAAGGCAGAGTTACACCGAAGGTCAGTATGGCCAGAAGGATGGCGACCGCGCCACGGAAAGCAGTCTTCCACGAGGTCACGTCCTTGAAGCCCTGATGAAGGAGTACGGCAATCCCGAGTGTCAGGACGGGATAGCCGACCAGCATTGTCCAGGACGGAACGGTCTCACCGGCCCATAGGGACCGGATCGTCTGTTCCATCGCCAGTCCCGTGGCGAGGAGCCAGCAAGCCAAGGCGAGAAGCATTGCATCCCACCTTGTCACGTGATAGGTCTTCATCTGTACCTCACATAGGTTCGGTTGATGACAAGCCCTCGGTCGTGGACGCGACCGGGGGCTTCCTGTTTGAGGGTTGCCCCTCACCGGACTGTACCTACGGTACAGTAAAGTGAAGAGCACGCACCCCTTCAGAAACCAATCATGAAGCCAAGTATACCAGGATATGAAGTCATTGTCAAGTATAGAGACCTAGTAGACTAGGTCCTTCCACAAGCAAAAGGTGCCTGTGATCTCAAAGAGATAGCCGTCCCCCAAAGTGGTTTTGCTTTCCATGGCCCGGCATCCCATCTACTCCCGGTATTGATGATGGGGAGATTCGATTATGAGCCCAGAGAAGGTTACAAAGTTCTTCACAGACCACGAAAACGAACTGATCGAAGAGTTCTTCATGCGTCATTATGAATGCGACAAGAACGGAACCAAGATCAGGTTGACATGCAAGCCGACTGGCATTGGCACGTCGATCATCGTGTCTTGCCGCAAGTGCAAGACGAAAGAGGATATCAGTGACTATGAAAACTGGTGAGCCAATGGATAAGGACGAGATCATGTCTCAGATGTGGAAACGTTTAGCAGAACGTGTATATGAAGGCATGGAGGTCAATCTGTACTTTCGGACTGTCGTTGAGGTCGTATTCGAAGTATCAGCAGAGATACTTGAGCAGAAGGTGAAGTGAGCATGTGGCCATCTGACGAGCTATCCGCCAATGCCAAGGGCGGCACGGAACTGATGAAGACCCAGCTTTGGAACCGATTGGCTCCAGAGCTACGCGAAAGCGTCAATGTCATCTGTTCGCGCGTGCGTTCGCTCAGTAACACGAAGCCGAACATCCTTTGGTGTCACGATCTCCCTGAAGACCCAGAGAACATGGTTCTGAAGAACCATCACATCATGGAGAAGCTTGCGAAGATCGTCTTCGTTTCTCAGTGGCAGATGGAAGGATATCTCAAGAGGTTTCCGGAGCTACCAGTTGAGAAGTGTGTTGTCATTCGCAATGCAATCGAGCCCATCGCTTCAAAGAAGCGAACGACTGACAAGATCAAGATGATCTACCACACGACTCCCCACCGTGGCTTGATGATCCTCATCCCGGTCTTCGAGTTTCTGTACGATTACGTGCGACAGGACATCACCCTGGACGTGTACTCGTCGTTCTCGATCTATGGATGGCAGGATCGAGACAAGCCCTACCAGGAACTTTTCCAGCGATGCCGAGAGCATCCTGCCATCACCTACCACGGGTACCAGCCGAACGAAGTTGTTCGGGATGCACTCAGTGAGTCACATGTGTTCGTGTACCCATCGATCTGGAAGGAAACAAGTTGTATCGCAGCTATCGAAGCCTTAAGTGCAGGCTGTGATATTGTGTATCCTAGCTATGGAGCCTTGCCGGAGACGATCCAGCATCATGGAAGGGTATACCCCCACATTGCATCCTACGAAGAGCATATGCTGAAGTTCTACAGTGTCATGACTGAGTATTTGTCTGATGCTGACTATCACAATTATTTCCAGGTAATGGCGGCAATGCGTAGTGAGTATGTCATGAAGCGTTTCAATTGGAGCGACCGCATCAATGAATGGACTGATCTGGTTAACTCGGTTATTTGAGGTTCTGAAGAAGAACAGTATCGAGTCAAGAGCACTTGATCTGGTCATCAGAATTTTCATCATGTTCTTCCTCGTCCTGTTTCTAGTTGTGATGGGGGTTTTCGTGAACTTCATCGGGGTCATCGGTGTGCTTTCTTGCATTCTTCTCGGAATTGCTTGGTGGGCACGTGATCTCTATATGGACTACCGTGATGACAAAGCGTATCTGAAGCGCTTGCAGGAAGAAGACAAAAAGGATCAAAATGGCCAGAGCGAAGAAGGTTAAGACCCCAGAGGGTAAGGAGCTACCGAAGGTAGCCAAGTCACCAAAAGCGACGAAGCTCCCAAAGACAGTGAATGAGACTGTTCAGAAGAGCGAGATCGAGGTCGTCAAGAAAGAAGCTGAGGATATGTATGCCAAGGCTTTTCGAAAGCAGACGACTGGTCGTGACGCGCCTCAGTTCTATGATGTTGTTGGTGCCATCGCATCCGCTCAAGGTGAGCAGAAGATCAAGCTTCTGAGACAGCTTGGAACCGGGGAGCTTAAGCAGTTCCTTGGCTACGTCTACGATCCTCGTGTGAAGTTCACCAAGCTCAAGAGGCTTCCTCATTATGTGGCTCTGACGCCAGAGCTTGCCGAACGGGACAAGGCTCAGCAACAGGTTTGGGATCGTCTTCGCAAGAACCCTAGCGATGGCCGCAGCTTCGTCTACTGGTTGACCGATCATGGCTCCGGGAACCTGAAGCCGGACCAGTTGGCGAGCAAGTGGAGTGCCTTCTTGGCCACGATCTCGATTCCGGATGCGAAGCTGTTCGAGCACATGTTCTACAAGGTTCCGATTCCTGGTATCACCAGGGCTGACCTTGAGAATGCCTACCCAGAATGGACAAAGGACTGGCCCAAATGAACACCGGCATCGTCTACACCCTCGGTTTTACGGTTGGTACGGCTCTTGAGTATGCGTACCCATCCAAGTCCTTCGGTGAAGTCGTCTTGATGTGCATCGTTGTTGCGGTAACGTTTATGTTCATGAATTACATACTGGAGAAGTGAAGTGAGAGCAGTATTGATTGGTAACGGCCCTTCTCGGAAGGGCTTCAATCTCGATCTTCTAAAGACACCGAAGACGGTGGTCTTTGGTTGCAACAAGATTGTGGATGACTTCCACCCCAACTACGTCGTCGCGATTGACGAGCCCGTGATCGAGTATCTTCGCAAGACCTCATTCCCGCAGCATCGGATTATTACGCCTCCTGAAGACGAGCGCTGGGAGCCGATGTCGCTGCATCCTCAGCAACGGATTCGTTCCAATGTGGGTGTGAACTGCATCTACGAGGCCGCGAAGCGCAACATCAAGGAGGTCTACCTTCTTGGGTACGACTTCCTGATCAAGGGTAATGCAAAGACTGCCAATGTCTATGCTGGCCAGCCTTTGTACGAGAATACGCTGACAGAAGAAGAGGGTCAGCGGCGACTTGAGTTCTTCAGGTTTGTCGTCAAGCTGATGCCTGAGACCAACTTCGTTGCAGTGTTCCCAAGCCTTGATAATGTAGAGCCTGCAATGGACAATCTTTCATTCCAGACCTTTGACCAGTTCAAAAGCGAGACTATGAAGTCATGGAACTCCTAGGGTTATTTTCCTTTATGGGTGTAGTGGTCTACCTCGGTTTCAGGGCTCAGCAAAGTTTGGACGAGCGTGATGATATGTACGATCATCTTTGGTGTTATGCATATCCCAACCTACATGAGCTTAGGGACCTGTATGACCACAAGAAGCTTTGGCATCATTACTGGATGAGGCTTACCTTCCGCAATCCTTGGTCAATATATACTGGTGCGCTCAAGAACTTGATCGATCGTGAAGGTTCTTCGGCTATGTTCTAAACCTTAGGAGGATAAATACTGTCGTGCCACTTTACACAATACTGAATACTGAGACTGGCGAAGAGAGTACTGTCAACACGACTTACTCAAAATTCAAGAAGATGCTTGAAGAAAATCCCCACATCGAATGGGTCCCTGGTGGACTCAAGATCGTCAGCGGCGTCGATGGCCTGCTGAAGACTGAGGATGTCTTCAACGATCGCCTGAAGCACATTCAGAAAGCTCACCCCAAGGGGAAAGTGATTTTTTAGAAGGATGCCTGTATGAGCAAAGTTGTTCGTCTACCCACGCCAGAAGTACCGAAGGACCCCAAGAAAAAGAGACGAACAACTAATTTGCCAGCAATACAGGAGGTCACTCCTCTAACAAAGAACCAGGAAGAAGTCTTCCGGCTCTGGGATGAAGGACAGAACCTTCTCCTCCGTGGCTTTCCAGGAACCGGAAAGACCTTCCTGGGTCTCTACCTTGCTCTTCGTGAGTTCGAGCAAGACGAGGACATCGAGCAGATCGTCATCATTCGATCCGCCGTTCCTTCCCGGTCCATGGGTTTCATGGGCGGCAAGCGTGAGAAGGACAAGCTCAAGGAGTACGAGCGCCCCTATCTCCGTCTCTGCAACCAGCTTTACGGGGGTCGAGAGGACGCTTGGTCTCAGCTTCAGGCCAAGGGAGTCGTCCGGTTCATTTCGACCAGCTTCCTTCGTGGTGACGAGTTCAACAACGCCGTGGTGCTCGTTGACGAGTTCCAGAACCTCTCCAATCACGAGATACATACGGTTATGACCCGTATTGGTGACAATACGAGCCTCATTCTCATGGGTGATGAGTTCCAGACCGACCTCTACACTGATGCTGATCGAGAGCTACCCTGTAAGAAGCTGATCGAGATCATCGGAATGATGAATTCGTTCAGTACAGTTTCATTCACGATCTCAGACGTGGTTCGCTCTGGCCTCGTGAAAGAGTACCTACTGGCCTGCAACCAGTATCACAATAGAGGATTGTTCCGTGGAACCAATGTACATGAAGTGCCCAAAGTGTAAGACGAGATTCGTCGCACAGAAGGCACAGAAGATCGATGATGAGAATGAGATCGGCATGAAGACATACTGCATCGAATGTGGTGCTCACATGCCGATCGTCATCCGTCGCGGTGATGTGTACATTTCCAATCTATACCTTACTCGTAATGATCAGGCGTTCTGGGCCGTTGATGACCACATCCTGGTCGGGGCGCTAGCTGGGCATTGCCAGCTTCTGCATGGATACTTGTAAGGATTGATTACAGCTTCCCCCACCCATATTTGTGGGTGGGGGTGCCTCGCATGGTTGATATTCCAGAGAAAGACTACGATCGGCTCATCAAGCTTTGCGGTCTCTTGTCCTCGGATAACGAGAATGAGCGAGCGATGTCGGCTATGCATGCCACGGCGATCATCAAGAGGTATAAGCTCACCTGGGCTGATGTTGTGACTGGAAAAGCACGCAAGCAAAGCTCAGTGCCGAAGCAGACCTATACAACGACTCAGCCAAAGGATACTGTACGCCCGGCTCCGAACGGCACACGTCGGGGTGACCAGAACAACATCCTCTACAACCAGAGATCAACGCTCCAGTACAAGAACCCGGTGACAGGACAGTGGAACTTCGTCTGGAAACATGACGTAGAGAAAATCTTGAAGAATGAACAGTATTTTTCGAAGCTGTTCATGGATGATGATAAAGACTTCATTCGGTATTGTGTGAATATGGACGTTCCACTAACCATCCGGGAGGAGAAAATGCTTCTCGGGATCATCGAATACCTCAAAGCTTTAACAGGATATGAGCCAATATGTCAGTAAAACCGAGCAAACCTAAGTTGAGCCAAGGTAGAACGATCACCTTCAGCATCAACATGGGATGGATTCTTCGAGGAATTGCTTTGGTTGCGGCTGCTGCCATACTTGTTGGTCTTGGGTATCTCATCTACAACTCTTACAAGCATGAACAATGGTGTCAGAGCAACAACGGCGTTGTCATTGAAGGTCGATCTGGAGCAGTATGCGTGCGGAGAGACATCCTTGTTAGGGGGACTAGATGAAAGTCTACTACGCAAGCGACTTGCACCTGGAGATGTCCTGGTGCCGAAATGAGTTCGTCAAGAAGAAGCATGATATTCTCATCCTGGCAGGGGACATCCTGACCTATAAGCTTCTGAAGAAGTATCCGGAAGAGACTGATCATTTCATGCAGAGATGCGTGGATGGTCATAAGGCCGTCTTCTTCTATCCAGGAAACCATGAATACTACGGAGGAACCATTGAAGAGATGGACGCGGTCCTTCGTAGTCGGTATCCATCGATCCATCACCTCGACCAGTTCAACCACTACGTAATCGACGACAATACAGTCATCGTCGGTGGGACGCTTTGGACTGACTTCGACAAGGGTAATCCGATAGCCCTGGACCTTGCCGATCGTAGTATGAACGACTACTACTTGATTGGTGGATTTACTCCAGAGAAGAGCATTGCTCTTCATCAGCAGTTCCTCGCGAACATCAACTCTGTATGTGAGAAGTACAAGGACAAGACGGTTATCGTTGCGACACATCACGCGCCGACATACCGTAGTGTCAACCCTATTCATTCCGGAAATGGCCTCGATCCGGCCTTTGCTTCCGACCTGTCTGAGTTCATCCTAGATCGACCGAACATCAAGTTCTGGATACACGGGCATACGCACATCCAGACGATGTACATGGTCGGTAATTGCATGGTCATGAGTAATTGTCGTGGCTATACGAGCGAGCGTATCTACAGAGAGTTCAAGTTCAACAAGTTCTTTGAGCTTCCTTGAGGGAACGTGCGATGCAAAACTGTGGTACGCCAACACCTGGAGAAATAGCATTCTGGTTTACCTTCGTGTTTGTGGCCGTTCCATTTGGATGGGCTGCAACCTGGGGGTTCATTCAGTGGATACGATACCGGTTTCCTCCGTCACCGAATGGGCGCTATTGACGTGATCTGGGGTCGTCTAAATTTTGTACGCGTGACACACCTACCCACGGGTTTGTCGGTGACCGCCGACTTCAGTCCTGCCAACGTGAAGAATCGTGATAAATGCTACACTATGCTCCGGGGGATGCTGTGGAGCTTGGAGCATGGAGATGACGTTGGAATGGTCACGGATGCCCAGCGCCAGATAGCAGAGAGCATCCTGAAGCGGACGAAGGGGAAGTCTGATGACCTTGGCCAGTCAGATACTTGAGCTTGCCAACACCGGTAAAACATCAGCACAGATTGGTAAGCAGTTGAAATGCAACCCTGCCTATGTGCGTGCAGTTTTCGCGCGTAATGGCCTTGCCATTAGTATCAAGGAAGTCAGGACCAAACAGATCAAGGACAAGATTACCGTCCTCGAAGCCCGTTTGGGTGCCTTGCGTACTGAGCTAAGCTTGCTGGAATTGGATGTCTGACCATGGGCTTTTCATGTGAATGCGAAGACGGGCCTGAGTTCTCGTCTATGAAATTGTGTAAGGCTCGCAAGGTGCACATCTGTTGTGAGTGCGGCGAGGACATCCCTGTCGGAACAGAATACGAGCGTTTCTCCGGCAAATGGGACGGTGATGTACGAACCTACGCAACGTGCGAGCGTTGCTGTGACCTTCGCGATTCCTACACTGCTCTTGGATACTGCGTGTATATTGGTGAGTTGTGGGAAAATCACCGCGACATGATTCAGGACGAGAACAGTAACGCCTGGAACGTTGCTACACAAGTAATTATTAGACGCCGTGAATTGTATGTGGAAAGGAAGAAAGCTAAGGATGTTTGCTCATGAATTCGTCTTGGAACAGGGAATCGATATTAAGGCAGTCCAGGAAGAACTTGGAAGGTTTTATCTCTGCCCTGGTGACGCTAAATACCCCTCGGTTACGACTGTCCTCGGTTCGAAACCAGAGAAGAAAGCAAGCATTGCCTCATGGCGCAAAAGAGTTGGTGCTGCTGAAGCTGACCGAATCTCCAATGAAGCGGCCACCCAAGGTACTGCCATGCATCTCATGTGCGAGCGGTACTTGCTCAACCAGGATGACTATTTGGAGACGACCGATCCCTTCGCGCCGGAGATGTTCTCCAAAATCAAGCCGTTACTCGACAAGCATCTTTCGGTAGTCCACGCTCTCGAAGCTCCGCTTTGGTCGCACCGACTCAAAGTCGCTGGCCGCGTGGACTGTTGTGGTATATGGGATGGCAAGAGGTCGATTATCGACTTCAAAACGAGTATGAAGCCCAAGCGTAAGGAGTGGATCGAGGACTACTTCAAGCAGGCAACTTGCTATGCTTGCATGTGGGAAGAGGTAACGGGTTGGCCTGTACCTCAGATCGTAATCCTGATCTCTGTCAGGAACTCGTCCCCGCAAGTCTTCGTCGAGAAGCGCAACAACTGGCTCGAAAAGCTCGTGGCTGAGCTTGAGACCTATCACAAGGAGAAGCTGTTCTGATGAGACCCAACAAAGTTCTGAAGGACGGTAAGGTCGCTGTGCTCATCTCTCCAGGGTATGGGGCTGGGTGGTCATCCTGGAATGCTCCTGATTACCAAGAGATGATGATCTTCGATGAGCGCTTCGTCCAAGCGGCCCTTGCCGGTGCCAGCTTCAAGGAAGTACATCAGCTTGCGCTCAAAGTGTTCGGGCTCGGTCCTGATGACTATATCTGTACCTCAGGATGGGACGATATCAAGGTCGAGTGGGTTGATGTGGGTACTTCATTCGAAATCGAGGTCTACGATGGAAGTGAACGTATTCGCTACTTAGGGCATGCTTTCAGAGCATAGGAGGACGCGATGGAAAGGATAAAAACCGCCATAGCTGCTATAGGGTTGCTATCGCTTTTCACAACCTTGTTTTCAGGTTCGATGACCGTACTTTTGGCCATCTGGGTTGGAGTGAAGCTACCTGAAACAGTACTGTCAGCGAAAATATTCGCTACGTCTGGTATAATTCTACTGGTCGCTGTCATACTCACATCTTTACTCAACGCCATGGAGGACTTTTAATCATGATCGCTATCGCAAAATACATCATTCACGTTGGGTTCTGGGTGTCTGCCCTTATGATGCTCGTGGGGCTCATCTCCTTTGGACTGCTGATGTACATGGACGGACCTTGGTCCTCACGCATGGAAGCGTCGGCTGGTGTGACACTTCTCGGCGTCTTCTTCTCGACATTCTTTGGCAAGCTGATTGATATCTATGGAGACTGATAATGGCAGACGTTTCACTTATCATTGACGAAAAGACGGTGGCCCTTGGTGACTTCGTCGAATGGGATTCGAAGGTTGGGTATACGAAGACACCCGTTAAGCGTCTCGGCGTCATTATCAAGATGTCCGCGAAGTACGACTGGAAGGGCCGCAAGATTTACTCAGTAACGTGTAAAACCCAAGTTGATAAATACAGAATGAGTCCATACTTCGGAGAGATCAACAAGCCCCAAGTCGAAATTGTTGGCAATATCCGCAAGTTTGAACATATTCAGGGAGAAATACCACCATGGTTGAGACAGTTGTGTCCTGGGGTCTCATCGCCGTCCTCGTAGTTGTCGGCGTCTGGGCGGTCAAGAAGTACTTCAAGTAATCCATTCTTGGCTTAGTCTGTTACCCCGCAGCTTCCCGGCTGCGGGTTTTTATTGTCTGAGTAGAGAGAAGAACTCTCTGATCTGTTCTTCTGTAAAGTCACTCTTTGCCATGTTGGCACTATACGCAACGAACTGAACGTTGTCTCTATTATACCCTAAAGAGGAGTCGATACGGTCCAATGAGGCTGTATTTGGTTGCTTCTTGATCATAAACTTAGGCTTTACAAGTACAATGCCAGTAATAGCACATCGTCCATCTTGTTTGTCCCACAGTTTTTGTAAGAATTCTTCTGTGATTTCCATTTGCCAACCTCTTACTATACAACGTTCGCGTAGTGCCTTTAAGATATAAGTGAACTCACCTTTAGCATTGTACCTATTGCCCCTATTGTTAATCGTAGATACTTGGACTATTCTGTCCGAACGTTGGTTCTTCTGATCTTCAGTTAAGTTCGCGTTCGTATACTTCGCTGCACACGAACGACCGCAAAAGAAGGTGTCTGGTGATCTCCCCTTCTTCAACTGACGAGTGTACTCTTTCTCTAATACTCTGGTGATAGCACCGCAACATTTACATCTAAGCTCAATAAACTTGTCTTCCTTCAATCGCATCCCCATAAATACAACGCGATGTCTTTGATGAAAGTGTACAGGACGCGGTTGCAACTACCGCCATCTCCACCAAAACCCATCGGCTCCACTATTTATACTTCGGTGGGCTCTGGGGGGATGAACTAGGATCGACTGGCAGGAGTAAGCAAAGGCGTGAAGTCGCAAACATTGATAAAGGCCAATGATAACACTGCCTTTGAGGACATTCGCCTCGCGGCGTAACCCTCATGGCGACGGTTTGGTGGGTGACTGCGTAGCAACAGAAGTGGAACCTACCCCAAAATTGACATCTCCTGACACGCTTCTATATCGCTTCCTATGGCAACCATTCCTCGGCTCGATGACGACTATTATGATGACGGTCGCGAGATAGGCGAACCATCACCAACTATTGTCGATCTAGAGAAGAGTGGGACTGCCACTAAAGTAGGACCACTAGGTTTTCTTCATAACATTATTGGAGCTAAGCATGACAACACTTCAGGACTCAGCACAGAAGCAGCTTCGTCAGTTCATCGAACAGATTGAGCGTCTTGAGGAAGACAAGAAGGGCATCCAGAACGACATCAAGGACAAGTTCCTTGAGGCGAAGGCACTGGGATTCGACACGAAGATCATGAAGCATGTTCTGAAGCTGCGCCGGAAGTCCAAGACCGAGCGTGAGGAAGAGCAGGATATCCTTGACGTGTACCTCCATGCTCTTGGCATGGACGGTGAGATCGTGGACGAGGCTGAGGCTGCGTGATGATCGAGCTACCGCTACCATGGACTGATTTGTTTGTGTGGTTTTCTGTCGTGGTAGCGGTAAGCTTCGGTATCTATATCGGTGCCCTAATATGGAATCGGTATCTTCGTTTCGACAAGTACTACAAGCCCTTTTACACCATGGATGATGTTGATGATCGATAACGAGAACGTTTCTACTCAGTCTTTGATGGCTACGACTGTCCTTCGACTTGAGACACTTATCGGTCGGGTCAATACCGTCAGTCATCAGGTTCAGAAAGTCCCGACATCGCATGTATTCATCTACGCGATGCTGTTTGTCAATTTCATCCTGAATGTCCTCATCTTCGTGATGCTTTACGTCAACCTGTTTCCAATCCGCCCATGATCGTAGTCCATACCCAAGAATGGTTTGTTGGTGAAGTCGAGAAGTTGATGAATAAGAACGTCGATGTCATCGACGCGATTATTCATGTTTGCCAAGAGAACAACATTGAACTCGAAGTCGTGAACAAGCTCATTACGCCATCTCTCAGGCGCGTTGTGACACTAGAAGCTTCAAAGCTCAATCTGTTGGAAACCAATGACTCCGCAAGATGCCCTGAGACTGTACCTAAGCCTGAAGGCGCACTTTAGCGACTCCAAGTATGACTTCCATAAGTATGGGGGTCAAATACGGTGGGGTGAGAAGACTTTCCAGAACCGTCGTGACAAGCTCCTGTTGCAGGCCATCTGCCGCACCACCAACGAAGAGCAATGGACAGCCAGGATCGTCGCCAATGCCCTCAGGGAAGGCAAGGTGCCTTACCTCGACAAGCTAATGACTGATGAGGCCGTGGAGCTAGGCGAGGCTCAGGTGAAGCGTTGGCGCGACCCTCAGGAGTCCTTCAAGGCTGAGCTTCGGGTGATCCGAAAGCGCTGGGCTGGATCGTTGGATGATCTCGTCCTTAGCAAGAACAGAGGCATTCTTCCAAACCTCATCAAGTACTACTTGATGACGCTAGTATCTGCTGACACTATCATTGGGTTCGACAAAGCACTCAAGGTAATCTCCAAGGTCGATGTCATGATGGCTGGAGATATCATCTGGGATCGTAACAAGACGATGCTTGAGCGATACAGAGGCTTCGTCCAATTCGACAAGAACTGGTGTACTGAGCAAATTTATTCGGCTTACCAAATTGAGTATGCGTTGGCGACGACTAAATAGGGTGTGAAGAAGTGTGGTTTGGATTTGCCCGGTTTCGCGTACCTGGACTACACTTCTTCCTACATTCGTAAACCAGTAAACATTCAACAGGAGAAATAGTGAAATGGTTAAGACGCTCGCAGAATTGAAGAAGATGAAGAAGGGTTCTTCGGCTCAGTTTGTCAACAAGATTGAGCAGAAGCTGACCAGGAAGAAGGGACCTTCCGATCCGCGTTTTTGGGCTCCCACCTTTGGCTCTGATGGTACTGCTAAGGCAACCATCCGCCTCCTCCCCGCAAAAGATGAAGATGCTGATCCGATCGTGTGTGTGCGTCGGCACTTTTTCGAGCATAACGGCCAGAAGTATGCCGAGACCTCGCGTTTGACGCTGGGCGACAACGAGGCTGATCCCGCTCAGGAATACGGCTGGAGACTGTGGCACCAGAACACCAAGGCGTCTAAGGACAAAGCTCGTCAGGTACTTGCAAAGGATCGATTCATCTGCAACATTTATGTGGTGAAGGACCCCAACGCTCCCGAGAACGAGGGCAAGGTGTTCCTTTACGAGATGCCCAAGACGGTGGCTGAACAGGTCAAGAAGGCTGGTGCCGAGACGGAAGAGGATGGTGAGGTTATTCCTGGGAAGGAAGTCATCGGTCTTTTCGAGGCCCACAACTTCATCATGGAACTTTACAAGAAAGACAAGTTCCCCGCGTACGATCGGTGTAAGTTTTCTGAGCGTGCCACCGATCTCCTCAAGGACGGTACTGTTGACGAGTATCAGAAGATTCTCGACAGTCTGTACTCTCTCAACGAGTTCGTCGATCCCGACAAGATCAAGAGCTATTCCGCTCTGAAGAAGCGTTTGACTGAAGTCATTGGCGACGAAGCCGGTGACGATGATACTGGTGAGGATGACACTTCGTCGTCATCTGATGCTGGTGAGACCGGGTCGAGCGACGCTGACGAGGGTAGCGGTGATGGCGAGAGCGAGGGTGAGGACGAAAGCTATTACGAGCGTATCGCCAATCGCCGTAAGAAGGCTTAGTGCTGCATAGTCGCCGGGGGGTAATGCAGCACTAGAAGGGGTGGTGTTGGTCTCTCGATCACTGGGTCACCTTTCCCCAGTTGAGACCAACACCACCCCTCTCTCTGATTGCAGTTCGGGCATTTGGGCCGAGAGCACGCGCGGCTGAGTTGGATAGCACTTGCCTGAGGTAACGGAGGCGCTTCCGCTGCAATCAGTTTGAGAACCCAAGAGCAATATGCCGCGAGAGTGGATCACTGATCCCGTAAGGATCAGTCTTCTGGTAGATGTTCGTCTGTGACGACGCGACATTATTGGTCGTCTTCTGCTGGACAACAGGAGGCGAGACAACGGTACCCTGGACATTCGATGTAATGCTGGCCTGAGTACGGGCTGCATTGACCTGAGCCGCCATTGCTGTGACAGGTGGCATGCGCTCTGTCCAGGTGCTTCCAAAGATGCCAGGATCGGCGGTTTTATCGTAGTACTTGCTGTAGTCGATCGCCTTGAACTCCCAGAGCTTCCGCCAGAACCCCTTCTTGTCATATTCGAGCTTGTCGTTAGTGTCTTTCTTCGTCTTCGGATCGACACTCAGACCATCAATTTCTTTCCTGTCCTTGTCGAACTGGTCGAGAACGCGCTTCTTGTGCGCGATGATGGCATCCATCAGCTTCTTGTCGGCACCCTTGAGGTCCTTACCAAGCTCCATCAGCCGCTTGACTTGCTCCTCTTGCTCTTGCTCAAGAGACCGCTCAAGGTCCTTTCGCTTCTGTTCGAGGTCAACTCTCAAGCGCACGAAATGCTCGCGAAGCTGCTGTTGCTTACGTTCGAGGTTCTTGACCTCTTCATCGATTCGCATGCCCTGTTCGACTTGTCCTTCTTTGAGGAGCTTGTCGCGCTCAGCTATCTTGGCGCTCAGTTGGTCAGAGACCGTCTTGAGGTCTTCAGCCGTCTTGTTGAGACCCTTCTTCAGGGTCTTCTGATCATCCATCAACTCTGTCGTGTCGAAATAGAACTTCGTTCCAAACAGGTTATCCACCCACTTGAGAAGAGTTTCCTTGGTTCGACGCATGTAGTCCGCGATTTTGTCGGGTCCAATAACCTGCAAGGTCACGCCCATCGCGGTTCCAATGATACCACCGACCATACCACCCCAGAATCCACCCTTCGACATGCCGAGCTTCAAGCCGTAGAGACCGAGGCCGACTGTGCCTGTCGTGGCGAGAGCCTGACCCCAGGTCTTCGTTCCCAGGTCACCACCAAAGATCGAAGCCATCGTGCTCGCGATTCGACCAACGCCTTGGCGCTCATTGGTCAGCCATGCCTGTACCACATCGGCGGCAACCATCGTCATCGCCGTAGCAATAGCGCCGATCTCACCGAGACGTACGGCGGTAGAGGCTAGAGGCTGTGTGATGCCCCCGAGCAGCGAGCTTGCAATGCCCATGCCCTTGGTGAGGCCCCTTTGAAGGAACCCAGGGCTGCGCATACCGTAGCCGCCTTCCCCATCCTGATCATCCTTATTCCTGAAGCGCGGCAGCATCATCTTGAAGGCATCCTTCAGGTCCTTCAGGGCATCCTTAAGCTGGATGCTGCCTTCAATGGTACGGACAACAGTGGTCGTGGCCCCCATCATGAACCGCTTCATGTGCTCGCCAGCCGTAAAGTCCATCGATGCCGCAACTTTTCGATCATACTTACCGTAGATCGGGTTGTTGATAATGGTACCTTTGTTCTGATCGATGTAATCACTGCGAATCTTCATGAAGTCACCGAGGTTCTTCAAGAAGTGACCAAGACCCTTATTCATCGCATCAAGACCAGCCTTAGTCTTGTCATCATCTGACCGATCGGCCATCTCACGAAGCTTTGACTGAAGCTGTGGAATAGCTTGTGAGAAGTCCTTTGCATTTGACATCGAAGCAAACTGGTCAAGAACTCCAGATGCAAGATTGTACGTGTTGCTTCTCACTGCTGTCCGGGTCATCCAATCGTAAGTAACATCGCGAGTTTTTTGGACATTAAGGTTCCTAGCACGCCAGTCAAATGGCATTGACGGCATATCTTTAGTGAAACCGTACGTGTTATCCAAGGTTGGTGTTATCGGATGATCATTGAGATATTCAACCCAAGTCTTGTACTGCTTTTCAGCATGGTCCTGGCTCATAGACTGACCAGCAGAAGGCTCTGGGTGCTTAGGCTTGACCAAGCCTTCCGGCATCTTCACATCTTTGACCAGCTTCTTGCCAGTCTGAGCGTCCCGGATGCCATCCTTGATCTCTTGCTCCAAGCGTGCCTGATAGGCACGGGCGACAGGGTCACCCTTCATCCGCTTGGACATTTCCTTGTTGGCCTTGTACATCGCCAGACCCCACTGGCGAACGTATACCTCATACTCCTTCTCAGGCTCAATTGACTGAGACGCAAACCGGTTGCGATACTCAGCCGCCGAAATCTGTTCCTTACCAGGGTCACTAGATGTTTCACGTGAAGCGGTCGGCTTGGCTGGGCCGTCCTTACGACCGATGTTCTTCCAACCGCCAAGGTCCTCGTTATCAGCCATTGCGCGACCGTCCTACGAAGGGCAGCGTCGTGAAGCCGAAGTAGCCAAGGATCACTGAGGACAGGAAGCCGGTGAAGTAGAAATAGATGTCCACCAGCTTGTCGATTCGCTTGTCTGCGGGAGCATCCGTCATGAAGGCGATGATGCCAGTGTAGATCAAGGTCGCGATGACGATCGAGATGAGAGCGACCCAAGCCATGCGCTTGCGGTTCGTCCAGTTGATGACCGGAGCGTCCTTGTCGAGCATCTTCTGCGGCAACCCCTCGTCGAGGTCCGCCGTCGTGACCTTGCAATCAGGGTCATTCGGCTTGACTGGATCGTCACCCACTTCTGGCCAACCTTTCACGTTCTTCCAACTCTTGCTGAAGCTCTTGGGTGATCATTATGCCTCTAATCTCAATCTCATAAGGCACCATGTCATCAAGATCACTAAGAGTATATATCTTCAGCTTCACTAGCTCGTGGGTGAGCTTGAAGTAGTTAGCCAGATCGGTATGAGATGTGATTATCCGAAAAAACTTTGCGCACCCTTGATCTCCACAGACTTCTTGTGACCACACTTATCACACGTGAATTCAACATTGGTGTGGATGGTGGGAATACTATCGATGAACTCGCTAATCGTTTCACATTGAGAGAGTGTCAGGCTCTGGACCCAGTCGATAAGCTCCTCACCTGTGCAATCGTCCGCATAATAGATCGTATCGTCGCTACCATCGCCCATGGACCCAGCTTCAACAACACAGTCGATGGCGCTGGCGAGGATCGCCACGGGCTTCAGGATATCGGTTGCCTGAGCGGCCTCAACGATGCCTTCGAACGAAGGGTGTCGCGTGACGAGAGTGATCGTGTCGTTGATCTTGATCTTCAGCTTCGGTGGAATTGGCCCTGTAAGCTCGATCTTCCGCAGATCGCATTTACCGATGCCCCGGCCCGTGCACTTTTCGTCCGGACAGTCCATGCCATTCAACGTCAAGGTGATGACCTCGCCTACAGACGACTGACGTAGACAGATCAGAAGGTGTTCGGTGTCGGTCGCGGCCATCTTCTTGACCGAGGTTCCATCGACGATGCAGTTCTCGCAAATCTGCTGAACAGCAGTGACCATGTCTTCGAGCTTTTCGCTCTGCTTAGCCATGGTCAGGATCGTCTCTTCCTTCAGAGTGTATGGGCGATACTTGACCTTTTTCTTGCTGACAGGTAGAGTCGTGGTTAGGACTGGGTAGGCTCTAGGTAGTGGCATAATATCTCCATAATTTACGCAGTAGTCGTGCCAGTCGGTGCATTGACCGGTTCTGGATCGTCATTGAAAATGTAGTACTGGAAGTCAACGTTCAGTATATGAGGAGCGTCTGACCCATATTCACCATGTAGTTCTGCCACAAGGATAGGATACGCTTCGATCAATGTGCAGGTATAGGTGATCTGCCCCGTGGCATCATACTGGTTTATGATGACTGTGCCGACGTAGTTACTGTAGTATCCGAGGTCGAAGGCACCTGGAGTGAACCCCGTGCGACGACGGTAGTTGCCTACCGAAATATCCTGCCATCGCTGAAAGAAGGTCTTCTCGGAAAAATCTTCTGAGCACAGGAACTTGACAGTAAAAGCCCCATGCTGGGACTCCATCGCCACATTTCGTGGCGGGCCATAGTTCATCTGTGGAGTTGTCGCGACAGATCGACCAGGATAGACAACGCTCTGCGCTCGCAACGACAGTTGCTGCATCGGAAGTGACGCCTGTAGACCTTGAGGAGCCATGATCAGGACCTCATAGTTCTGCGTAGGCGCGAACTTATTGGCGTTGATCTCCGAGACGAAAGAGTTGATGTCGAACATGACCCTATTTAGACGCGGAATCAGAGGTACAAAGCAAAAGGCCCCGGATCACTCCGGGGCCTTTCTTCGTGGCGCAAGGTCCTGCTTGGTCTTAGTAGAAGTCCTTAATCGACACCGGCTCGCCCTCGTAATCGAGAACCGATCCAGCATAGACAATGGCATACTTGGGAACGCGCTTCTGACCATTCAAGAAACGCTTGCCCGTTGTCGTCAGGGACCAACGCTTCGTCTCATCATCAAGCTTGATCAAGTCCCAGTACGCGAGAAACGCCGCGTCCCGAGCACCCCCAGAGAGCATCCGACTGATGTTGTTGCCGGTGATCCCATCTTCATACTTCTGAACAACTCGCAGGGCCTTGATCAGATGAGGCGACAAAGAACGCTTGTAGTACTTGGCATCCTGACTGCAACAAGGGCAAGTCTCCTTGTTACCGACACGAATCGAGTTAGTGAACTGCGTCTTGACCTGTGCAAATGTCTGGTTGTTCATTACTTCGTCTCCAAGGAGTTGGTTCTAGCAACAGTCGGTATGTAGGTTCCTTGGATCGACAAACAAACTCTCATTCATGGCCCACACCCGAACGTCGGCCTCTTCGAAGATGTCAGCCGCCTTCTCCATACTCTCATGCCACCTGTCAAAGTACTGCTGGTCACATCCACTGAACACGACCTCCTTTACCCCAGACTGTATTATGTGAGGAGCGCACCGATCACATGGAGGATGGGTCAAATACATGCACGTACCCTTGAGAGACAGTGGCGAAGACAGGATGGCATTCATTTCAGCATGAATTACTCTTGAGTACTTCTTCTCACGATCGGCATAGACTTCAGCCTTGTCCTCGATACCCCGAGGGAACCCGTTGTAGCCGGTCGAGATGATCGTCTTGTCCGGAGCCACGATGACACAACCAACACGCGTACTAGGGTCTTTCGACCACGTAGAGATGAGTTGAGCAAGCTCAAGGAAGCGAACCTGCCAGACCTGGGAATGCATCATTGAGGAAGTCTCCAATAAAAAAGCACCAGCCGATAGATCGGTCTGGTGCTCTCGAAGATCAATTTGCGGGGCTTTAGAAGGGAGCGTCGTCCTTCTTCTTGTGCGCCTTCCTCACGCGGGCAAGAGCCCGTGCATTCTGGTTGATCTGCTTGTCGTTCTCGTTCTCAAGATACTTGTCCACTTTCCAGCCGTCACCCTTCTTCGCGCGACGGCGAATAGCTTCAGCAGACGACTTCACAAGCTTGTCTGGATCATCATAGACGTGACTACCGCTCTTCTTGTACTTGTGGCCACCGACCTTCTTGACGCGATGGTATGTCTTGGAACGAAGCCGACGCGCGGCCTCGTACTTCTTGCGCTTGATCCAGGACGGAACGAGAGACGGGTCGCCCATGTCCATGGCACCTGCACGCCGCTCTAGAATTAAACGAATAACGTCTTCCCAATATTCTTTCATTAGGACTTACCCCTTAGAAGCAATTCTACGATACTGGAAAGGAAGCTTGGGGTTCTTCCCCCCATGAGCCTTATCGTCTTCACGCCAGTTCTTGGACATGGTACGCATTTTTTCTTCACGAGTACCAGGAACCCGCGACTTCACACCCCGAACGGCATCTTTCAAACGCATCTCGTGAAGACGAGCCTCAACCAATTCAAGGACAGTGTCGAGTTCTTCCTTACGAAGTGCCTTGCTACCCCACAACTTCACAGCCTTGAGGCCACCCTGGTCGATCTCAGACTGACGCCAAGCTTTCGAAGCAAAACGGGTCTTGGCAGACTTCGCTTCCTTGTCATGCTCAGCAGCGATAGCAGAATGCTTCTCGGCGCGGTCCTGATGTCGCTTCATATCCCTGGCTGAACCACCAAATAGCCAGAACTTCTTGGGTGCTGTTTGAGCCTTCTTGTCTTCCTCGTCAGCCTTTCGATAGTTAGCCGCGCTAACCTTCGCGTGACCGACGTAGTCCCTCATGTCACGCGCCTTGCCCTTCTCCAGAGTTGCTGAGCGCTCACGCATCCGCTTCTTCAGCTTTGCCGTACGACCAGTCACCAAGTTCCTGACATCGCGAATAATTCCTTCTGAGACTGGTTTGTTGTTGCTCATATACATCTCCCAATTCGATAACGGTATTTATCGAGGGAGGGAATTGATCCGGCCTCTTGACACATTTTAGTGACTCGGATTATCACCGACTCACCGTAAGCGTGTAGGAGCCCAACGATGCTACGTTCGAACCCCTTGCGTGGACGACACGGACTGCAACCCGAAGCCAAGAAGATTGTTGATGATCTCATTGGTAATTTCGCGGTAGGGCTGGTGACCTTCCTCAAGATGGACTATGTCCCGGCAGAGTTCACGGGACCTAAGTTGGAACATATAGCAGATGAGATGTACAATCTGCTGTATGACAACATCCCGAAAACAAGAAAAGCAGAGCATCTTCCTAGGCCGATACCTAGGTTAGCTGGCCCTGGACCTCGTCCATACGAGAAGTGGACAAGTAAGGCATCTTGACAAACTGACGTTGTGATGCTATAGTACTTGCAACCTGAACAAGGGAGTTGGTACTATGGTGGACAAGGTCAAGATCGCGGCTAAGGCCGCGAAGGCAGTGTTGCCGAAGGCAACCATTGCCAACATCGAGGAACTGTTCCTCGACAATGTGAAGGCGAAGACTGGCTTCGCGATCGAGGAGATCGACAAGGGCCAGTACAGGGTGACCGGCGTTAACGTCGTCGGTAAGCGCCCTATCCACTTCGACTTCACGGTCACCGTAAACATCAACAAGTAAGCAAAAGGCCCCTGGAGCGATCCAGGGGCCTTTTGTCGTTCTTGGCTCAGGCGTTACTCAGCGCCGCCACTGCCACCCGAAGAGCCCCAGCACGACGGGTAGCCCACGGGGTCGAGGCCGTTCCTCAGGCACTCCTTCGGGTCCAGGGTGTCCTCGATCCAGCGCCCGGTGTAGGGGTCCTTGAAGGTCGGTCCCGGCACCTTGTAGCCGGTATAGACCCACTCGCGACCGTTCGGGTCCTTGTTCGTAGGGCCGGGAACCTTGTAGCCGGTCTGGACCCACTCACGAGTGAGCGGAACGTCATCACCCGCGATTGCGGGCGAGACTGAGAGCAGCGCGGCAAGTGACAGACACGACAGCACAAACTTCATGGTAGTGGTCTCCTTGTTAACGTTTACACGTGACCATATGTAGTACACTTCGAAGATGTCTGCAAGTGGTAACTGGAGGCGTGACATGAAGAAGACTATTTGGTACATCGACACCTGTATGGGGTGTGGCGTGCGAGACTACGGAACCAACAGTGTTCTCCAGGCTAGAAAGGCCGCACTTGAAGAAGTTGGTAAGGCCAACTTCATCTCAATACGCAAGGCGACCACCGAAGAGATTGAATGGGTTAAAGCAATGGGTGGAGGTGTAAAGTGACCAGACGATATCTCTGGATTCTGGCTATGATGTTGGCACTGTACCCGATCAAGGTTTCAGCCCAACAGCATAGCCAGGAGGAGATGGAAGGACATGCGAAGTACCACGACGAGTTCTACTCGAAGTGGGAAACTGAAGAAGGAAACTCATGCTGTAATAACAACGACTGTGCTCCCATTGATGACGACCGAATCCGTATCCGAGAGGGGGAGCTTGAGGTCAAAATCCTTGACATATGGGTCATTGTACCTCAGAACCGTATACGACCCTACCGGCCACCGGACTTGCGCAGTCACCTGTGCCATATCGGTACTCACATCTTCTGCTTCGTGTATGGCGCTGGTTCATGAAAGGGGACAATGATGAAACTACCAGATACGATGACGATCGGTGAAGCTTACGGGCCAGCGATGGAAATTAAGACTGAGGAAGAGGCCAAAGAGTACTTTGAGGCCCTGGTCGAACGTTGCATGCGTGGTGGTAAATCTCGTGAAGAGTCTGAGAAAATCACCAGAAACAACCTTGGCTACTATGCTGGCTACTACGACAATGCGACCCGTGCTCGTGTAGAGCGGTTGTTCTCTTGTGCGCATCCGGTCTTCGGTGCAATTGCAGAGGTCGGGGCTCCCACAATGGAAGAAGCCTTCGAAATGGGTATGAAAATGGGAGAAAGACTCAGAAATGAAACAGAGACTGGTTGAGATACCTGTCATTGGAGGTCTGATTGCGATCGATCAGATTTCCTCAGTTAGACATCGTAAACAGGACTACCTGAGAGAAGTCAAACCGGGCATAGTGATCGTCCTACTAGATCAGACCTTCATCAGTATCGATATGGAGTCTGATGAGGAGGCAAAATCAACTCTGGATGTCTTCTCAAAGATCGTTCTGGATATACAGCGATGCGAACAGTAACCTACGAAGAGTGGCTGGCTGAAGCGAAGGCTAAGTTTGGCGACGATTCGATGGACTGGAGGTTCGTGTGCCCCGTCTGTAAGCATGAGGCCAGCGTGCGCGACTGGAAGAACGCTGGCGCTGAAGAAGGCGAGGTTGCCTTCTCGTGCATTGGACGGCACATGGACAAGCCACGCAAGGCGTTCGAGGAAACTGGAAAAGGCCCCTGCAACTATGCTGGCGGGGGCCTTTTTCGTCTCAATCCTGTGACCGTGACCGGTGGCCCTGGTGGCGACCACCATGTATTCGAGTTCGCTCCAGCATGAGGCACGGCTATGAACAGCCTCGAATGGCAAATTGACGATCTCATCGACACTGCCGTCGCGGCAAGATAAATGGATGGTACGTGACCGTAGGTACGCCCCTAGGCTGGAACGTTGAGAGCCTAATGGAGCCTGGATCAACGCAAGTGTGGCAGGACGCTGCGCTCGAACCGTGGGATGGGAAAGCTTAATTGGTTCCAGGGTAGGGATTCGAACCCCAACTTCTGCGTTCAGAGCGCAGCGTCCTGCCGTTAGACGACCCTGGAAATGGCTATGTCATGTTCTTCCGCATGACAGTTAGCACACAGTAGTTCACACTTAGAAGCTTCTTCAAGTAGAAGCTTCATAGGCTTTGTCATCGTTCTAATACAAAGTTGAAATGATTTAGTTGATGGATTGACGTGATGAAACTGTAATGCGTTCTTACTTTTGTTGTACCCACATCTATTACATCTACCACCGAAAAGGGTGAGAAGTTCATCCTTTCTTTTACGTCGAAGCTTATCAATACGATCTATATCACACTTAACACATCGATCACGTCCATCCTTCTGGCGGCGATGCTTTTGCCTACCATGTACGTTGCAATTATCCATTGTAATAGTCGCAGCCATTACAAGCACTCTTCCTCGTTGTTACATCAGAGAATGGCGGAGAGAGTAGGATTCGAACCCACGGAGGACGCTACTAACGCCCTCTACTGTTTTCAAGACAGTCGCCATCAACCACTCGGCCATCTCTCCAGTTGGGTATGTAGGAGGAATCGAACCTCTCTTTTGGAGCTACTTACAACGACCGACGCCTGATAATCGCTACTATGCGCACTTTCACGATCTTACAGCGGCGGACTTACGTTTCATGTTCGCCCGGATCAAGACAACGGCGCTCCCGATGCTTGGCTCCCAGCAACACACCCGAATAGTATGTATCAAAGGTCTTTGATGGCTTCAACAAGAATCTTCAGAGCTTTCTTCTCATCGACTTCTTCTAGGTAACCATCCGCATCAAAGGACCCTTTGATCAAACCAGCCTTGATGAGGGGTGAGTAGAGATCATAAATCCAACCAGAATCACCTAGCGGTCTCTTCCCAGAGAACGACTCTTCTTCGGTCATTAATGCAATCAGCATTATCTTCAGATACTCACGTATCGTCGAAGCCTTACTCTGATCTACGAGAGGAAGATCAAGGATCGCATGTGCCATAGTAGCTCCATGTTTTTGGTGGGCATGGGAGGATTCGAACCTCCTGCGTTACTTATGTGCCAGATTTACAGTCTGGTGCGACTCCACCATCGTCGCGGCATGCCCGTGTGGTGTTACTATATAGGGCGACCTTGTAGTTCAAGTCAACTACTTGGCTGTGCGAGCCTTAGTTGTCCACTTCCCGTAGTCGAACTTGGCGCTCTCGATCCCATCCCGGAGACCATCTCGCTCACTCTCCCACTTCGACTTGACGTGAGGTGGCGCTGTGTCGGCAGGCTTGTCCGCTAGGTGACGACGGTACTGATGAACGAGGTCCCTGATCTCCCCCTTGGAGCCGTCAGCGAAGACGCCATAGGCACGTTTGCGAGCCGACTCTGAAGGACCCTTAGGAGCCTTCGGCTCTGCCTTCTTCTTCCAGAACATCTCGTTGACGTTTCGTTTCTTCAACTGATCCCCCCTTGAGCTATGCATTCCATTCCACTGCCCGTCTGGATCAGGCTCCTTACGGTTCCCCATGGCCCATTGACCAGCCTTCCGACGCATACGATCGGCAACGGCTTGGTGGCCATCCATTCTGGCTCCAATACTCTTCCCATAAAGAGCCGCACCAGCAGCTACATCTCGCACCGGCTTAGGGACAACAGTTTTGACCACACTTGTTTTGACAGCGCGAAGCTTGTCCATAAGAGCTTCATTAATCTTCTTCTTGCGTGATGTGCGTAGAGACGCCTCCAGTTTGTTCTGGCTCATGTCTTTCGGTGGGGCTTCCCCGTACTTCTTCTTGTAAGCGCGCCTGAGTTGCTGGCGGTACTTCTGCATTTTGGCTCGTTCTTCAGCATTACTGCGGGCCATACCACTGAGTGTGCCAGTAAAGACACCAATTGAGCTACCAACAGCACCACCAACAGCACCACCAATAGTACGAGCACCAGCCGTACCGGCGACCACGTTTCCCAAATCATGTAAAAAACTATTCTTCTTTGGTCGTGAAGGCTTCTTCACAGAAGCATCTTTGACTTGTTTCTCGGCTTCTGCCTTCTCTTTTCTTGCCTTGTACCGTTCCATGCGTTCAGAGTCGTTCTTCAGTTCTGTGTTCTTGCGACCAAGTGTGTGATCACCCGACCATTTATTGTAGAGCTTCCGAGCATGACCGTAGAGAAGCCGGGGATTGCTCTTGAACGGCTCGCGATCCTTGTTGGCGAGTATCCACGCTTCGACGCGCGGGTTGTTGCGGAACCACCGGTACTGGGTCCGATCCCGCTTCGGTGCTGATGGTGGCGCTCGCTCAAGAAGAGCATCCTCGATACCTTCGAACAGCATCAGGACATCGTTCAGGTTCAGTTCTTCCTCGACCTTCTCAAGTCGGATGTAGTAGTCTGGCCGTTCACCAAGGTGATCAAGCGCGATCTCACGAGCAACCTCAGGATCAGAAGTGTGCTCCTTCTCGACCTGGATGCCTCTCACAAGCTGCTTTTTGATGTATTCGACAGAGACCCTGTGCTTCTTGGCAATGCGTTCTGCGGTCAGGGTCTTCTTGTCGAGCTTATCCTTGGTGATCACTTCTTTGCTTTACGTCCAAACTGTGGAAGAGGTTTTGCATTCTCTTCACCATCAATCGAATCCACATACCGATCGTAACGAGATGCCTTGTCACGCATCAAAATCTCTTTCGGATACTGGTACTTAGAACCCAGTTCCGAGGTCCGTTTCTTCAGTTTTTGTCCTGGCTTGAGGTCTCGCATCTGTCGAAGGCGATTATTCATATCAGCTAGAGTAGCATTGGTTTTGCTCATATGAGCAGTGGCCATCTCAAGGTCTGTTGATGTTCGTCGAAGCCTTCGTGCAATATTAGACCCTTCACGACGATACTTACCAAGTACTGGGTCATTATGGTTGGCCTTGGTGATAAGGGCTTTACGCACCCGGCGCTTCTGCATCGGGCTCCCAAGTAACTTGTCGATCGTGCGGGCAAGTCCCTCTTCTACGATATGGTCATGGAAGAGTTCATCCAGGGTCTCAGCGAGGAGTCTTTTCATTGCGTTTCAATATCCATTTGTCACAACAGTCAGCTTCCGTAATCGGCTTCGGACACATGATATCAGAATCCTTACAGTATCCGCATCCTGTCATGTAATTGATCCATGATGACCGGCAAGTACTGCAACACTTCAACTCAGTAAGCACGGCGGATTCTAAGAGGTTCAGTATGGTACTTGCGGTATCCATTAGATGTCATACCCATATGCTTTGGCACGCTTACCCGCCCAACGAGCCCTCTTCTTAGCGGCTTTCGGTGTTTTCCTCAGGTACCGAAGCTGTGCCTTATCGTTACGAACATCTTGTTTGATAGACGACTTAACAAGCTCATTCTTGTTCTTTCCTTCGTCTTTTAGGTATCCAAGGTTGTTCCTGATACGAGCACTTATCTCTCGACGTGACTGTGGACGATCAAGTTCTGTACGGAAAGAACTGGTAGGCCCAATCGCCTGTGTCGGATCATTCTTGTTCCACCACAGATAATTCTTCCCCCACTTTTTCGTTTTGATTGAAGGCTGCTTGACGAATTTCTCAGCAAGGATCAGCGCGAACGCTTCCTTCAGCTTCTTCCGGTCACGAGGATGAACGGGAAGCTCTCCACCTTTGACCATATCCTTCACGACCTTGTAGGGGTTCGCCTTCAGGTCCTGGTAGCGCTCGCCCTCAAGCTCATGGGCGACCTTCGTCCCCACGGCACGCCGACGCATGAAGCGCCGAACCGGCCCACCCGTATAGACGTACTGACTTACGGGACCCGTGCCTGTACGGTCCCAGAAGTGCTTTGCCATCCGCTTGATCTTGCCCTCATCAGCAGCGACATGATCCGATCCAGTAACCTCGTCATATGTCGTGGCCTCACGAGCCTTCTGAAACCAACCCTTTTTTGCCATTACTCTTCCCAACTCTCCCTTTTCTTCTTGCCGCGATTAGCACCAAGCATTCGTAATGCCTTCGACGGACGCTTCTTCTGATCGTCCAGCTTCTCTTTCCGCTCGTCATCTGACATCGCAAAGTACGCATTGCGACGATCTGTTTCGGGTTTCTCAAGCTCGCTGCGATGCTGGAGCCGATAGGAATGCTGCTGCCAACGGCGAGCCGGAGCTTCGTCCTTGAAGCGCTGATCCATCATCTTCGTTGAGTGACCGACAAACGTCCTCTTACCGGACTTGGTCTTGTACTCATCAGCCCCAAATTTCTTGACCAGAACATCACCAGTCTTCTGTGTGTGTTCCTCTGAAGCTTTGATATCAGCAAGTATTTGCTTGAGGGCCTTCTTGGTGCCGTACTTCTTGACGGCTGACCTCTGACGCTTCAGGCTTCGTTCCTTACGAGAGGCGTCACTATGAACCTTCTGAGCCTTCTCATAAGGCTCCTGGTTCTTCTTCGCCTTGTCCATGTAATTCTGGGCATGCGTCCTGAGACGATCCGCGACAAGTTTCATGCGATCTGGAGCGGGAATATTACGCTCCTGCCACCGCTCAATCAGCATTTCCGCAATGGCAAGCTTCAGATCATCCATATGTAGCACCCTCTTCGGATGCTATTTATGGATGTTATACTCTTCCGAAGCCAAACATCCTTGATGCCCAACCACGACGATTGTTGATGTTGTCGCGTGAGTCTTGCCAGACCTGTTCCTGGGTCGCGCCTTCCCACTGAGCCAGCGGAAGGAACAAGGCTGCATCCCACTCGCTCGGATAGACAAGCATGAGTCGGCTCCGGACATGAGCGCTCAGATATCTCTTGATGCAAGGGTGGAAGTACTTCATGCCCTTCGTCGCCTTCATGATCTCGTAGCTCAAAGGAAGGTAAGTATTCATATCGAACAACATCTCATCACCTTCACCCTGTTGAGGTCCGGTGTAGCCACTCTTCTTCGAAGCCTTGTAGAGGTTGTCCATCAAGGTCGCACGCAGATTTAGTGGCAGATAATGCAAGTTGATACCCAGCCATCCGTCCGGATAGTACTCAATTGGGAAGATGAGAGGGAAATGATCGTAGTATGGAAGCTTGGGCGTGTTCTTCCACTTCGGGTCATACTGGTAGAGATACATGCGCCCGATGGTAGGAAAACCTGAATAGAAGCGCTTCCGATCTTCCTCATCCAAGATTTTGCGTGCAGTCACATTAACCAGGGTCTGAGCCTTATTGCGAAACCAGTTCCTGGCATTGGTCATGCTCCGCTGATAGATGACACCAGACCTCGACGCGTCCAGAAGAATCTGGTCAAACGTCGTCTTCTGCTGTGGTGCTGGTGTCGGGGCTTTCGCCATTAGTCGTCCTGCTTATCATAGAGCTTGGTTGGATGGTAGCGAAGGATGTTCATAAAGTACTTCGCGTCCTTTTTGAGAGGAGCTACCTTTGCTGGCTTATCCTTCTTCTCGGCTGGCTTCACCTTATCTGACGGAAAATTCACAACGCTCCCTTCCTCGATCTCAACGTGCTCGAACCGCGTCTTCTTGCGAATCGCGTCCTGCCAACGACGAATGGAGTGCTGGAGAGAGGCCCGCTTGGCATCGTTCTTGGCCTTGCCAGTCGCAGCGTCGATCACCGAGTCTTCCTTGCCCTTCATGTCATTGAGCGCCAGTGACAGGGCCGAACGCTTCTCAGCAACAGCCGTGTAATGGGCAAACTCGTACTTAGACCATCCACTCTTCACAAGCTCATCCGACAGCCAGTCGTTGATCTGACTGTGGACAGGGTCAATATGGTCAGTCGTGTCGAGAACAAAAATGTCGATGTTGTGGCTCTTCTTGTAGATCATCATCGTCTTGATGATCTGACGAACGACCGCCATCGAAGAGTCCTTGTCGAGCTTTGGTAGCACTGCCCGTGGAATGTCCACAACGGCCCGAATGACCTTCACACTCTTGAACTCATGGATAGGATGGAAGTCTACCCGCATCATATTCGTATCATGAGAGCCGATGCTGGCCTCGTTACCAACGATCGAGGGACGATCTGGAAGACGAAGACGAGGAAGCTTCTTGTGGTGATCCTTGAACATCGCCGCCTCTTCCTCAGGAGACATCTTGGTCTTGCGCTTCTTGGCTTCGACCTTTCGACGCTGGGTGTTGGTCAGATCGAGCTTGGCCGCAGCACCACGGAGAATCTTCTTGCGCTCGCGAGGCGTCTGAGCCTTGGCGAGATCAGACAAAGCAGTCTCCTTAGCTTTCTTGAAGTCATCAGAGCCCTTCTCAAGCTTAGCTACAGTCTTCTTCTTCGTTACTCTTGGCTTCTTCTCTTTGACGACTTTGGCAGCGGCAGCTTTCGCGCGCTCAATCAGGTGATAAAAACGAAATTTGCTCATGGGGCTCCTCGATCTGCGTCTATTTATGATTGTGTTGTCGAGGGCTCTCCCTACATCTCCACTGAGCTTAAGAAGGAGCCAATATGAGAACTGGCAGGAAGTCTAAGGAAAGTAAGGCGGTTCATCAGATGAAGATGGAGAGGAAGAAGCTTCGTCGGCAGATGCATCCTGACTACAACCCGCCACGCTGTAATACAGATGAAGAACTCATCGCGTGGATGAAGGCCAAAGGCTACAAGGTCGGCAAGTATCTTCCTCATGTGAAGGAGATGACTTGATGGCTAGAAAAATCACCAAACTATCCAAGGACACTGTTATTGCAGCCTTTGCTGTCGCAGTGGTCGCCAACGAGCACCATCGGACGGGATATCTCATGGAACGGAACCTGAGTAAGCTTATCCGAGGGGACGATACATACAACGGCTTCGTGACGGACCTCATTGGTGATAACGATCGCTTCACTCTCATGGACTTCCTTGAGGCCATGGGGAAGGAAGAGTTCATCGCAGACGCCAACCAGATGTATGACGAAATCGTCGGTAGTAAGGATTGACATTGGAAGGTCGGTGTGGTCTAAGAGTTACACGTAACAGAAGGAGCACATCGATGATCTTGATGACTAATGGAGAAGCATTGGCGATTATCGTCTGGGGGTATCTATTTGCCCTCTCACTCGTTGGACTATGGCTGGCACTCAACATTGTCAAACTATTACTTGGAATAGGAAAAAAGGATGAGCGAAACAGAACTGGAAATTGAAATCGTCCCTCTTCACAAAGAGAAGAAGGTGTCCGACCTGGGCATCGAAGTCACGAACCATGAGGACAAGGTCCTCATCATCTTTGCTGAGCCGGTTCGTTGGATTGGTGTAGATCGAGACACAGCCTTATCGATTGCAGAGGCCCTTATTCATCACGCAAGGCAAGTACCAAATGCCGACAATTAAGGACACGATAGCCTTCATCCAGAAGGCTCATGCAGGACAGTTCACGAAGGGTGGGGAACCGTACTGGACCCACCCTGTTGCTGTTATGGAACTTATCAAGAACTACGCAACGATTGATGAGCTTCATGCTGCGTTGCTCCATGACGTGATTGAAGACACCCCCACGACTGCCGAAGACCTTCGCAAGCTAGGATATTCCGAACGAACCATCTGGCTTGTTGAGAAGCTGTCACGGCCAAAGGGACCGAATCGTCCGAGCTACATGAACTGGATCAGGTCTCTTGTGGAGACCGGGGACATCGGCTTGCTTCGAATCAAGCTCGGTGATAATCAGCATAATACCGTTCCTGAACGCGTTGCTATGCTTCCCGAGTCGCAGCGAGGCATCGTAGATCGGTATGCACGATCGATGCGAATCTTGAATGAAGCCATCTCAAACCTGGAGAAAAACTGATGTGCCACGATAAGAAGGTTGAAGAAGACATCGAAGTCATCTTGGAAAACCAGAATGATCCGGTCCACCTGGAAAAGGGGGAAAGTGGTCTCGTCCTTCGTAATGACGGCAGCGTTGAGCTTATCCTTCCCTGGAAAGAAGAGGATGACCTTGTGGGAGAGCGGGAACTGATCCTGTTGGCCATCGTCCGGAAGCTCGGAGATCAGGAGTGGGTCGATGACATGATAGAGTTCATCACAAGTATTATCGAAAAGGAAATGGCTGGGGATGTCGATGAGAGCGTCAAGGCTGACCCTGTCTGATTACCACGACTGGGCTCACAAGCAATGGCTCTGCTATGCAGCAGCAGACACCTTTGGAGGACAGAGGAAGTACCTGGAAGTCAACCTCTCATCGAACTATCGGGTCAGAATTGGAAGAGACCAGCTAGTGTATGAGGGAATATCCATCGCTGATGCGATCGAGGAGTTCAATCGTTGGTGAGCATCTGAAAACTGACACCGCCGCATGGAATACACCGGCATCCCGCGCGACGGCGTAGACTGGATGGCGTCAAGTCGGAAGCCCGACCCGGTGTCTACTTAGACAACTCAGAAACGACGTAGAGGAGAAGGACGAACGACAGAACTGGCATGCTCCAGGTCGCGATCTCGAAGAGAGTAAGCATAGCTCACCCCCATGGAAGACATTCATAGGCGCGACGTGTCGGTTCGGACTGCTTGAAAACCTCGCCAGCCTCCTTGCAAGCCTCCAAGCTATGATAATTGTGGGGGATCGTGGTCATTGCCTGACCTCCACAAGTGCAATGTGCCCAGGTCATCAGCACCAGAAAATATTTCATGGCTTCGTCCCCCACTCACAAAGCTCACTCACCATGCATCGCATGGCGTAGCCGCTTTCGGCGGTAAAGTCGGCTGTGATCCCTAGGTCCCCGAACCTGCTGGCCATCACCACGCGCACCCTCTGCCCGGTCTTGAGGTTGGCGCTGGGATAGTCTTGAGTCAGGGTCGCGTAGAGGACAGGGCGAGGTTTTGAATTCGCCCTGTACTTGTCGATGGCTGGCTGACGGTGCCAGCTAATGAACTCCCTCAGGCATTCCGGAGCATTAGGATCGTTGATGTAGTCGTCACAGTGCGCGATATCATCTTCCATAGGTCGGGATATAGTCGTCATCGCAACAGACTCCTACTTCGTTTTTTCTGGGCACTCAGGGATTTGGTCTATCTCTTCACAATGCCAGCAACACGACCAGTCACATGCACTGCAACCAGGACCATTGTGAATGCCTCCACTCGTAACGAAAATATCCAGTTGGCCATCAAGCTCCAGTATCGGCTGATGTCCCTTCTTGATCATCGCCTCCTTCCACTGTTCCCTCCTGTCCTGTAGCTCGTTCTCGATGCTCATCTTCCACTCCCTTACATATCTTCTCGATGCGTTGATACTTCAGTTCGGTCGTATGACCATCCCAATCTACAGAAGCGACCTTCGGCACATGCTCGAAGAGATGAGCATCCCGATCATGGAAATGCCAGGATAGCTGGCCTTCCGGCGTCTCGATATAGACGCACCTCTCCCACTCAGGATTCCAACCAGGAATGCTGGTCCGTGTCTGTAGGACGCGGAAACCCTTGTCCAGGTAAAGCCGAGCCAACAGGGCTACGACGCGGTTGCGCTCCTCGTACGCGCCGTCCTTCTCCTTCGTGAGGGTATGGACCTGTTGGATGCGAAGGAAGTCCACAGGAAGCTCTGGAGGACCGTCCAGCATGAAGTCATGGCACCAGTCTTGCTCATAGTGACAATCGAACTTGGAGCACCGCCAGCCCTTCTCGGTGGCGACCAGTCGAACTTCGCTTTCACTGTTGTCGTGACGAGGACAAGTGAATGGATGCACATACCCACACTCTTGCCAACGGTTGAGAGCCACAATCTGATTGATGGTCCAGGGGGCCTTACTGATCATCGACTTAGACCTTTTCGGTGGAACGAAGGTACGACGGAAGGTAGTCACTAAGGTATCCGAGGAAGACTGAGACATTTCCTTCGAGAGGATACGCCTGAACACGACCATCGACTTCCGCGTTGGCGTCAAGCGCACTCGCAATTCTCTGGTAGCGTGGTGGATAGTGCTTTTGGCCTTGGGCAATAGCGAATCGCGCAGCGCGAACGTTATTGGGCCACCGACATACCGCGTCATCAGTTCTGATATAGTAGACCTCACGGATTTCATCCCCCATAGCCTCAGTAGTGAAGAAGAGTTCTCCGGGCCTGAACTCTGAAATCTTACGTTGTTTCATGTATTCGTTGCCCCTTGATCTCTCCATGTTGGACCACCGTACTCACTGGCCTCAATCCTGTCAAGAACGTGATCGTCTGTAACAGAGTGTGATCAACAGGTTTCGTTCGACGAAATTGAATGGGTACACGGAACTGTTTACATATACTGTGTCGGTAATAAATGAAGTAACAAGTCATAGTAACGAGGCTGCAAGAAGCATGCCACTCAAGATGCTCTGACTCCTCAATGAGTAACGAGAAGTGAGAGGATAGAGATAAATAAGGTTCAAGGTGAATTTCGTCCAAAGTACTTGCTCTGGAGACTGATTTAAAATGGCCTATGATTTCAATAAGCTAACGAAACTCCCATGGTGGCATTGGTCTCATTACGTGCGCCCTTTCATCAATTGGTATCGGTGTCGGCAGGACGACAGGAAAGTCAAAGCTCAGCGTGAGCTAGAAGCCAACACATTCAAGCTGGTTACTATCCTCTACAGTTGGACAGCTTATGAGTACGATGGTCTTGCTCATTTTCACGTCTACAAGTTGTACGAAAGTCCGACCAAGCGGCGCTGTGAATTCTTCACCGATGATGTCGAAGCGGCTCGCCGGGACAGCATGTACCGTTGGACGATCACTAGCTGGGTTAATGGGGACTTTACCAACCATGACGTGGTCAAGGTCCATCGGGATCAGATGGCGTCATTGATCAGACGAACAACTGATCCTCGGTAAGTACTTTGAACTCCCATTTCCGTTGTTCGCAGAATTGCCTAGCACTTTGCCACTTGGCTTGATTGACTGCGTACGTCATGACCTTCTCAACATATTGCTTGGTCTTGCGGTTACTCGCCTGTGGCGGAACTGTCTGGGCCTTAGGCTTGATCTCCACGACAATCTTGCGGCCATCGGCTAGCTCAAGATAGAAATCTGGGAAATATCTCCTAACTCTCCCGTCAACAGGATTGACGTACTGAATGTGGAACTCTTCGGATTTCCACTTCACGACTTGTGGGTGTGTATCTGCCCATTTCATGAACTTGAGTTCCCATCCACTTCTATAGACGATGTTTGTTGGATCACCTTCGTATTTCTGTGGATTCTTCGGCCTATAGAAGCCCTGATGATACTTACGCATGCATCTATTTTAGGAGAGCTATATGTCTACACATGCCGTTCGAGTTATCGAGATTGAAGACCTTCGTCCTCATGACAATGCTGAGCGCCTGGAGATTGTGCCTATTGGAGGCTGGCAGGCTGTTGTCGGTAAGGGCCAGTTCAAGAAGGGCGACCGAGCCGTGTATATCGAGCCCGACTACGTCGTTCCCACCACGCGCCCTGAGTTCGCGTTCCTCGCCAAGAACGGCAAGGAGAGCCACCGTCTGAAGGCGATTCGTCTTCGGGGCGTCCTGTCGTTCGGGCTGCTGATCCCCATGCCTGAGGACCTGAAGGACCGTCCCCTTGGAGATGATGTGATGGAGGCGCTGGGCGTCGAGCGATATATCCCGAAGAGGCCGCGTCAGTTCGGACCTTCACTCGGGGATGCTCAGGCGCTGGCGATGGAGGACTGGCCTCGGGGCTTCACGCCCAAGTTCGACCTGGAAAATATCCAGAACTACATGCACGTGTTCAAACCCGGTGACATCGTTTGCATCACCGAGAAGATCGACGGGGCCAATGCTCGCTTCATCTTCACCGATGGGAAGTTCCATGTTGGAAGTCGTTCACGGTGGCTCAAGCCAGAGTCCGAGAATATCTGGACGAAGGTTGTGCAGAAGTATCCTGGTATCACGACGTTTTGCCAGCGCAATACTGGAGTGACACTGTACGGAGAGGTCTTCGGTCCCGTTCAGTCACTCAAGTACGGTCTTGAGGAAGTTGAGTTCAGGGCGTTTGCTGCTCTTCGGGCTGACGGAACCTGGATCGACTATGGTGATCTCACTCGGCTCTGCTTCTCAAACTCAGTTCCGTGGGCTCCGGTTCTGTACACTGGGCCGTTTGACTTCAACATCGTGAAGTCTCTGGCTGAAGAGGACAGTGTCATCGGGCCTCCTGGTCACATGAAGGAAGGCGTTGTGATCACGGCCTCGCCTGAGAGGATGCATGAGCGGCATGGCCGGATGTCTCTGAAGTACATTTCGAACCGGTTCTGGGAAAGTGAGGCGTAGGGCTGGACAAGCTCTAAAAACCGTGCTTTTTTGGTTTTCGGGGAACGGCTCGGATTTTTCTGGAAAAAGGAGACGTGCATGCGTCGGTCGGTCCTCGAAGCCATGACAGAAGCCGCTCGAATCGCGAAGATCAATCCTGAGTACAATCTTGACCGTGTGGTCAAGAATTGCGGTCCACGCATCCAGTCCTTGTTTGGGATCAAGAGCGTAGAGTTCCAGTATCAGAGGCAGCTTGGTCACAAAGCACTTGGTGATATCTTGTACTGGTGCTACGATCGACAGGCTGATATCGATGAAGAGCTTCATGATCCTACGATTTCTGGTCATGACTGGAGGAAGATCGTCTACGAGAAGGTAGACGATCCACTACTAAGCGAGATCAGCGCGAAGCTCGCTGAATTGAGTAAGCAGTTTCACGAGGTCAATGCCCTGGTTCAGGAAGCAATGAAGCGCTAGAAACGCGAAAAGGCCCCGGTTGTGAGCCGGGGCCTTTTCTGTTCTCAGAGACCGAGCATCGCTCCGATCATTATCAGGACGATGAGTCCGAAGAAGATGTTCCAGAGCGTGTTCGCGATGAAGTTCAACATTGTTGTGTCTCCTCTCTAAGCTTGGAGACAGTATACTGCATTTCCTCATGTGTGTCAATAGTGCAACAAAAAAGGCCCCTTGCGGGGCCTTTCCTGTCAGCGAAGGACTGTCACGCCCTTCACTGCGTACTTCGGGACTGCGGCATCGTCAACGTAAGAACCAGTCGGCGCGTTGAACTTGAGCACCGTGACGGGCTCGCCCGGAGGGTACTCATCCGGATCACCGTGGGTGACCCAGCAGCTTCGATTGCCCTTTTCGGCCTCAGCCTCACACCTGAGGGTTCCGGTTTCGAAGGCCATTTTGTGGTTGGCCTTCCGATCCCACCCATAAGGCTTGTAGGCGTATACGCCGATATTGGCCGTCTCGCCGTTCGAGAGCTTCTTGGTCTTGCTCGTGACTTTGTACACATACGATCCCATGCCAACCTCCTTAGAAAGTGATGTCGATGATGATGCGCAGAAGCAGGTAGATCGGGATGAGGCAAAGCCCAGCCGCGACCACCAGTAGCAACGCACCAATGATGGAAGCAATAATCTCCATCTTTCAGTCTCCCTTGTTTGTTGACATGGATGTAGTATACAACAGTATGAAGAAAAAGTAAAGGGCCTAGAGATAGGCCCTTTATCTTACATGATCGGCTCGATTTCCTCTTCGTTCTCCTTTTTCCGCTGTACTACAGAGTTGAGATACTGTTTCGAAGCGTCCACCGACATAGTCAGGAACTCGCTCTGAAGAAGCTCGATATGCTCATTGAACATTTTGACCACATCGTCACTGTCCGCCAGTGCCTTCGGCGTGAGGCCCGTCATCCTGAGTGAGGCGATGAACAGTCCGATCCAGACCGATATCGTCATCTGCATCATAATGAGGCTCATGATCTCAGTGACCTGAGCCTTGGCGGTGAGACCTTTACCCTCGGAAGCATCCAGTAGGTCGCCAATAGTGTTTGTGAACCTACGGTTGATGTCATCAACCAGCGGCTCGTATTCCTCAGGGGTCATCATGCGCGAGAAGAAGAACGGGTTCTCGATCTGGCGCGTCATGAGGGTGTCAAGTAAAGCTAGCTGTTCGTTCGTGATCATTACGTTTCTCCATCTAAATAGGGGTATGCCAACTGAGACACCTACTGAACAAACGCCTACGACGACTACATCAACTACCACCACCACTGGGGCTGATGGTACTCCGACGACAAGCTCCGCGCGACCTCGCGTCGAGTTTCCGAGCGACCTCGCGACTCACGGTCACTTCGTAGTCTTTACCGCTTACAAGTACACACGCAAGTCTCGCGGCACGCCTAATGCACAGAGAGGTCAATCGGCTGGGGATATTGCACTTCCTATGCCCTCTGCGTTGTCCACAGGTTACAATGCCCAATACAACAATCAGGACCTCGGCATCTTTGGCACCGAAACTGCACAGGGTATGGTTGGTGATCTTCTGAAAGGTCTCAACCAAAACACATCATCCCTTTCAGATGTACATAAGAGCACGATCGCAAAACTCAAAGATATGGGTTCGAAGTCCATCGCCAACCTCCCAGGTGCTGCTGGATATCTTCTCCTCGATACTTTCGAGGATACTGGTATTGGTGGCGCTGTTCAGGCTCAGGGTGGCTTTGCGCGTAATCCTCACATGGCTCTTCTGTTCCGTGGCGTTGGCTTCCGTAGTCATTCATTCTCGTACACGTTGGTTCCAAAGAACGAGGATGAAACTCGCGCAATCCACAATATCATCAAGTTCTTCAAGACCTGGATGCTTCCGTCGTACTTCCAGGGGTACAACAACAACCTGTTCGAGTACCCCTATGAATTTGGAATCACCTTCCAGCATCCTGACTACCTGTTCAATATCGCGGATTCCGTGCTTGAGACCTTCAATGTGAACTATCACGCGGCTGGCTCGCCCCGCTATCTGAACATGACGGATGGCAAGAAGGCTCCACTGGCTGTTCAGATCGATATGAGCTTCCGTGAGACCACGATTTGCACGCGTGAGACAGTGACCGGTCAGGTGTCTCAGGATGTCAGCGCCTATATCGGAGTCACAGGTCGATAATGCCTAGTCAGTTTGTCCCCTATCCTCTGGTCCCCTACACGATCTCATCAACGCGCAAGGTGTTGATGACCAACATCGCGCGGCGCTTCGTCCTGGTGAGAAGCGTTCTTGCTCGGTCTCTGTTATTTGAGCCCTATGTTGTTCATGACGGTCAGCGCCCGGACCTCGTCGCCCAGGACTACTATGACGATGCCACGCTTGATTGGCTGGTCATGATGTCGAACCAAGTCTTTCATCCCCAGTTCGAATGGTACATGGGATACCAGGACTTCATCGCATTCATCATCGGCAAGTATGGTGATCTTGCTACGGCACACCAGACAGTACATCACTATGAAAAACAGATGACCGATCCGTACATAATTGGCGGACAGACAACAGTACCTATATGGATGACTGTTGATTCAACAACATACCATGCAACTCCTGAAGATCACCGGAAGCAGGTATCTTGCTTTGAGTTCGAAGACCTTGAGAACAAGAAGAGGCAGAAGATTCAGCTTGTACACAAGTCTTTCGTTGGTCAGATACTAGAGGAACTGAAGACAGTATTGGTGAATGCCTGAAGTAAACACGCAAGGAATCCAAGACCTTCAGCCTGGAGCATTTCAGTGGTTGAAGGCAACCATTACAAACTTCAATAAAACGGAGACCATCGATCTCCGTTTCGTCATCACTGAGTTTGAGATCACCGAAGACCTCGCTCAGCCGATCATGCGCGGCAAGATGGTCATTCACGACTCTCTGTCGCTGATCACCCGGCTTCCGATCATCGGCGGTGAACAGGTGATGCTGTCGTTCAAGACCCCGTTCCCGACCAACCAGAGCTATACGATCAAGGAGTTCACGCACGCGTTCGTGGTGACCGCGATCAAGCACCTGGAGTCCACCAACGTGCGAACAGAGGTCTTCGTGATGGAGATCGCGTCTCCGGAGATTATTCCGGCGCGAACAAACAGGATCGCACTTAGCTACAAGAACCTCATCGTCTCCGAGATGGTGAAGAAAATCTGCAAGAGCTACCTAGCTGTTCCTGATAGTAAACTGGAGGTCGAGCCGTCTGTCGGTGCCTCCAAGTTTGTCGTTCCGAATATGCTTCCCCTCGAAGCCATCAACGTTCTCTGCGCTGAGGCCAAGGGACAGGATAAGCCATCCAACTACATTTTCTACGAGACCCGTGATAAGTATCACTTCGTTACTCTAGAGAAGCTGAAGTCGTCTATTCGAGAGCTTCCAATCCCGTCTATACCTACGGCTGGTTCTGACGAGCCTAACCAGGACTACCTGACACGGTCAGTCATTGACGAAGAATACTTCTTTGCTGAACAGGATATTAGTGAGACTGACAATCAATCTGGGTCAGTTTCTCCTGATAACTGGTTGAACTACGGAACGAATACATCCGACATCCCAGTTCTGTTTGTTGGTGGCGTAAAGCCTGCCGAGTTCCGTCGTATTATCGACTTCAAGTTCTTGAACTTGTTCGATATCGAGAAAGAGCTTGCCATGGGCATGTTCGACAATACTGCGCTCGTTATCGATCCTTGGGCACAAACTCTCAAGACATTCCGGTTCAACTACTACAACCAGTTCAACGACTTCAAGCATCTGTTTCAGAAGTCAGCGAACAAGCTGATCCCTGATAACTCTCCTTTCAAGAACCTTCGTGGTAGCAGCCATGAGCGTGTGATCCTGACAGACTTTTACACCTCTCTTCAGGATAAGCAGATCAAGCCGAGAACACGCCAAGACTTCGTCATGCATCGCATCTCGTCACTGGCTCAGCTAGAGACGATCATCCTTCACCTTGTCGTCGGTGGTGACTCGGAGCGGAAATGTGGGGACACGATCAAGATCGCAGTTCCGGAGTTCGGTGCCACCGACGATATCATCAAGGAGAAGAACAAATACATCTCTGGCAAGTATCTTGTGTCATCAGTGAAGCATAAGTATGCAAAGGATGTCGGATACTTCTGCCACTTGGCATGTCTCAAGGACTGCTATGACGAGAAAATCCAGGATTCGCCTGGAAAGGCTTCTCAGAATGGCAGTACTGGTAACACGACTTTCCCGCCCGTTGAAGGGACGATGAATAACATTCTAGGTAACCCAGCAGAGTTGAGATAATGTTCGAGCAATTGCATAGTGATGGTCTTCTTCCAACCCATTGGTGGTTTGGTGTTGTCGAGGACGTAAACGACCCTCTGAAGATTGGTCGCGTCCGCGTTCGTTGCTGGGGCTATCACCCCGAAATGAAGCAACAGGTGCCTACGGCTGATCTTCCTTGGGCGCTTGTTGGCCAGCCGACGACGAGCGCGGCTTCAGGTGGTGTTGGTCAGTCTCCTGGTCTACGCCCTGGCTCCTGGGTTGTCGGTTTCTTCCTGGATGGCCGCAAGGGTCAGATGCCGTTCGTGGCATGGTCGATCAACGGCATCCACAAGCCGAACCCTCCTGGCTATGGTAGCTCGGTCAGCCGTGCCGGTGGCATGAACCCGCCTCCTGCCTACCATGGTCAGCCAACAGGCTCGCGGGATAATGGGGGTGGCGCAACACCTCCCGATCCAACGCCCAAACTTCCCGGTCCTGCCGGGATGTTCATGGGCAACGTCGCGCCCAATGCCTACAAGTTCAACAATATGCCGAAGCGGGACACCTCTCAGATCAAGGAGAATTCCGGCTATCTGACGCGTAAGGACGCGGCCAACTGGCCCGGCAAGATGTACACCATTGATGAGGTGGGTGAGGGTACGCATCGTGGTTCTCTCCTGGCTCTTGAGCTTGCCGTGGAACGTGCGGGTTTCGGTAAGCTTCCGATCCACTCTGGTGGTGGCACTCGAATGGATCATAAAGGTCATGTCAGTGGATCACAGCATTACAAGGGTCGAGCCTTTGACATCAACGTGTCTAGCCTGAGTAAAGACCAGAGGAAGAAGCTGGCCAAAGAGCTTATCCGGGCTGGCTTTACTGGTATTGGCGTTGGCGCGACGACGATCCACGCAGATACGCGAAGAAGTGGTGCCTATTGGGGCTATGGTGGCTCTCAGAATAATCGCCAAGGCGCAGTTCTCTCGAACGACGAATACAAGTGGTTGCTCGACGCGTTCGAGGAAGAAGGGCTTGGTCGTTACAACGGAACGATTGGTCGTCGTCCCTTCAACAATGACCAGGGTGTAAGTGGTCAGTTCCAGGATGGTGGTGGGTCCAGTGGCGGTGGTAGCAACGGTGGCACTGGTACCGGTGGCGTTGATCCTTATACCGCTCTCGGTGGTTTCGGAGGTGGCGGCGCTGGCGGTGGTGATCTGAACTCGCAAGGTGGCCTTATGGTTGATTCAAACCTTGCTTCTGCGCGGCAACAGTTTGCGGGTGAGCTTGCCGACCCTGGTATTCGTGCTCGGTTCAATGCTTTGACTATTGCTGAAGTTGGAACAAACGACCGAGATGGAGCCATCGCTTTCCAAGAAGGTGTGATGAATCGTGCTTTGTCTCGTGGTCAGACACTAGACTATGCAATTTCGAATCGAGACGGTTACTATGGAAACAACCCACTCGGCAACCCTAATGCAATAACACCACAGCAAGCACAGTATTTTAACGGCATCAATAATGAAGTGATGTCGGGATCGAATATCAGTCATTACTCAACTGGTAATGCGTCTGGAACTGTTGGCTTTGATGGTGGTCCACAGACATACACATCAAGTGGAGGCGAGCGATTTGGTGTTGAAGGGTACGACGTTAACTGGGCGAATTCTATGGCTGGACAGGCTATTTCGCCACAGACGAACCAGTATTCAACGTCAGATATGCTTGGGTTCATGGACCCGAACCAGCAGTATCCTGATCCGAACTATCGTGGTGACTCCTCTGTCAACGTGAATGCTCGTGGTGATGGCCAAGGCGGCTCTGATGTTGCTTCTGGTGATGGCTCGACCTTCCGGGATGTCTTCAATCCTGCTGTTGATGCCCGTAATAATGGTCAATTCAACTATGTGCCAACAACAGAAGGCATGGCGTGGCAGGAACCGAAGAGCGGGTATTCTCCCATGTATCCGTACAATACCGTCATGTCGGATGGTCGATCAGTCATTGAGATGGACCCGACCGAGACACGATCTCGCATGAACTTCCAGCATGCTTCGGGCACGCATATTGAGATGCATGAGAATGGCTCGGCTACCTACAAGACCAACGGCGACCAGTTCGCGATGACCAAGAACGGGTATTCAGTCACCAGCGGCCAGATGGTCAATTCCATCGGTGGCACCAAGCGCGAGCTTCAGGGCTCGGATGTCGTGCAAGAGACTCAGGGTGCCAAGGACGAGCGCGAGCTTCATGAGATGAAGAAGGAGGTCGCGGGCAACATCTACCTGTCAGCGGGTGAGAATGCGCGTCTCGCGGGTGTCAACGTCTACCTGGATGGTAGTGGCACCGTGCATATTCATGGTGCGAACATTCAGGCTCGTGCTGACGGAGACTTCGACATCAAGGCCGGGGGTGCGCTTCGCATCCAGGGTAAGTCGGTCGATTTCAAATCCGACGATGCGATGAAGATCGAGGCTGGCGGCACCATGGACATCAAGTCCGGTGGCGTGATGAAGCAAGCTGGCTCGTCCTACGAGAACAACTCAGCGACATCGAAGTTCACCAAGATCGAGGTTGGTCACAGCATCCACGGAACGATTGAGTGGCAACAGGCGATTGGTCCTGAACCTGCTGGTGCTGGTGCGGCTCCCGCCGCTCCTGGGGCTCCGGCCTCTGCTGCTGCGGCCAAGGAGGCTGACGAGGCCGATCACTTCACCGTGGCACCACGAGCCAAGCCGACCGAGAAACCCGTCCAGTCGCCTCCTTCAGCGCCTAGCGTTGATGATCAGGCGGCGAACGTCAATGGCGCTCCTGGTTTTGGCGAAAACCTCACTCCGGAAGCTGGTGCTGCGACAGCCTCAGCTTTGGCTCTTAGTGGTGGTACCGGTGGATTGCCTCTATCAACAGCTACGACGGCTGGTACTGAAGGTGCATTGAATGCCCAGACTACGGCTGAAACCAACTACGTTGGTGTGCCCGTTGGTCGTGTCCAGACTGTGCCGGTAAGCCCGAATATCGCTGCCCAGAACACGACAACGAATCCTACGGGTGGTGCTGTCGGGCAGTGGAATGATTCGACGACCTTCCCATTGATGCAGGGTGATACCAGTCATCATGAGCCGCCATGCACGTTCACGGCGACTTGTGACAAGACTGTCCTTCCGGGCATCCTGATTGACCGGGCGCTGTTCAACGTTCGTGGTGTGAAGAACTTCCTTCAGTACCAGCGCCGTGACGGCGTCCCGATTCCTGAGCTTCAGCCACAGCAGCTTCAGCAGATGATCCAGGTTGCGATGAAGAACAAGTATCCGCTCGACATGCTGATCCAGATCGCGTCCTTCAACAACTGGGGTGGTATCGAGCAAATTGCCACAAACGGGCGTCAGGCGTTCAATATCATCTCAAAGCTTACTGGTAGAAATGCCATGAAGGGTGAGATGTACATGGCTCAAGCTTTGGGAATCGCAAACGCACTCCATATTATCCGGATGGCGACCAACAAGAAGACCATGAACAAGTACGTTGTGCAGGAACCCGATAAGCGTAAGAAGAATGCGAACCCTATCGATCCTGTCGCACAGCAGTTCAAGCAGTTCTTCCATGCTCCGAATACTAAGCAGTTCAAGCGATGGAGAACATATCGTGATGCGTATGACATGTTCCACCATCGCATGGCTGGTGGTTGGGGCCAGTTTATTCCACCTTCGAGCACCCTATGGCTAACATAATCGACGAACACACAACTCTAGACTTGGGGATGATGATCTCATCCTTCTTCACTTTGGACAACATGACCTGTGGAGCCTTCAATGGGCGCATCGGCAGGTTCATGCCGCTGTTCCCCGGTGACCAGGGCTTCTTCGATGAGTACGGCGATGGAACGCGCTTCATGCCTAAGTGGCAGGTTGCCGCCAACCTTCAGAAGCTGTGCACGACGATCCTCGATCCTCTTTGTGCCTTCTACGGCAGCAACCTGATGGTCAACTACGCCTACTCGCGAGCCACGCACTCGAATCCGCAGATGGATGAGACGTTGCATGAGGTCGGCGCTGCGGTGGATATCACGATTGTGGGAGCCACTGAGAACATGGGTGGTGAGGTCGAGACGATCGAGAAGATGCTTAAGGGGCGCTATCGCTCATGCCGTCTTGTCTTTGGTAAGCATAGCTCATGGGTTCATCTGTCGTGTGACCCCATCTACAATTACGAGAACAGAGGCTTCAAGGATAAGGGTCTGACGAGTATCGACCTCTACACGAACACATTGGCTGATGGGATTGCTCATCTTCGAGGGGATGTTCATGAATCCTGGCATCTCCCTCTGACGGATAAAGCAGAGCAAGCCGCCGTGGACAAGGTCCTGAAGCTGGCGCAAGAGGATGCTATCGCTCAAGCCCTTGAGCTAGTAAAGCTTGCAGAGCAAGGCTTGCAGGTTACTTGAGCACTTTCTGTATCTTGAGAACGTAAGGTGTCATATGCATCAGGACATTCCCGTCCTTTATCTGGGCTAGGATGGAGTATTCCCGTCCATCAAGAAAGATTTCATCCTTGGTTAGGACAATCTGCATCGCGACTTGAGGGAATGTCGGCTCGTGACCAAGTCCACCTTCAAGGACACATACATCCTTTTTCATAGTCATGAGAACATACGAAACGGTCTTGTAGGCGTGACCGCGTCTATCCACCTGGATCACTCCAGGGAACGCGCTATTGATGGCACGTGAAGTCTGATGGTGGGTGATAGTACCCGTGAAACCATAGACTCCATCGGGGGAGACTATCTGGACGCAAGCTTGGGCTCCAAAGTTCCACAAGGCTATAAGTGCTGCGATCAACCAACGCATATCTTACCTCTAGTTGAGAGAAGGGTGGTCCGGCGATGCTCTTTACCTCGGCTGCGAGTGATAACGTCTAGTGCGTTATCCCTGCTCGTCCAGGCTCTACCGGAACAGCTATTGGACCATCTAAATTGAGCGCTCAACTAGACGACTTGTCCACCACCCAACAAACCTCTTAGCACTACTAGCGAACCTTCGTCAAGAGCCGCCTAAATACGTTGCATGGCAGCCCCGAAACGCATCATCTACCAGGACATTGACCTTCGCTTCAGACCACATCCAGTAACCGGTGACATTCCGGTCCTGAGGAATGAGGCTGCGGTCAAGCAAGTGGTCCGTAATGCGGTCCTAACGAACCATAATGAGCGTTTTATGGATCATCTCTTCGGTGGCAATATTCGTGCCAATCTATTCGAGAACGTCTCGCCTATTTCTATGACGATCGCGCGTGAGGACATGCGTCGGTCAGTATCACCAATGATCAAGGAAGCTGAGCTTATTGATGTCATCTTGACAGCGCCAGAGAAGATGGATCGCAATACCATCCAGGCCAAGATGATCTTCTCGGTAAGGCGGTTGCAGACCTTGGTTCAGGTGGACGTATTCCTTGGGAGAGTTAGATAGTGCCTCAGACTTACATTCGCGCCACTGAGATCGATAGTTCATCAATCTACAACAACCTCAAAACCTTCTTGAGGTCATTCGAAGGATTTGAGGACTACAACTTCGATGCTGGTACGCTGGGTATGCTCCTCAGCATCCTTGGCCAGAACACCTACTATGGCGCGCTCTACGACAACTTCGTTATGAACGAAGCGTTCATCGATTCGAGCCAGCTTCGAGACAGCACCGTGTCTCAGGCCAAGCTGGTGGGCTATGTGCCACGCTCAGCCAAGAGCGCCAAGATGTACGTCAATCTGACGGTGACCCCAGACGACAATCCCGACTATGTCACCATGGCTCGGGGCACCCGGTTCTCAGTGAAGTTCAACAACGATGAGTACTTCTTTGTCTCGACGAAGGATGTCGTTTTCTCTCGTCAGAATAATGGTAGCTGGCTGGCGACAAACGTTGAGCTTGCCGAAGGATTCATTCTGACTCATCGGTTCGTCTATTCATCTGTTGATCGGGCGTCCTTCACGATCCCCAATCAGAACGTTGATACTGACAGTATTCTTGTCAGTGTCCAGGAAAGCGCTTCAAGCACCGAGAAAACCGACTACAAGGTTTTGTCTGATCTCTCACGTATTGATGGCGATTCCACGGTCTTCTATGTCGAAGAGGACCTGGATCAAAAGTTCAGGGTCTACTTCGGTGATGGTGTTCTCGGTAAGGCTCTGAGTGATGGAAATCTCGTCATTATCGAGTATCGGGTCTGTCGGGGATCAGTGGCAAACTACATCAGTAGTGTGACCTTGGTGGACACGATTGATGGCTATACCGATGTTCTCTTGAGTGTTGTCGCGCGGGCTACTGGTGGTCAGGATATTGAGACACAGGAAAGTGTTCGTTTCCATGCTCCTCGATACTACAGTGTTCAGAACCGGGTTGTTGTCGAGGATGACTATACTGAAATTCTGACGGAGCAATTCTCGGATATCGATAGCATTGCTACCTGGGGTGGCCAGAAGAATGATCCGCCTCTGTTCGGAAAGACATGCATTGCCGTGAAGCCGGTGACCGCCATGCGGTTCACGAACCAGCGCAAGCTCGACATGATTGCGGCGTTGAAGCGACTGAATGTGATGTCGATCGACCCGGTGATCTTTGATCCTACGTTCACCTACCTTCAGCCCTCGATTTCAGTCGAGTACGATCCCTCGCTGACCGTACTGACGACGGCTGGTATCTTCAGCAAGGTCCAGACGATCGTTCAGGCGTACGAGACGGATCACCTCTCGAAGTTCCTGAGGTCCTTTGCTCATTCGAAGTTCCTCAAGGCCATTGATGACTCGGATAGCTCGATCATCACCACAACCGTCTCTCTCAATATTCAGAAGAGGATCACACCTCTTCTCAATACGGTCGCGACATATACGGTCGATTTCAATCAAGCTCTGTATCACCCGTACGATGGGTACCTTCCGATCTTGAAGACGACGGGTCTCTACATTTCCTCATCTGCTGATATGCATTATCTTGATGATGACGGTCGAGGCAATATCCGTCTCTACAAGAGAATTGGTGGTGTTGCGACGTATGTCCAGGACAAGGTCGGAACGATCAACTATACAACAGGTAAGATCGTCATCAATCGTATCGCTCTATCTGCGATCTACGGCACAGAGCTTAAGTTCTCGGTGGTGCCGCAGTCTCAGAATGTTGTCTCTCAACAGCAGAACATTCTCCTGTTCTCGGATACGAACCTGACGATCTACAATTACGGGTATTCGATACCGATCCAGAAGGGTGAGATTGTGACGAACGGCACGACACTTTCGCAGTTCGATAGTGGTTTGAGGTCATGACAGTAGAAAGTACAGAGAAGAAAGTCTCGAAGCTCGTACCTCAGCAGGTTCCTGAGTTCGTCCACGAGTACGGTCCTGATTTTGTAAAGTTCCTCCAGGCGTATTACGAGTGGATGGAGCAGCGCGGCCAGCCTCTGTACCTTCGTCACAACATGCTCGACCAGTTCGACATCGATAAGACGATGGACGAGTTCGTCGATTACTTCCATGACCACTTCATGACTGCGATTCCACGAAACGTCATCGTGGATCGTCGGCTTCTCCTGAAGCACATCAAACAACAGCTTTATTTGGCGAAGGGTAGCGAGCGCTCGTATGAGTTCCTGTTTCGCATCCTCTATAACGAGACGGTCGAATTCTACTATCCTGGTGACGACATCCTGCGTCTGTCAGATGGTAAGTGGATCATTGAGAAGTCGATCAAGCCGTCTGTTGTCTTCGTGTCGGACTCCGCGCTCGACAACTACGTTGGCAAGGTGATCACCGGTCAGAGGTCCGGGGCCAAGGCACTGATCGAGCGTACGTTCCTTCAGACCGTCAATGCCGTGAAGACCTACGAGTTCTTCCTGAATATGATCACCTCGGTTGGGTTCGAGGATGGAGAAACTGTCGTCGTTGACGATGGCACAGTTCTTGCGCAGATCGACGAGTTCATCACCTACCCTGGCCGATGGTTGAATACTGACAGCTTCTTGTCATGGGACAAGTACATTCAGGACAACGACTACTACCAGGAGTTCTCATACGTCCTGAAGGTCGCTCAGCCGATCAACAAGTTCGAGAAAATCGTTGAGAGACTGGTGCATCCTGCCGGTACGAAGATGTTTGTCCAGTTCACAACTCGAAGTGTTGTGACGACCATCGCGCCGACTGTTGATTCGACGAGAATGAAGCTTGAAATCTTCCCGATCGTCGTCTCCGTGACACCGACTGTCTACAATGCTTTGACCTATGGTGACACAGATGGAATTCTTCTGACCATCGATATCCCACTTTACACAACCCCAGTCGATGCAGAGTTTGAGGGCAGTCGTTACAATCCAGTCACTGGTCATGTTCGAGTGGCGAACTCGAATATTGTCTCTGATTATGCCTCCTACACTCTATCTGATTTCTCAGACTGGACGATCGATGACTTCACCAATGGACAGGGACTGATTGCTGATGACGCTTCGTTCCTGACTTCTCTTGATCCAGGGGACACGTTCTTGTTCACGGATAACGCAAGCGTGGTTGATGACCAGCTAAATACCGTAGAAACGGTGTCGAGCGACATAGCTATTCGTACTATCAATACGATGAATCAAGTTGCGAATGGTTCGATCTTGCTCGGAACAGCCATCTAAATAGAATGAGAGATAGGAACAATCACTAATGACAGGCGTCGTCACCAACAAATTTCGAGTACTGAACGCACAGCAGTTCTATGAAGCATTCGCAGAGAGTGAGCCGTCGATCATCTACTCATTCATTGGGCGTTGCTATCCATGGTCCGATGACAACAACCCACCAACACCGGGTGACAATCTGAACGCGATCGAGTTCGATATCTGGCGAGATATCATGAGCGTCAAGCGCGTGACCTCTTCGGATATCTCATTCTGTATTCGTCGTGTGGATTGGACATCAAATACGGTCTACAGCCAGTATGACACATCGAATTCTTCGATGTACGACTCCAATTTCTTCGTTTTCACAGATGACTACAACGTCTACAAGTGCCTGAGCAATTTCAATGGTGAGTCGAGCACAGTCAAGCCGACAGGTACCAGCACATCTGCCTTCACGACCTCTGACGGCTACAAGTGGAAGTTCATGTTCAGTGTCGCTGTTACTCAGGCCATCAAGTTCTTGACGACGAACTACATTCCTCTCCAGCATCTTACTGCAAACAATGGAACGACCCAGTGGGATGTCCAGCAGGCCGCAGTCAACGGTGCGATCGAGAACCATATCGTGTCTGCTGGAGGCACGGGTTACCTGATGCTTGAGGACACGGCGACGGCTGGCTCTTCATCCACTATTACCCTACCGGCTTCCGCGTCTTTGACGAATGGTCGATATGTGGACTTCGGCATCTACATCTCCAGCGGCACGGGTGCTGGTCAGGTGCGCAAGGTCACGAGCTACACGGGCTCGACCCGCGTTGCTACCGTCTCTCCGAACTGGTCAACGGCTCCCGATTCGACTTCACAGTTCGTGCTATCTCCGTTCGTGAACCTGAACGGTGATGGATCGGGCTACCTCGGATATGCGGTTGTCGATGGTGGCGCGGTGACGGCCATCCAGGATATCGATATCGGTGAGAACTACTCGTGGGCGAACACCACGATTTCAGCCAACGGCGGCTCCGGATGCACGGTGGTTCCCCAGCTTGCCCCGAAGAACGGTCATGGCAGCAACGCCCTGGAGGAGCTTGCCGGACGCAACGTGATCATCAACGTGCGTCTCTCAGGCACGGAATCGAACACCATCACGACCGAGAATGACTTCCGGATCATCGGTCTGATCGCAGACCCACTCTATAGCGATGGATCGGTTGCCAATGCGACCAACTATAGCCAGATGACGACCCTGGCACTGTCCAGCATCACGGGTACGTTCACCAAGGATGAGGTTGTGGTTGGGGGCACGTCCAATGCCCATGGCTACGTGATCGAGGTCACAACCGAGGACGACATGCGCCTCAATGCTGTAAAGGGCACATTCTCTGCGGCTGAGACCGTTGAAGGACAGACCTCAGGCGCTACTGCCGTCGTAGACACTGTGACAGCAGGTAGCCTGAAGCCCTTCAGTGGCGAAATCCTCTATGCCGAGTACAGAGGTCCGATCAGCCGCAATCCGAGCCAGCTAGAGGACCTAAAGCTTATCGTCACGTTCTGATGCGCGATCGTTCAGGAACACCTTCAGAGTGCGACCATTGTCCTGGATAGACAACTCGACATGAACCCGATGACGGACAAGGACGCGACCTCCTCCGTCTTTCGTGTGGTCGATTACTTCGAACCGGGTGACTTGCTTAGTATCGGTCATCGTTGGGTCCTATGAATCTGCCGAAGAAGATTGCGATGCCTATGATTAGTAGGCCGACGACGATGAAGGTCAGGGCTCCGTCCATTGGGGCTAATCCTCTTTGACTTGTGCTCCCCAGATTGCATTCGCGAACTCGAACAAGGACTGGCACACTTCAGGTTCGAGATAGATGAAGTGATCACCATTGTCTCTCTGGGTCCGAAGCTTGATCATTCCATTGATGTACGACGCATAGACGCCGTCACCGATGTAGATTTCCTTGCCGTCAGCTACCTTGCTTGTCATGAGACTTCTCCTCTTGAAGTACGCTTTCTGCGTAGTCAGCAGCACAACAATCACAGTCTTCCCACATACGACGACCATGTAGACACTTGTCGTGCTTTGAGTTCTGCTGGTCCTCGCGGTAAATCTCGACCCTGGTTCGAGGCCAGTCACCAACGGCGATGGTCTTGAGGGCGTTCCTCAGCTTCTCGATATCATGCTTGGCTTCGTAAAGCTCTCCGTTCAGGCGACCTCGTACGCCGCCTAAACTTCGTTCGCGGTACTTCTTACGTGACTTTCTGGTTCCGTGCGATGTCATCTCTTGGCTTCCAGCATGAGCATGAGTCAGAACTTCATCGCTTCCAGCTTGGCGAGTTGCTTTTTGACAGACGCGATCTTGCGATTCCGCATTTCTTCGGCACGATCTCGTGCTTCTGAAGGTGTCTCGAACCACTCGCCATGATGATAGTATTTCGTGAATACACCAGGGTCTCGGACGGCGATTGTGCCATCTTCAGGCGGATCAACGTCGCGTTCCATTATGCCGATCGTCAAGGCGTACTTTGTTATCCAGACTTGCATGCGTTTGGTCCTGCTGATTCGACTAGCAAAAACTCTGCCTCAAGTCCGAAGTTGAAGGCGAGTGACCGTATCTGATTGAGAGACAGGTTTCGCTTTCGGTTCAGGAACTCTGACTTCCTAGCCCGATTGTTGTTTAAGGCGAGCAAGAGGTCACCGTGTGTGATGACCCCTCGCTTGATACAGTCATTGACGTAGTCAACGGCGTCCATGACTACTTGACCATGCCTTCAGGAACAGCCTTGACCTCGATCAGCTTGTCCAGTGGCACATAGAACCACAGCTTGGGTCGGTCATCGGACGGACTCTTGAAGTACTCAAGCTCGTCCTGGCTGTAGGCGACGGCAGCAGCAGTGAAGGGACCGTTGTCCACAAGACACACAGCGACTTCATCGCCATCACGATAGGTGTCCGGTGCGGCAAGCAAGAGCCTGCCGTTGTCCACCAGCCACGCTTCCTTCGACATGTTTAGGGGGTTGATGTAGTTGCCCATTACGACTTCTCCTTTTTCTCAGCACGCGCCATCTCGTAAGACCTGAAGATCGAGAGCTTGTTCCCCGCCCAGTAGGTTGTCGGGGCTACAAAGTCACCGAAGGGGATGAGCGCGTCGAAGAGCTTCTTGAACGCTTCCTTCACCATCGTGACTTCTTCATCGCTCATCGGATCGCCATCGGCGTGAGCCTGAAGAACTTGCTCGACACATCTCATGACTCGCTCCTTTTCAGGACTTTGGTCAGGCGCTGGCGGAACTCCATGGCAGCGTCCAGACCCTTCACCTGATCATAGTGGACTTCGGGCACTCCTGGCACAAGCAAAGTGTACCCGTCATACGCAAGACGGAACAGTGGTTTGATCGTTTTGATCTCGTCTGCGGTCAGGTCGCTTGCGAGTGCAAGGTGGTCTTGAGGCACCTTGGGACCGAAGCCGACACGCCCACTGGCGTCACAGTATGCGAAGTAGGTTTGCATGTCATACACTCCCTTGTGTTCGACAACACCTAGCTAGAGCTTCTAGCCTAGACTGTCAAGGGATGATCTCTCGCATAATTCTGGCCAAGAAGATTGTAGTTGTACCCCCCAGCTTCTCGACTAAATACCAGTCATCGACAACAGATCAGGAAGCTAATGACCCTCGCTAACAATAGCACGCTCCAGTACGACTTCAATCAGTCTCCCTATTGGGATGATTACAATGAACTGGATATGTACTATCGCATTCTGACCAAACCTCGTCAGGCTCTTCAGTCTCGCGAAGTCAATCAGATGCAAGCCATGCTTCAGAGCCAGATCAATCGATTTGGTCGCCATATTTTCGTTGAAGGCTCACGCGTGAGGGGTGGTGAGATCAACTATGATCAGTCCGTTCGATACGTAAAGCTGAAGGACCTCAACGCACTTTCCAACACGGTTACTGTCTCCAATTTCACTGATACTCGTATCACAGGTGATACGTCGAACGTGACCGCCATCGTTGTTGATGTGGCGACAGGTTCTGAGTTTGCTGAGGACACGAAGACCCTGTTCGTTAAGTATCAGTCGTCTGGTACTGGCGGCAATACAAAGTTCTTCATTCCTGACGAGGACATCACAGCCAACAACGGCTTTACGGCGACGGTGATCAACGATCCAGACGCTGTCGGTGATTCGGCTATTCTGACTGTCCAGGAAGGCATCCTCTTCAGTCACGACCATTTCCTTTACTTCCCTGAGCAGACGATCATCCTCGACCGCTACACGAACCGTCCGTCGTGCCGTGTCGGCTTCCTGATCGAGGAAAGCATCGTTGATTACCTCGACGACACTCGGCTTCTCGACCCTGCCAGCGGATCGTACAACTACGCGGCTCCTGGTGCCGATCGTTTCAAGATCACGGCCACCCTGACCTCTCTGACGATGGATGAAGCCATCCCGGCTAATTTCACCGACCTTATGGTGATCAAGGACGGCATCATCCAGTACACAAAGGAACTGACCCAGTATGCGGACCTCCTTGATGAGTTCGCGCGTCGTACCTACGACGAGTCTGGTGATTATGTCGTGCGAGGTCTTGATGTCACCGTTCGTGAATCACTTGATAACGGCAACAACAACGGCATCTACTCTGTGTCTCGTGGTGGAAACACAGAGCAGCTTGTTATTTGCGTGTCTCCTGGTGTTGGCTATGTCAAGGGTTACGACTACACCAAGCTCGTGACCGAGTATCTTCCTGTAGACAAGGGCGTGGCTACTGAATTCATCGATTCTGTGAGCATCGCCGCCAACTACGGCAACTACGTTCTTGTCGATGAGGCTGTAGGTTATTGGAACACATCTGCTGGCTCTGTCGTCAGTCTCTATGACACTGCCCAGAACCGGGTATCCACCATTGGTGGATCAACCGCGTCTCAGACAGGCTCTCTCCTCGGTACCGCGCGGGTTAGGGCGTTCGTGCACGATAGCGGCACTCCTGGCACTGCGGACGCTCAGTATCGCCTGTACCTCTACGACCTCAACATGTCCGCCGACAGCTTCCGGGCTGTGCGCTCAGTCTATGTCGATAACGCGTCGGGTACGGATGCGGGTGCTGACACAGTGGTTTCGTCGAACGTGGCAACCCTGGTCGATCAGAACTTCGTTTCGATGATCTTCCCGTTGACCTCTGGATACACGAAGTCGATCCGTGCCGATGATAATACGGTCAATCTCGACTACCAGTACATCAAGACGTTCAATGTCACCATTGCCACCGATGGCACCTTCAATATCACGGTGTCTGGTGACGAGACCTTCCCTTACTCTGCTGGCTCTCTGAATTCTACCCAGATCGACGATGGAATTGTTGTCACTCTGGATAGTGCGATCTCGACCAGCAATCTGTCTGGAACCGTTCAGATCAATAGCTCCAATACACTGGTTATTGGTAGCAGCACGAACTTCAGCAACAACTTCAGGGTTGGCGATCTCATCACGGTTGGGTCTGACACTCGTACGGTTGTGACGATTGATGACGCAACTCATCTTCACACCAATGCTGCGTTCTCTGGCTCAAGCTCTGGTAATACCTTCAAGAAAAGCTGGATGGCTGGCCAGTATGTGAGCTTCACGGGTGTTGGCTCTGGTGGGTCGTCACGTTCGGTGACGGTCAACTCATCAACGAATATCTCATTCGCGCTTCAAGAAACTCTTGCATCAACTGTGACAGCCAAGGTCACTCTTGGTGTTCAGAAGACGAACATCCAGGAGAAACAGAAGCTCATCAAGAAGTCCAGGTTCGTTCGCATCAATTGCGGTACGCATTCGGCCAACACTGTTGGTCCGTATTGTCTTGGCTTCTCGGATGTCTTCCAGGTTCGAAGCATCCGTAAGGATAGCAGTGATTTCACAACCTCAACTCAGGGTACGGATGTCACCTCAAGCTTCCTGTTTGATCGGGGTCAGCGACTGGATATGTACGGCCCTGGCTACATTCTGCCGGATGGTATTACTCTGGCAAACACTGACTACCTCCTGGTTGAGCTTGATTACTTCCAGCACAGCACGTCGATTGGTGATGGATATCTGACGGTCAACTCTTATCCGATTGATGATGTTGATAGTGCCAATACAGACGCTATCCAGACTTATCAGATTCCTGTGTTCGGTTCTTACAATCTACGCGACTGCATCGATTGTCGTCCTCGCATCGCGGATACTGCAACGGATACTCAGACTGTCACGTCATCGACGACTAACCCGACTGTTTCGACCTCCTTCACGACAGGTGGCAGTGGGCTCCTGACTCCGGTGGTCAACGAGACGTTCAATTTCGACATGACCAAGTACTTGGGTCGCATCGATCTTGTGACGATGAACCGGCGTGGTCAGTGTGGTGTCACGACAGGCATTCCATCCAGTGCCCCAGTCACCCCAGCAACACCGAATGACGCCATGGCTCTTGCCAAGGTTTACATCGCTCCATATCCGTCTCTACCTCAAGATATCGCCAACATCTATGGTCGTACCGACTACTCATGTGCTGCGACTAAGCTTTCAAATCGTGTCTACACGATGCGTGACATCGGTGTTCTTGATCAGCGCATCACAAACCTTGAGAAGTACACTCTTCTGTCGCTTCTCGAAAAAGACACTGCGACGATGCAGATTTTGGATAGCAATGGTCTGAACCGTTACAAGAACGGCTTCCTTGTCGATCCATTCACATCGCATACTGTTGGTAGCATCTTCGATGTTGACTACCACTGTGCTATGGACCCAACCGCAAAGGAGCTTCGTCCTGAGGCAAAGGTCCGTAACGTCAATGTGGTCTACAATGCCGATCAGTCGTCAAATATCATGACGGCTCCGAATGACCTGACGATCGTTCTGTCCGCGAATACTGGTAACACCTTCACCTCTGGTGAGACTGTTTTCCAAGGTGCAACATTCGGTACTGCGACGGCAACAGGTGTTCTGCGTCACGGTGTCGATAACCGTCTCTATATCGAAGAGGTCACGGGCTCGTTCACCACAACGACAGTGAAGGGTCATACGTCTAACGCCAGCGCGACAGCCTCTGACATTCGCACACCTAGTGCGTCGGTTCTCGCGACCTTGCCTTATACTCATGAGATTTACTGCCGTCAGCCGTTTGCTACGACGACACGTAATGCTGCTGGTCTTGAGTGGTCATGGATTGGTGATCTTGAGCTTATTCCTTCGGAAGACGTTTGGATCGACACAACCTTTGCTCCCGACCGGGTCACACAAACCGATGGTGACTTGGCTATTTGGCAGGCACAGGCTGATGCTTGGGGTACCCAGTGGGGCTCTTGGAACACCTACGCGACAGGCACTCCAATATCAGAAACCACCACGATCCAGGGTGCGGCTTTACCTACGACCGGCCAAGTCATTGGTGAAGGATCAAACGCTCACCGGGTCGGTGGTCGTGGTCAGTTTGGCGTAGTCTGGATGCCTGCGGGTGCAGCAGTTGCGAGTGGCCTGAGGCATGGTTTCCGAGTTGTCGCTGGCACTGATCATCTTGTCGTAACCACCGGCAGTCAGATCACGACAACTACGACTACTCCTTCACAGCAGATTCGCACTGGATCACAAGCCCAGGTCATCAATACTGGTGTGCAAACCCAGGTTGTTGGTGAGACTGTTCTTAACGTTTCGCTTGCTCCATTCATGCGCTCTCGACGAATTCTTGTTCGTGGCCATGGACTGAAGCCGAATACGAAGTTCTTCCCGTTCTTCGACAGTCAGGGTGTTTCTTCATACTGCACTCCAATCTCTGTTGATGGCTGGGACTACTTCCTTGACTGGTCAAACCGCAATGGTTTCGGCAATAATGGTGCCGGACCTGTCATGATCCAGGACATCGTCAATGTCTTCACGCCTTCTCCTTCAGGAGAAGCGACCTTCAATGAAGGTGAGATCGCGACAACGATCCCGGCTTGGTACGATCCTGACTGGATTGGCGCGCGAGGTGGTGACCTGATCTCTGACGCTGGTGGCCGTCTTCTGGCGTTCTTCGATCTCCCGAACGACACAGCAAAGCGGTTTGCAGTCGGCACCAAGATTTTCCGTCTGTCCGACTCCGTGACCAACTCTGACATCGTTGGTGAGGTCACGACTTCGGCTCAGGCCCAGTACACGGCGCATGGTCTCATCAACACAGTGCAGCGAGATATCGTTGCTACTCAAACATGGGATATTGCGTACAACCAGCTTACAGAAACGCGCTCTGTTGATGTCGTCACGACTCAGACCACAGGAACGACATCGAATGCAGAATTCGTTCTGATGCGCTATGTCGATCCTATTGGTCAGTCTATCCCGATCGACGTTCCTGGTAATAATACGGCTGGTATCTTCGTCACGAAGGTTGACTTGTACCTTCAGACGAAAGATTCGACGATGCCTCTTATCGTCATGCTTCGTGAGATGGAAGACTCAGCCACAATTGGCCGCAATATTCTTCCCTTCTCCAAGGTACGCGTCTACCCGGACGACATGCACATTTCTGAGGATGGCACGAAGCCGACTGTCGTGGCTTTCCAGGCCCCGGTCTTCTTGAAGGCTGGTGCTCAGTACGCTCTTGTTGTCCAGCCTGCCGCATCAAGCCCGAACTACAACGTGTGGACCTCGAAGCTTGGTCAGTCGGATGTCGCGACTGCCGAGCGTGTTATTCGTAATCCCTACGTTGGCATCCTGTACGTGTCTGCGAACGACATCACCTATTCTGCTGTGCAGGACGAGGACCTGAAGTTCACTCTGTATCGTGCGAAGTTCAATACCTCTGTCACTGGCACATTCATCTCGAATAACCAGCGTCATGAGTTCCTGACGATCGATGAGCCGAATGTGTTCTTCTCTCGTGACCAGGAGCAGATTCGTGGTCCTCTGTCGCTTCGGGTCTATAACCAGAGTGGTACTGCCAATACTGGTGAATATGCTTGGGGCACGACCTCGAATGCTTACGGTCAGGTGGTGACCCTGGCTGGCTCGAATACCTACACTCTGCAAGAGAACGAGCCGGGTCGCGCGTTCCTGTTGAATGAGCCTATCGAGTTCCGCTTTGCGAACAACTCGACAACGGGCGCGACGGGCACCGTGGGTACGTTCTCTCTGCCGGTGGGCTGGCGTGAATACTACTCGTACGCCAACAATATGCTCATCCTATCGAACGTGTCGAACGTTGGCTTCTCAGCCAACGATGTAATCCGTGGCCAGACCTCGAATGCGACGGCGACAGTCATCGACTCGATCGGTATCGCCTACGATACGATCCAGCCTCAGATTACCCAGCTTGTATTCCCAGAGACTTCTATCGCTTGGTACACGAAGGGTACTGTCTCCGCGTCTCATACTCTCGATAGCTCATGGTTGAGCCTCCAGCCCAACTATGATTTCGATCATAGTCTTGAGAAGATCGTCTACTCGGCCTCGTATGAGGATACATACCTCTCTGGTGGTCGCTCACTTCGCTTCCAGGCTCTTCTGGAAAGCGATAATGAGTACCTGTCTCCAGTTGTTGATATCAGTAAGATGCAGGCCATTCTGGTCTACAACATCATCAACAACACTGCGAACAACGAAACGAATGCTCGCGGTGGTGACGCCAGTGCTCGATACATTACGAAAACCGTGACTTTGGAGGATGGACAGGATGCCGAAGACTTGCGGGTCTACGTAGCAACCTATCAGCCACCGGGCACTGAAGTCCTGGTCTACGCCAAGTATCTGAATGGTGAAGACAGCGATCGGTTCGATGACCGTAATTGGGTTGAGATGGAATCGACCAACGTCTACTCAAGCCTCTCGAATAAGGGAGACTTCCGAGACCAAGTCTACACTCTTCCTGACAGTGTTCTTACTGGTGATATTGGTGAAGTCCAGTATACGAACTCTCTCGGTGTGACGTTCACCTCGTTCAAGTACTTTGCGATCAAGATTGTCCTGATTTCATCAAGCACGGCTCTTGTTCCAAGGTGCCGAGACCTTCGGGTGATTGCGCTCCAGAAATGAAGACAAAAACTGATATCGACAAACTGGTTAAGGATGGTGAAACAAAAGCTGTCCTTAACACAGACCAGATCAGCCTCCTGAATTACAAAAAGGCCAAGAAGAGCCAGAAGGAGCTATTGAACCGTCTAAATAAGCTGGAAGACGATAATCGGGAGACGCAAGAAAAGCTTGATCGTATCCTGTCGATGCTTACTAGGATGACTTCATGACAATTGCTGCACTTGGTTCAACGACCACCACAACGTTTCCTGACATCCGGACGAAAGTCAACGAGATCATCGATGTCGTTAATGAGTTCGATTACAGCACGACGACAGTTGCGTCAGCTTCTACGACTGACATTGGTGCTGCCGCGACAAGTGTCGTCTCGATCACAGGTACCACGACGATTACGAGCTTCGGTACAACTGCCAACTCTTTCCGAATTGGTAAGTTCACAGGCTCACTGACCCTCACTCACAACGCAACATCGCTCATCCTTCCAACGGGTGACGACATCGTCACAGCGGCTGGTGATGCTTTTATTGCGGTTTCAGACGCGTCTGGGTATTGGAGAGTAATCAGCTACCAGAGAGCCGATGGTTCGGCTCTGCTTACTGATGCTGCTACGTCGATTACAGCCTCTGGTCTTGCGACATCCCCGTTTGGTCCTTTCACGGCTATTGCCTCAGCGTCAACGACTGATCTTAGCTCTGTCGCGACTGTGGGAGTCTCGGTCACAGGCACCACGACAATCACGAGCTTCGGAACAGGCGCGAATCTCCTTCGTATCGGCAAGTTCGCTGCGGCTCTGACGCTGACCCACAATGCGACCTCGCTCATCCTGCCGGGCGGTGCCAACATCACCACGGCTGCTGGAGACCGCTTTATTGCTCTTTCGGACGGCTCGGGGAACTGGACTGTCGTTGACTACATCAAGGCGAACGGCGAGCCGATCTCGATCTCTGCCTCTCTCGCGACCGCCAGCTTTGGTCCCTTCACGGCCCTGGCTTCGGCGTCTACAACAGACCTGTCGTCAGTTGCGACGATTGGTGTGAGCATTACTGGCACGACGACAATTACCTCTTTCGGTACCGGTGCCAATCTTCTGCGTATCGGTAAGTTCGCTGGTGCCCTTACTCTCACTCATAATGCAACGTCGTTGATCCTTCCAGGTGGTTCAAATATCACCACGGCTGCGGGTGACCGCTTTATTGCTATGTCTGACGGCTCTGGCAACTGGACCGTCATTGACTATGTCAAAGCTACTGGTAAGGCTGTCGTCACGACAGTTACCGCTTCCGATATTTCTGCCGCTGTTCTGTCGGCACTTGCCTTTGGCCCGTTCACTGCCATTGCTTCTGCTACGACAACTGATCTCTCTACTGTTGCCACGATTGGTGTGAGTGTCACCGGCACCACGACGATTACGGGGTTTGGCACGGGTGCGAACCTCCTTCGTGTGGTGAAGTTCGCGGGTGCTCTGACACTGACCCACAACGCAACCACTCTGATCCTTCCTGGTGCGGCGAGTATTACCACGGCTGCTGGTGATACTGGTGTCTTTCTTAGCGATGGCTCTGGCAACTGGACCTGTATTTCGTACCAGAAGTACTCTGGTAAGGCTGTCGTCACGACAGTCACGTCTTCAGATATTTCTGCTGCGGTATTGGCTGCGCTTGCTTTCGGACCATTCACCTCGAAGGCTTCTGCCGCGACTGTTGACCTTTCGACGGTCGCAACTGTTGGTGTGTCTATTTCTGGTACAACCACGATCACCTCGTTTGGTACTGGTGCCAATCTTCTGAAGATCGTCAAGTTTGCGGCGGCTCTTCTGCTGACCCACAACGCAACCTCTCTTATTCTTCCAGGTGCCGCTAATATCACTACCGCAGCGAATGATACTGCGATCTTTCTGTCTGATGCTTCAGGTAATTGGACATGCGTCAGCTATCAGAAGGCGACTGGTAAGACAGTTTCTTCTCTCAGTTCTGGTGATATCTCTGGACTTGCGACATCTGCTACGACTGATACCACGAATGCTTCAAACATCTCGTCTGGTACTCTTGCTCCCGCTCGTATGGGCTCCGGAACGCCAAGCTCCTCGACTTACCTGAGGGGTGATGGAGCGTGGGTCAGTCTTGCAGCTTCAGCGACCACAGACACAACAAACGCTTCGAATATCTCTTCTGGTACACTTTCGGTCAATAGGCTTCCCTACACTCCAGTCAATAAGGCTGGTGATACTGTTTCAACCTACCTGGTTGTCAACAATACAAGTAGTGGATGGGTCAGGCTCGATGGTGGTAACGCGACTTACCCTGGTTATGTAAGTTGGTATACAGCCGATGGCACGCGTCGTGGATATATGGGCTGGGGTAGTGGCTCTAATCTTGTCCTCACAACCGAAAATGGTTGGGGTTTTCTGATCAATGATGGCACCGCTTGGCACTCAGCCAACGATGGTGCTTCATCTGGACTTGATGCTGACTTACTGGATGGTCAGCACGGTTCTTATTATTTGAGTGCATCCAACCTTAATGCAGGTACAGTTCCTACCGCTCGTCTTGGCTCTGGTACAGCTAATTCCACGACTTACCTTCGTGGTGATTCGTCCTGGGTTAGTCTTGCGGCATCTGCCACAACGGATACGACGAACGCTTCAAATATCTCTTCTGGAACCCTTGGAACGGCTCGCCTCGGCTCAGGCTCGGCGTCGTCATCAACCTTCCTCCGTGGTGATCAGACCTGGGCGGCTGCGGGTGGCTCTGTTGATCGTCAGACATTCGACTCAAGTGGCACTTGGACGAAGCCGGGCTCGGGCACAGTTGCTCTTATCGAATGCTGGGGGGGTGGTGGTAGTGGTGGTAGAGCATCTGGTTGTGGCGGTGGCGGCGGTGGCTATTCTTATCGTTGGGTTACTTTGTCATCGTTGGGAGCGACTGAGACCGTAACTATTGGTGCTGGTGGTACTGCCAAGACAACAAACGGCGATGGTAATGTCGGTGGTAACACCACGTTTGGCTCATGGGTAACTGCCTATGGTGGCGGCGGTGGTGGTAGCTCGACTTCAGGAAATACAAGTGGTGGCGGCGGTGGTGGTCCTCTATCAGCCGGTGGTACTGGTTCAGGTCTCGCTGGAAATCCTCAAATAGTAGCTGACGTTTCATATGCTGCTGATGCTTCTATGACGGGTGCATTAGCACGATTGGTTGGTGGTGGTGGTACCGCAACATCATTGAATAACACCCTTTTAAATGGTGGTGGTAGTAATGTTTGGAAAACTGGTGCTCCTGGTATTGTTCATGGTGGCGGTGGCGGTGTTTACGCTGCCAGTGCTAATGGTGGTTCTTCTGAATATGGCGGTGGTGGTGGCGGTGGCAACACTGGAACTGGCGGTAGCTCGAAGTATGGTGGCGCTGGTGGCGCTGGTGCAACTACTGGTAACGGAACTGCGGGCACACAGCCGGGCGGTGGTGGTGGCGGCACGAACAATGGCACCTCTTCCGGCGCTGGTGGTGCTGGCCGTTGCGTAGTTACTGTGTTCTGAGGAAGAGATATGGCAATCTACTGCTTAATAGACAGCAACAATGTAGTCGTGAATAAAATCGAGGTCACAAATCCAGTGACTAAAGAACAGGCCGATGTTCTTGTGGCTGAATGGATAGCTGCTGTTGCAGCATGGGATACTAATCAAGTTGACGAAAATGGTGACTTGATCCCTCGTCCAACAATTGTTGATCATTGGACGATACCGGAAGGTTTCACTATCGGTGACGGGACCGGTAATATTGGTGATACTTGGGATGGTCAGTCATATGTGTCTCCTCCCCCACCAACACCTCCAGCAGCGCCTGTTCCAAGGAATATCTCGGATCGTCAGTTCTTCCAGGGTTGTGCGATTGCTGGATATTGCACTGAAGCCGAAGCTCTTGCTGCTGTGAAGACAGGTGATCTCCCGGCGACTCTACAAGCATTCATTGGTCAGCTACCATCTGATCAGCAGTTTGCAGCGACGATGCTTCTCTCTGGAGCCACGGTGTTTGACCGTCAAAATCCTCTGACAGAGGCTTTTGGTGCAATGTATGGGTTGAACTCAGAACAACTTGATGATTTCTGGCGGATGTGCTCAGCGCTTTAGTCTAAATAGAAAGCACAAGCTTTCTAGGATTAGAACATGAAGGGCAACTACGACACATGCTACGCATATGCTTTGGAGCATGAAGGCGGATACTGCTGGGACAAAGGTGATCCTGGTGGACCTACCAAGTACGGCGTGACGATCTACGACCTCGGTAACTGGCGAGGCGTCAAGGTTACTTCGAAGAACTTTGATGAGATGCACCAGGAGGTCAAGAACCTCAGCCTTGCTGAGGCTAAGCTGATCTTCAAGAAGCACTACTGGGACCCTCTCAGGTGTGATGAGCTTCCGGCTGGCCTCGACTACACGATGTTCGACTTCGGTGTGAACTCCGGAAACAAGCGAGCCATCATCATGGCCCAGCGCTCACTTCAGATTGCGGACGACGGTCTCATGGGTCCTGTCACCTGGGAGAAGATGATGTCGGCTGACCCAGTTCGCCTGATGACGGACATCAACGCCCGGCGTCAGCGCTTCCTTGAGGGACTGTCCACCTTCCGCATCTTTGGAAAAGGATGGACCAAGAGAGTCAAGGACGTACAGCGGCGTTCTGTCGCTATGTATCAAGTTAGTGGTAGACCCAAGGTTGAGGAACCTGCTAAGATTGAACCAGTGTCAGAAACGCAGACACCACCGTCTACCCCTGCTGGGGACTCTAACGCTTGGTGGAACTGGAGACGGTGGGTCAGCAAGTAGAAGGACCCTAACATGAGAAAACTATTCGTCGAACTCAGTGAGACGAATATTTTCTGGATGCTCTTCGGACTATGTTTCTTCTACGGTCTTTGGACCGATGTCTACCTGGGCAACTTCTTCCTCGCTTGGGTACCCATGCTGGTGATGTCGTTTACGTTCTTCATCGAATCACGTATGACCATAACCAAGATGTGGTGCCTCGGCACTTTTCTTGGCTATGGAGCACTCTACCTATGGAACGTAATGGCTCTACTGACACGTTTGATGCTCTGATCAAGTCTCGGAAGGCTTCCTACAAGGAAGCTCTGAAGACAGCAGGACGGGATGCTGATGGTGCTGCCGCAAGGCTCTACGCCGAAGTCGGCATCCCGGTTCTGAAGTGGATCAAAGACGAATCTGACAAGGGCATCCCCGATGCCGAGCTTCAGGCCGCATTTCTGCACTTCTCCGCCTATCATCTCGCAGCCTTGATGAGCTTCGTGTTCGGTGAGAACGCCACCGACCAGACGTTGCGCCGTCAGTACCTCGAAGCTTTCGATGAGGTGCTTCAGGACAACCTGAAGCTCCTCACTCGAAGGAAGTCCTAGCGCTTTACCAGGACCCAGCGGCGATCCGTGACTTGAGCGACGATGTCGCAAAGCGAAGCTTGCTTTGCGGCACCGGCTTCTCCGTTCAAGGCCACGTCCAGTTCTCGGACGAGCTTCCGGTGATCGTCGAGGACTTCACGCAAGGCTACGATCTCTTCCTTTGCATCCTCCAGGAGCGCAGCACACCGGCCCTCGTTGTTGTCTGAACGAGGGTGACCGGTGTTGCTGATGAGCTTTGCCATCGCATCACGAAGCTCCATCTCCTTCTGGAGCCGCGTCGGAAGATCATTGCGAGCTTGGTCTTCGCGTTTCTGAGCTTGTCTCTGTTTGATCTTTTCGACGATGGGATAGATCACACCCTCACCAAGGTAGAACCACTCCTGTGGACTCTTGTTGACGGCATCAGCTTCTTCCATGTCTCCGGACATACGTAGTAGACGTTCCACATGACTCTTGTGGAACGCTGCCACGGGCGTCTGGCAATGGGTTATCGCGTACCCAGGTAGCTCTTCATCTGTAAGGTCGTTATCGAACATGGACATCACCTAGTCGAGGAGTTTCGGATCGATGCCACGATACACGTATCTACGCGTGAAGGCATCCAGGGCCTTGCCGATGCGCCGATAGATGAACTTGGCCATCTCGACAACGAAGTCACCGATCGCCCAGACAAAGAAGTCGATCACCCATGTGATGATCCAGGTTACGATCAGAGCCTTGTTTTCGGATGCGAGAGGATAAAGGTTCTTATAGTCTCGGTATGACCGCCACTCTTCCAACTGGCCTTCTGGGATTGAAGTCCATCCACGATTCTTGAGGAATGCGCTGTAGTGTTCGTCAAACCGGCGACGAGCTTTCCAGGCAAGACCCCCAAGACCTAACCAGCGCCACACGGCCCAAATCGTACCGCCAAGGAAGTACAAACCGATCCACAAGATCGCCGTAAAGGGATGGTGATAGGCGTAGATGAAAGGTTCTGTTCCATTCGCGTAAAGCAGAACCCCAAGTAATGCCACAATACCCAGAAATGCAATAAAGACATCTTCTTTGTAGTTGGCGATTCCGACTGTCAGGATCGCAGCCAGGACTAGAAATCCTGTGACGGTTCCAAGTCCAATGAGCATGAAGAGACCTGATATCGCTTCGAGCATGATTCGTCCTCCGTTGGTTGGTGGCCGACCGTAGAGCTACGTGAAGTGTGCGTCAAGAACGAGTTGACGCTTTCAGGAAGACGGCATACATGTGACTGGATCAACTCTAGGGAGCCCTACAACATGAGCGAATTCAGCGATCTTCTCGGGAAGACTCTGGTCAATATCACGAAACAGGACGGTGGTGAGGGTGATGAGATCATCTTCGAGGCTCACAACGGCCAGAAGTGGAAGATGTATCATTGTCAAGACTGCTGTGAGTGTGTCCGTGTTGAGGAGATCGTCGGTGATCTTGAAGACATAAAGGGTAGCCCTATTCTCCAGGCTGAAGTATCTTGTAGTCAGTCTCCAGTAGTAGAAGCTGATGACTACCAGTGGACCTTCTACAAGCTTTCGACTATCAAGGGATCAGTCACGATTCGTTGGCTTGGAACCAGCAACGGCTGGTACAGTGTCAATGTAGACTTCGAGGAGATCGAGTATGAGCAGTGAGGAGAAGAAGCCCGACCTGTCTTATCTAGAGCGCAACGCCAGAATGATCAAACACATCGCTCGGGACTTGATGCAATACTCTGACGCCATGGATAAGCTTGGTATGACTGGTGCTGAGCATCTACGTAGTCGGTTGTGTGATATCGAACAAATGGCGTTCGTTATTGAATCTGCAACCAAAAGGGCTGGATGATGCGTATCCGTAACAAGGACGACTGGTTCATGTTGGCGGCACAAACCATCCCCAAGCTTCCTGAATATGCGGGAGAGTTTGGACTTGAGTTCCCGTACAAAGATGCTATGAAGGCCCTCGTCAACTTGGACCAGGAATACCTTCACTGTCTCTTCGAGAAGTTGTGGAGCGATCTTCCTGACAACCCAAGTATCCACTTTCATCCGTTCGGTGATCTCTGCGACCTCTGTAGTGAGTACTGGGTCTTCGATCCCGAACAGCAAGAGTAAGGTAACGGATATGCTGACGGACATCAAACTGCGGACCATCGCTGACTTCCCACACCTGAAGCCTGACAATAAGCACTATGCGGAACTTGCCGACTTCGTTGAGAACGGCATCGAGCGAGTGCAAACGGGCGTGTACAAGTGCGCGGGTCACAACCCTGATGTCTATAGCGATGACATCAGTAACTGTGGCTTCTGCGATGTCACTCTCGTCGATCGTTCCGGCATGGAGTGGGGCGCATACGGCGTTGCCGACAGTATCGAGCAGATACTGGCGAAGTATGACTTCGAGGCATCGATGGGCAATGCTCCCCTGGCTCTGTTCGTGACTGAGGTCACGAAGGCCGAGAAGTGCGGCTGGCGGTGGCACAAGTGGGGTCCCTACATCGGCACCAAAGAGCCGCTGTGTGAGTATCTTGAGGACGAGCCTGAGATCGACCGGGTGTTCTGCTTCACGGTCTATCCAGTGCAGCCCGGCATCTCGAAGGGTAAGTGAATAGTCCTGTAGCTCAAAGCGGTGAGAGCGCGCGCCCTATAAGCGTGAGGTTCCGGGTTCGACACCCGGCAGGACCACCAGAAGGAGATGACCATGTCGTGTCAATGCTGTGGAGCAAAGACAGACAATCACGGTCTTTGCCTCAAGGGGTGTGATAGTCTCGCTAGTGACTACATCGCACAACTTGAGGCAGACGTGGAACGTCTACGTTCAGCCCTACGACCATTCGGAGATGCCTATCGGTTCCTACAGACGGTTCCATCTTCAATGGTTAGGCAGTATGAGTCGTCCATGAGCGTGACCAGGAAATTCACCACTGACGATCTACGTCGAGCAGCCGAACTCACCGACCCGGCTTAGGAGGAGATTACTATGACTAACCTTGACGAACTCGAACGGCGTTTGGACATAGAGTATAATCGTCGGTATGATGAAATCATACGCGATCACAAAAGGAAGATGTGGACTTTGGTCTACATTCCTTTCCTCGTCGCTTTGTCTGGGATCATCAGCATATTGGTGATGACGTTCATCTTCAACGTGACGGACTTCAGGTACTTCATTCTTCCTATGTGCTTGATCTTTTGGGGTCAGTACAAGCTTACCGTTGGAAATTAGGCTATGAAAGAAATCCTGCTGCGGCTTTCTGAGGCTCCTTCGAGCCAGATCGATGCCGCCGTATGCCTTCGTCTGAAGGCACTCGCGGAGAACCCGAACGTGGCTGAGCTTCAGTCGATCGTGGACTCTTGCGCGCGGTTCAGCCTTGCCAGTGACTTCGCCATGGCTGTCATGGACCTCCTGCTGATCCAGCTAAAGAGGGAAGCCGAAGCAACTAAATAGGGGCATGGCGAAACCTTCCACACGGCGACAATTCCGCGACTACTGCCTCCGCGCGCTCGGGCATGGTGCCCACAAGGTCGAGATCACTCCTGACCAGTGCGAAGACCGAATCGATGAGGCCCTGGACTTCTGGCAGCAGCACCACTTCGAAGGTACTGAGAAGGTCTTCTACAAGCACCAGATCACCAGCACCGATCGTACGAATGGCTATTTCACCCTTCCTGAGACGATCGTCGGTGTCTACCGCGTCCTGAACTTCGGGACCTCTCAGGGCTTGTCTCCCCTGACGAACATTCAGTACCAGATCAGGCTCAACGACTTTTTCAACTTCATCGACCAGTCCATTGTGCCCTACTACATGGCCATGCGTCGTATTGCTGAGCTTGACGAATGGCTAGGCGATCTCCCCACCTTCGAGTACACGCGCCATGGCAACCGGCTCTGGCTGCATATCGACTGGGATAAGTTCACGACGACAGAATACATCGTTGTTGAAGCACAGCAGATCATCGATACTGGTGATATCTGGTCCGATCATTGGTTCCAGCGCTACGTAGTCGCTCTCTTCAAGCGTCAGTGGGGTGAAAACCTCAAGAAGTATGGTGGCGTCCAAATCCTCAACGGAATGACCTTTGATGGTCAGAAGATTTACGATGAGGGTGTAGCTCAGATTGCTGAGATTGAGCTTGAGGTCAAAGAACAACTTCAGCCGCCTATGGGCTTCTTCATCGGATAATACTTGACAAATACAGTAAAAGGTGGTATAGTTCTCCTTGTCTAGTGCAAACAAGGGAGAAGCACATGACCACTACCATGATCGACGGCAAGCCTTCGATCCACGTTGTCAAGAAGTACACCGGCTATCTCGCGGCTGGCGACTACTACCTCTGCGATCCCTGCTATTGCTTCGGTGATAGCTGGGACGATCTCATCAAGCAGACCAACTGCTTTGAGGACCCCCTGTTCTACAAGAACGGGAAGTGGGGTATCGCCTTTTCGACCGCGCTTGGAGACGGCGTCTATCGGGACAACGATGGAAACGAGTACAGCGTCGATGCTGGGCTGATCGGCCTCGTCCCGGTCAGCGCAGCGGATCACTCTCCCGGCGAAGCTCTCGCTAAGAAGGTGACCTTCAGCCGCCCCGTTCGGGTGACGTGCGATGGTGAGGGTCGTATGGAGTTCGGTAGATTCCGAATTGATACGACCGAATGACGAGAAGCCCTTCGAAAAGGCCCGGTAGAGATGCCGGGCCTTTTCTGCGTCTACTTGACAAATACTCAAAACTATGCTATAGTCTTCTGGTCAATGCGACAAGGGAGTTACTCTAATGGCAAACGACAACTGGTTTACCACCGCTATCGGCATGATCTTCGTCATGGCTATCATGACCATGGCGATCACCTTCCACGTGGCTCACAAGAAGGAAGTGCCGCCAACGACGGTGGAGAACGTGGCCAAGTAGCAACCTTAGGAAAGGCCCGGTAGAGATGCCGGGCCTTTTCTGCGTCTACTTGACATTTATGATTGTTTACTGTATACTTCCCAGATCATTCACCAAGGAGAGACTATGATGCAGTTCAAGAATGGACATCGTGTCGTCGAAGATCAACATGGTAAGGTATCGCTGATCGATGGTAGTGGCGAAGCTGTCGTACTCGACAAAACTCGCCGCATCCAGATGTTTGATCAATCCAATGCCATGGTGCCGATCGACAATCCACAGAATTATGTTCAGCGGTACACGATCTCACCTCCGAGTGAGGCTATGTGGATCGCGGCCAAGTACGGCATGCAAGTGATGTGTGATTGCGGCATCTTCGAGGTCAAAGCTGTTGGAGAATGAAAGGAAAAGGCCCGGTTCATCACCGGGCCTTTTCTGCGTCTACTTGACTTCGTCAGTATAGTGTGGTAGTATCTTCCTGTTCACTCATGAACAAGGGAGACTAACCAGATGAGCTACGATAAGGTCGTTCGCAACCTGCTTTCCAACAAGATGGTCGGAGGGTGGCTCGTCGCGACGATGTCTATCCTGATCCTGTTCGCGGGCTTCGCCCGTGTGATGGACTGGACCAAGTTCCCCTGAGAAAGAAAAGCCCCCTGGTGACCATCCTAGGGGGCTTTTCTACAATGATGTGGGAGAAATCTCTTATGAGACCACCTCGCAGACTACCACCAAGGCCGTCTCCTGCGGAGATCACTCGACAGTGTATGGAACAGATCACTACCTCTCGATGGGGTGAGATTTACTTTGAAAAGGGAGGCGCGGAATACCGTATGAACCGATACGACCGCCTTCCGCCTGTCGAACGTGACTACCTGAAGAGAAACGGTTGAAAATGAAAAGGCCCCCAGGATCGCTTCTGGGGGCCTTTTCTGCGTCCGGGGAGGATCGCGTCTGAGGAGGCAGGACAAGGAACCTCATCAGATGTGAACACCCTACCGTACGAGGATGAGTGTGTCAATAAAAAAACGGGTAGTAGGACGCGATCCACTACCCGTTTTGAGTTTGTAGGAGGAAACGCCCAAGGAGTGGGCACCCTCTCTATAACCGATTCCACAACTGGGCACCATCCTAAATAGAGGAGTTATCCACAGATGGGCTAGTTCATGAAGACTGTTGCACAAATCCTACACGAGGCCATGGCCGCTGATACATCTCATTTCGTCAAGACCGGCTTTGACGGCGATACCGAGTACACAGGTCACATTCGCAATGGCGACAAGAGCCATAAGCTTAGGGTCTACTTCCAGACCGATCCGAAGAAGTACCCTGGTCGAGCCCACTTCGGTTTCCGTGTTGATGGCGAGCATGATTACCAGCATCTTCCCCCTCACGTCGGTATGCATGTCGGCGCTCATGTCCATGGTGCTTTGAACAGGTTTACCAAAGAAAACCCAAAGATCACACACATCCACTACAAGCCTCGTGATCCACGGTTTAATGATGTCATTCGTCGTTCTGGACATCATATCGAGCCAGATACTGAGCATGAAGGCTACCATATCATACATGTGAAGAGATAATGGCGACAAACCAAGTCATACGATGGTTCGATTCTCCGATGGAGCAAGGTCTTATCGAAGACCTGATCATCGAAGCCATCAAAATCTATGGCTACGACATCTATTACATGCCGCGTGTGTCGGTTAATGAAGACGACATGCTTGGGGAAGACCCTCTGAACAAATTCGAGGACGCCGTCCCGATTGAAGCTTACGTCGAGAACGTCGAAGGCTTCGGAGGTCAGGGTGACGTGTTCAGCAAGTTCGGCATCACCGTAGATGACCAGATCACATTCACGATCGCCAATCGCCGCTGGACAGAGATCAGGACTGAGAAGGTCCTGAGCGAGGACGGCTATCCTGTCGCCCTGGAAGAATCAAATGGCGCGGTCTACGTCGGGGAATATGAGTCGGCCCTTCTGGAGCCCACGGGAGCCTATGACCTGTCGGCGCTGCCGCGACCGATGGAAGGCGACCTCATCTACTTCCCGATCGCCAAGAAGCTGTTCGAGATCACCTTCGTCGAGCATGAGAAGATGTTCTATCCGCTTGGACGGCGGATGATCTATCAGATCAAGTGCATTCTGTACAAGTACAGTTCAGAGGAGATCAACACGGGCAACACCGAGATCGACGGTCTGACCGATGGCCTGTCACTCGACATCATGAACGACGGCTACCTCACTGAGGATGGCTACCTGATGACGGACGAGACGGGCGCTCCGTTCCTGCTTGAGGAGAAGCGTATTGAGGACATCGATCCTCAGGCCAACAACGAACTCTTCCAGCGTGACGTTACTGGCGTTGTGGACTTCTCGGAAATGAACCCATTCGTTTATGGAGGAAGATATTGATGTGGACGGTAGGAGTCGAACCTACAAAATACCCCGTACGTCGCGCTGCCGGGGTTTGATGATGATCGCCATGAGCGCGCCAGCCCGGCCTTGAACCCGGACCTACTTCGTGTTGGCTACTTTCTCACCCGCGTCTGCCAGTTCCGCCACGTCCACACATAGTCAATCTGCCTTAGCAGTCTCGATCGCGTCAGTCTTCATCTTATGAAGAGTGGCAACCCGCTCCATAAGAATCTTCGTGTCGGCCTTGTTCAGGCACCGCATGGACATGAACATGGGCTGGCCGTTGATCGAGCGAGGACCAGCTTTGTCCATATACTCGTACACGAGACCAACGTCATCGAAGAAGCTCTTGTCCTCGACAAACATCATCGGCATGAAGACACTCACGATCAGGTTCTCTGGACAGTGCCGGTCGGTGTAGACTTGACCACCAACAATATCCCAAGCCAGCTTCTCAAGCTCTTCAGGCTTTTGGTTTTCTATCTTGTCCATATCCATCTCCAAAAATAACAAAAGCCAAGGGGTCCCGCCACAGACCCCTTGGCTCCTCCCGCTTGCCAGGGTGCAGCGCCTACTTGAGAGGCACCACGGTATCCTCGGTACCACGGTTGAACGCGTAGGTCAACCCAAGACGAACCGACTGGATGTCTTGCTGAATAACATCAGTCAGGACCGGGTTACCATTGAGGTAGTAGTTCACGTTCTCATCGCCAAGCTTGGTGTAGCGATACTCCAGCTTGAGCGACCAGGGACCATTCGCGATCTTGTGCTCGATACCGCCGCCCAGCGACAGACCGTTCGCGTTACCGAACTGCCCGACGACCGGAAGGGCCAGCACCTGTCCCTTGATGTCCGACATGCTGGCCTGAGTGTAGCCAATCGTGCCGTACAGAAGGGTGCTCGGAGTCACGAGGTAACCGAAGCGGCCACCAATCGTCCACATGTAGTCCATGTCGAGAGAGGCAGACGTTCCGAGGAACTGGCTCGTGGAAGTTGAAGCACTTGCAGACGACCAGTCGATGTCACCGAAGACACCGAGGACGAACGACTGCATCTGAACATCGCAACCCACGTTGCCACCGAAGGTGACACCCTGAGGGTTGGTGCTGAACAACTGCACCGTCTCCATGGCCGTCGTGTCCACGGCATAGCCAAGCTGAACACCGACGTGACAGCCAGTCCATCCCGCAGCGTTGGCGGAAGGCGAACCGAGGCTCATTGCGAGCCCAGTCGCCAGTAGTGCGAGTGCCTTGAGTGCATTCTTCATGAAAAGGTTCTCCTAGCTAGTGAACGACCCACATTTGGCTTACTCACAGAGTCGTTACAAGCGTGAAATGATGTATCCACAGGAGTTGCTAAGGCAATTGTGGCAAAAGTGGCACAACAGTAATCACTGCCCTGATACGGCTAAATAGGAGACAACTCAGGAGTTACGGTCATGTTTGGTAACGACTTCTTCCACGATCTGTTTCGGAAATCCGTTCTCATCTTCGGGAACATGTTCAATGACATCAAGGTCTTGAGAAAGAACAAGGCTGGGGAAACGCTTCAGACGATTGCCGTGCCTATTGAGTATGGCCCTCGTAATAAGACACTGACCAGGATACTCCAGAACCCAGACCTGATGAAGCCAGTATCAGTTATTGTACCAACGATGAGCTTTGAGATCACGTCGATCCAAAGAAATCCCAAGCTCCAGACAGACAAGAACATGACATGGTACAGGCAAAGTGCAGAGGATTCCGATAAGCTTTACAGTCAATGGCAGTCGATCCCTTACACTCTTGGCTTCCAGCTTTCAATCTACGTCAAGAACGCCTACGATGGTTTCCAGATTATCGAGCAGATTCTACCCTACTTCGCTCCAGAATGGAGCGTTACCGCCAATCTTGTCCCTCAGATGGACTATCGTGAGGACATCAAGATCACTTTGGATCAGATCACCCTCAACGACGATGCTGAGACATCCGCAATCACCGAGGGGCGTGTTATTGTTTGGACTCTGAACTTCTCGCTTCAGATGCCGTTCTTTGGGCCGGTTGCACCGACAGGAATCATCAAGCGGGTCTTCGTCAACTTCTATGTTCCCCCTGGTAGTGGTGAGGTGACAGACGGTGACATCGCAAATACTGATATCTACTTGACTTACGATCTCGTTCCTGGACGTACAGCCAATGGGGAGCCGACGACCGATGTTCGAGAGAGTATTGCATACTCACTGATCAAATCCGAGGACTCCTTTGGGTTTGCGGAGACCTGGATCGACCACGTTGACGATACCGTCACGTATACGGGCAGCTTCCCAGATTCCAACACCGCGAACTCAGGTTGATGCCTGTGATCATCCTTGTTATATGACACTCCTCAACCAGGAGGGCACTACATGCGACCAACAAAGATCAGCCTCACTCGCAACGTGAAGATCAATATTGGCAACTATGAGACGACGGACCTTAGCCTCACCGTGGAAGGTGAGCTTGAGGTTGATGAGAGCATCGAAGACGCATACAAGTACTGTGAAGAAAAAATCGCTGAGTGCCTGACACCAGCGATCGAGATGACTGACTCTACGAATAGGACAAACAGAAAAGCTAAGAGATACGGTCTTGTCCCATAAATAGGGGTCATGACAGACAAGATAGCTGATGCACTAGGCATCGACATAGACATGGAGCAACCATCGATCCAAGCTGAGCCACTGAAGTTCAGTAAGGACGATGTGGACGAAGACTACAGAGCCGCCCGACAGACTGCCTATGACCTGATCGCCAAGGGTAACCATACCTTGGATGTTGCGATCAAGTCTCTCCTCGACAATGCAACTGTCGGGCGGCTTGAGGTGATTGCCAATCTGATGAAGACGGTGATGGAAGCCAATCTGTCACGTCTTGACATCCAGGAGAAGTACCAGAAGCTCAACCCTGGACCATCCCAGCGTCGGCTTGAGGGAGAAGACCCTGAAGAGCAACCGCGACTGATCTACCGCAACGCTTCCGATCTTCTCGACAGCGCTCACCAGATGAGTGTTGACACGTCGAAGGAAGAAGACTAAGTTACCCCTCAAGCGACCCTCCTTGGTCTCGGCCCCCGCCTTCACCAAGTGTCGCCCATCTGAGAGAGGGGCTTTCTAAGCCCCTTCTCTCAGATCACACTAGCCAAAACCACCCTAGCTTGAGCGCTTCTTCGCTCCCTTGTTGAGTGCTCGCTAGGGTGGTTTTGTGTTTGGGGCCACGGCCTCCTACATGCTTGAGCATTAGGAGGCCACTCATGACATTGATCAGCGACGAGTATCGGAAGCTCAACGAGGAGCTTCACGAGAAGGGCAACTACGGCATTACAGCACCTCGACACTTTGACCTCATCACAAAGCTGATCCAGCTTTATGGTGCACGTGTTCTCCTCGACTACGGAAGTGGAACCAAGAAGCACATTGAGAAGCATTACGGGGAAAAGTACCGAGTTCACTCATACGATCCCTGTGTTCCTGAGCTTTCAGGACCTCCTCCAGAAGCCGACGTTCTGATCTGCTGTGATGTTCTTGAGCACATTGAGCCAGAGTTCCTGGACAATGTACTTCAGCACATCTCCTCAAGGTTCACCAAGGCGGCGTACCTGTCTATTGCGACACGCCCGGCTCAGAAGATTTTATCTGATGGCCGGAATGCCCATCTGATTGTACAACCCCACGAATGGTGGGAGAAGAAGCTTCTAGAACATTTCACTATCATCACCGACAGAAAGCACGAAGGCGAGTCGGTGTTCATCGTCAACTGAGGATATATTGATGTTTGAGGATTACCCTTCTAATACTAGTGCTGGTGGCTACGCCAATGGCGGCACGCTTGGAATGACATACACCGTTCCTAAGCCCCAGATGTTTGATCTCGCAACCTACCTCTACGCTCAGAAGATTTGGTCCGAAAGGACCTTCGGTCCTGGTGATCGACGGATGGGTGTAATCAAGCACATCCGTAAGGAACTCAATGAGGTCAAGAAGGCTGAAGATGGATCGACCGATCTCCTGATGGAGTGGGTGGACATCCTCATCCTAGCCTTCGACGGGGCTCGACGGTCTGGGTTCTCTCCCGAGATGATTATCCAGGGCTTGGTCCTGAAGGACCTCATCAACCAGAAGACCAAGGCGTGGCCGGACTGGAGAAAGATGGGTAAGGACGAGCCTATTGAGCACATTCGCAATAAATAGGTGAATGGCTCGATTCGTCCCTAAAGACAACGACAAGAAGTACGTCTATCGAAACAATCCAAGACTGCGTAGACCTGATGTCATTATCCCGATCACCAAGGATCAGGAGCAAGAGTACATCAAGTGTGCGCAGTCTTGCGATTACTTCCTGAACAAGTACTACAAAATCATCAGCCTCGATCACGGCGAGATTTTGTACAAGGCGTTCGGCTTTCAGCAACGCATTTCCCAAGCCTTTGAGGATCATCGACGCGTCATCGTCATGATGCCTCGTCAGCAAGGTAAGACGACAGTCGTCGTTGGTTACCTTCTCTGGTACGTCCTCTTCCACAAGATGAAGAAGGTCGCGATCCTCGCCAACGAGGCCGACAACGCGAAGCGTATTCTCGGTGACCTTAGGTTCGCCTATGAGAGACTTCCTCTATGGATGCAGCAGGGCGTCGTCACTTGGAACAAGACGGAGATCGAGCTAGAGAACGGCTCCAAGGCCATCTCAGACGCCACGACCGGCGCTGCTATTCGTGGTCGATCGATGAACATCGTCTACCTGGACGAGTGGGCCTTCGTTCCGACCAACGTCGCTGACGACTTCTACGCCTCGGTCCTTCCGACCCTGTCTTCGGGTGAGACGACCAAGATTTTCATCACCTCAACTCCGAAGGGCATGAACCGGTTCTACAAGGACTGGATGGCTGCAAATGCCAAGGGCGAGCACTGGAGCGGGTTCTACCCGGTTGAGGTCCATTATACTGACCATCCTAAGAGAAACCAAAAGTGGGCTGATGAACAGCTTCGTCTTCTTGGGCCAGAACGTTTCGCAGAAGAATATCTGTGTCAGTTCATGGGTGGCTCGAATGCCCTCATTTCTTCATCCGTACTTTCCCAGATACCCATCCGAACTCCAGACACACAGGAAGACGGCCTTGACATCTTCGCGGAACCACAGAAAGATCACCGCTATGTTCTGGTGTGTGATCCCTCCGAAGGCGCTGGGCAGGACTACTCTGCCTTCTCGATCTTCGATGTGACAAAGCTACCCTATCGAATCATTGCGAAGTACCGAAGCAAAACTGTCTCTCCACTCGTTCTTCCAAGAACAATCGTCCATTGTGCTAATCGCTACAATAAAGCCTACGTGTTGATTGAAACCAACGGTGTTGGCACTCAGGTTGGTTATTCACTATTCAACGACTACGAGTACGAAAACCTCCTCACTTCTGTACCTAAGCAGCGTCAAGGAGCGGTCCTCAAGATCGGCTACCAGGGCACGACGACGAATTGGGGCATCCGAACGACAACTCAGACCAAGAGTCAGGGATGTGCGAACGTTAAGGCTTTGATCGAGAGCAAGAAGCTGACCTTCGAGGATGGGGATATCGTCGAAGAGCTTTCGAAGTTCACGTGGCAGGGGAAGCAATTCAAGGCTGAAGAGGGAGAGCATGATGACGTAGTCATGACGCTCGTCAACTTTGGTTGGCTGGCAAAGCAGCCGATGTTCACGAACCTGTCGTCGATCGACCCTGGCTCACGCGAGAATATCGAGGAAGAGAGTAAAGGCTATGTTCCCTTTATTCTTCACGATGACCACTCGAAGGGCGACGACACCTGGATTGATGCTGGTGGGATGGTTTGGACACTCGAACCATAAATACCACGCAACAACCTGAGGACCCTCAATGAACACATTACGCAAACGAGTACTTGCCGAAACCATTGCCTTCCACTTGCATGAGGGTGACAAGAAAGGTCGGTGGTTGAGAGGTTTCTTCAGAGCACAGGATTACGAGCCTGAAGAGACTGATGAAGAGCGTAGCGAGGCCCGTGCACGCCGTCATGAAGAATTGCTCAAGAAAAAGCGCCAGAAAGAAGGACGCTCCTTCGGACTTGATCAAAAGACTGGGAAGAAAATTGTTCCGAAATGAGACCAATTCAAAGGTATCTAATCGAGCGAGGGGAATTCAAGGAAAGAGTTCGTCAGTCTATTGAAGATCATGGACGTAGTTATGGTCAGACCAAACCTGTAAAATTCACCTCTGAAAACTATGAAGACCTAAGTCCAGAGTACATTGCGATGTCTTATGCTGAAGGTGAGGAAGTCTTCGACACCCTCATTAAGCAGTATCGAAAGTACACGGGTCCTGAGAACTTCAAGCCGACATCGATGAGCCGAAAAGACTACTTCTCTGCAAGAGATCATCTGCGTCTACCGGCGAAACTACGTGAAATTGAGGCTCTACCAAAGTCGCTCCGGGAAAAGGCCGGTGACCTAATGGTTACGTTTGGCGATCATCCTAATTTCCAAGGTGATCCAGACCAGCATTTCTTAGGCGCTGGATATCATTCAAACATGAATGTTTTAGCATTTCCTCATCCTGATAAGCAGGCAAAGGTCTTAGGTGCTAGAAACGACCAAGTAACGGCTAGAGATGTCTTCGCTCATGAGTGGATACATTTCAAGCAAGCGATGAATGCTAAAGCACTTTACATCCATGAGTATCATGCTCCGATTGCGATGTACAATGCCGCTAGTCCATTGTTCAAGTGGACACTTGATTTCGTGGCCAAACGGGGAAACAACTTCATGTTTGGAGCCTTGGCGACATTTGGAATCTACGTATTCGAAGCATTCGGGTCGAACAAATCTGATGAATTCTATAAGTCATACTACAACGACCCTCATGAACGCGAAGCGTTTTCTGGAATGGTTGCTGCTGCATATTATCGGATGCACCCAGAGGACAGAACCGTCGAGTCTGATAAACTGGTCCAGGTAGCGTTAAGCTCTCAGGCGTTTTACTGGCCGTTTTTCAAGAATGCTACAAAGGATAGCATGACATTGGCGGTCAAGGTTGTGTCTAGGTACAAGATGTACCAGGATATCCGCAAGACGATCCAGGATGCTGCTGCTAGAGGAATGAAAGCTCCCGACATACGGAAGTCTATCCAGATTAGTTTGGACAAATACAAGGTGCCGAAATCAACATTTTCGGACTGGGTTTCCAAGGGTAGACAGCGGTATAGGAGAGGTGTTCAGAGCTAATACCACCCACTGATAAATATCCTTCGAATAGTGAAGGATAACAATCATGGGATTTCTCATCTCTCCTGGCGTAAACGTTACCGAAATCGACCTGACGACGATGGTTCCTGCGGTCTCAACGACTGAGGGCTGTATGGTCGGCAATTTCCAGTGGGGTCCTTGCCATGAGCGTACTCTTGTTGACATTGAAGATACCCTCGTAAGCCGGTTCTGGAAGCCGGACGACGACACCTACGTTTCCTGGTACTCAGCTTGGAACTTCCTCCAGTACGGCAATAAGCTTTATGTCGTTCGAGAGGTTGACGAGACAAACGCTAACACACTGCTTCGGGCCTACAACTCAACTGCTTCTGGCGTTGCCAACGTCTTCATTCGTAACCGTGACGACTACTACCACAATTATTCGACGGGCCAGCTTGCCGCGAACTTCGGTTCTGGTGACTGGGTCGCGAAGTGGGCTGGCGACCTGGGCGACTCGATCAAGGTTTCGATCTGTCCCTCAGCAAACGCCTATGAATCAACGCTGACAGGCACGGTTGCTGTCACGGCCAACTCAGCCAGCGTGACCGGTAACGGCACCTCATTCTCAACCGAGCTTGTCGTTCGCGACCTCATCGTCATCAACGACGAAGTCAAGATGGTGAAGTCGATCGAGTCGAATACGGCTCTGACCCTGACCTCACGTCACGCGAGCGGCGCTGTCGCAAATACCGCGACCCGTCGCTGGGAGTTCTACGCTTACGTCGATCAGCCTCCGACCACGTCTCGCTATGCCAGCATTGCTGGTGGTGTGGACGACGAAATTCATGTGGTCATCGTGGATGACGACGGTCGCTGGACGGGCTCGAACAACGAGCTTCTGGAGGTCCACCAGAACCTTTCACTGGCTTCCGACGCCAAGGATGAGGCTGGCTCTTCGATCTACTACCGCGACTACATCAACTCACGGTCTCGCTACATCTGGTGGGGTGGCCATAACGGCACCCTGACCAACGCTGGTGACACGGCGAAGAACACGGCCTTCGGTCGTCCTGATCTTCCCATCAATGCGACCCTGAGCGGTGGTAATGACGGTACGGCTATCGGCAATGACGAGAAGATCAGGGGTTACGATCTCTTCTCAAATCCTGAAGAGATCGACGTTTCGCTGGTGCTTGGTGTCGATGGCACTCAGACCGTTGCTGTCTATCTGATCAACAGCATTGTTGAGACGCGGCGTGACTGCGTTGCTCTTCTGTCTCCTCCACGGGTGACGGTCGTGAACAACGCCGGTTATGAGGTTGATGACGTTGTCGAATATCGCAATCGTCTTCCTTCAACTTCATACGCGATGCTCGATTGCAACTGGAAGTTCCAGTACGACAAGTACAACGACGTTGATCGGTACGTTCCTTGCAACCCGGATGTCGGCGGCTTGATTGTCCGCACTGATATCACCCGTGACCCCTGGTGGTCTCCGGGCGGTCTCAACCGTGGCAACATCAAGAACGTCAACTCACTGGCGTGGAATCCGCGTCAGGCGCAGCGTGACATTCTCTACAAGAACGGCATCAACCCGATCGTGATCTTCCCTGGTCAGGGTTGCGTCCTCTGGGGCGACAAGACGCTGCTGTCACGGCCTTCGGCCTTCGACCGCATCAACGTCCGCCGACTGTTCATCACCCTCGAAAAGGCTATCGCGATTGCCGCGAAGTACGTCCTCTTCGAGTTCAACGATGCCTTCACCCGTGCCATGTTCAAGAACATGGTCGAGCCGTTCCTGCGTGATGTGCAGGGCCGTCGCGGCATCTACGACTTCAAGGTGGTGTGCAACGAGACGAACAACACTCCGGAGCGTATCGATCGCAACGAGTTCTGGGCTGACATCTACATCAAGCCTGCTCGCGTGATCAACTTCATCCAGTTGAACTTCATCGCCACTCGAACTGGCGTGAGCTTCGACGAAATCGTTGGCAAGTTCTAAACGAAAAAGGGGGCCGAGAGGCCCCCTTTTTCATGCCGCTTCCTGAGACTTCGTTTCCCAGTAGTTGCTGATCAACTTCAGTTCCTTGATTGCGAACTTGTTCCAGATGCATCCAGAAGCACAGTCCCAACCGTAATACCAGCGCAACTCTGGAATTTCCAAGGCTTTCTCCTGGTACGGTGCGATGATGATGCCCTGGTACTTTCTGGCAACGATGTCCCATTTGATGTTGAAGGTAGAGTCCTCACATCCATACTTCTCGGTGAACTCTACGAGAGCCTTCTTGGTCTCGATCCGGAGAAGAGGGATACCAGCGAAAAACTTGACTTCATGAACGTACCTCAGACATTCGATACTCAGGTAACGTCGGGCGTAGGTTTCCCAATCCTTACTCCCCTCCTTCGAAATCCACAGCCCTGCTGGCTTCGAGGCCACTCGATTGGTATTAGATACACTGTAGAGCCCACCCTGGTCCACGATCGACTGACTGTAATGCAGGTACCTATGAGCCATTACCGACCTTCTCCTTCAGCTTCTCCTTTGGGATGCCAAGAGACTTCGCGACTGCCTTGATCACGTGTCTCAGAAGCTCTCGCTCATTCTTACTGAAGAACGCAAGCTGCTCATCCTTCAGTGCCTTGTATCCTTTCGGCCTCAGACTGCCACCGATCTCACCATACTCGAAGTCCATGATGGCTGGTGCGGCTTCGACCATCGCCTTCTCAAGGCGGTTCTTCGGAGGTCGCGTTTTGCGACCTCTATCGTTGTGACCCATGATAAGTCTCCTTTTCATGGGGAAACCTACTTCATGACCCGGTCCATCGTCAATAGCCGACACTCAGGCTTGATCTGCTGACTCGACATCAGCCAATCCTCATCGGCGTACTTCGGAAAGTAAGTATCGGCTATGAAGACTTTTCGAAGAATACTCAGGCGCATGCGAGATGCGAAGGGAAGGAAGCTTTCGAACGTCTTGCCACCCCCGACGATCATGATCTCGTCAGTGCCATTCTCTTCAGATTGCAGGCATGCAATGGCCATGGCATGCAGAGGGTTGGGTGCCCATGTGACACCCCTTGGATAATTGAACTTAGTTGTTGAGAGAACGATGGTCTTGTAACCTTTGACAGGTCCAAGAATTTCGAAGGTCTTTCGACCCATGATCACGACATGATCTTTGACTGTACTCGTGAACCACTCAACTTCATCGAGAGTGAACTGCCATGGCAGTCCGTTGTTACGGCCAATACTTCTGTTTAGGCCCATGCTGGCCACGATGGTGATCTTCATTGGTAAGCCCCCCAGTTTGGTTAACTGAAGGTAACTTAGCATCACCACCGTGGCAATGGGGTCACGCCACACGAATGACAAATTTTTCGCGATGGCACTACAAGTTAAGTCTTGGGCGACTTGAGCCTAGTCTTGTAGGTCGTACGATCCTTGGTGCTCGTGAGCCGCGCGACCTCGATCGGCCCCAGCTTCTGTTTGGCCCCCTCAGTATCGAACGCCTGATAGGGGAGTGTTTCCCGCCACGCCTCGTACTTGATGCCTGTCCAGGTGTGTTGAGGGTGAGCTTCCAGTAGAGCAATGGCCTTCTTTTTCTTCTTCTCTGCTTCCCGAAGCTCCTCCTGAGCTTCCGCCAGATCGTCCACCGCCTTGGCGATCATGACGATGAACGCGGCCTCGTCCTCACTCGGTGCCTCTTTCACCTTCGTGGATAGCTCCTCCAGGGCGCTGTCCATCACACTGCTCGTGCCTGCGTAGTCTTTCTTCTTGACCGACTTAGCCATTGGGTCATCTCCCTGTGAATCCGATCATTACTGCCTCTAGCACAGTTCTTCTCAGACTTCAAGAAGCTCAGTGTTAGGTCACGCATAAATAGGTTCGAACACGCTTGAGAACAAGCAGGAAGTAAGGAACCAATACATGCCATTTGCAGTCAATGATTTTGTTGCGACACTGAAGCTGGACGGCGCTCGCACAAACTACTTCGAGGTCCACGTGACGAACCCCGTGTCCTCTGTTGCCGACAACATCTTGCCTATTCTGTGTCGTGCTGCGGCTCTTCCTGAGTCGAACATCAATGTGATCCGGCTTCCTTATGCTGGTCGATCTCTGACCTTCGCTGGTGTTCGTCCTCCGTTGCAGGACTGGACGATTACTGTCATCAATGATGAAGGTTTCGAGATCAGGAACGCCCTTGAGACTTGGCACAACTACATCAACTCTATGCGGACCAACCTCCGCAAGTTCAACACAGCCGCTCCGTCAGAGTACAAGTCGGTTGCGACCGTCAGTCAGTACAGCAAGACTGGTGAAGTGATCCGTGTCTATCAGATGCTTGGCCTCTGGCCGTCAGCAATTAGCTCGATCCGCGTGTCTTATGACGAAGATGCTATTCAGAACTTCGACGTTACATTCTCGTATGACTGGTACGAGGTCGTGGACGGCATCACCGGTAATGGTGGCGGCGCGTCGTAATGAAACGCCTCTGGCAAATCATTATCGAAGCCAGACAGATCAAAGGGGACCCGGTACCTCGGAATCGGGTCCCTAAATATGCCACGATCCATAACGCTCGACCTATCCATGATCCAACGGGCGTGGACGCTGCCATCGCAGATAAAGACCAGGACGTTCATATCTCCTGGGGGGCTCCTCTGAAGGCTCGCGCTGGAAAAGACTACATCGTCTCAAAATCACCTGAGGATAGGTGGGTTGTCCGTAAGGACATCTTTGACACCACTTACAAAAAGCATAGAGACGGCAAGTTCAGAAAAAGGAAGGACGTAGTCTACAAGTACTACGTTGCAAATCGCGCTCGTACTGTGAAGACGCTTGAAGGTCCCGTGAAAGCTGAACGTGGGGACCATGTCATGATTGGAACAGTCGGTGAGCACTGGCCAATCAAGCCGGATAAGTTCCTCAAGAAATATAAGAAGGTCTGACAACTTCTTCAGTGCAGCTAAATACGTCACATGAAGAGTGTCGCGCGAATACTTTTTGAGGCTGAAGAGATCAAGCTTCCGTCGAATCCTCCATTTCCGCTTAGCCCATATGACATGAGCAAGCCGCAATGGCGTTACTTGCTGTCTGATATCCAGCGACAGATCAGGTCCAAACCATCGAAGCTATCGAAGGTTCCTCTCGATAGCGTCTATGCTACTCAGGAATGGTTGAACAACGGCCCCGAAGACAACAACCATGGAAAGTATGCAGTATTTCCAGTCCATAAAGACGCTCCTGTTTTAGCAAAGGTAGGAAAGTCCTACCATATTATGGACGGTCATCATCGCTGTAGTATCGAAAAGCTCAAAGGTAGTGCATCCGTCGATGGTTACGTTTACAGAGTTCGGAAACCGCACTTTGCTTCAAAGTATTCTTCACCTAGGAGTTCGAAATAATGCCTACACTACTTGAGAACGTCTTCTCGAACATCTTCGGTGAGCGCCTGTTCGGTCTTGAGCTTCAGGATACCGAGCAGAAGAAGCAACTCAAAAAGCTCAAGTCACCCATCCCACCGTCAGATGACGATGGCGCTCTCATCACCCAGCAGGGCATCAGCGCTGGTGCCGGTGCCCTGTCGTCGTTCCTCGACTACGGTAAGGTCATCAATAACGAGAACGAGCTTATCACGAAGTACCGTGATATGGCCTTGTATCCAGAGGTTGAAAAGGCCATGGACGACATCATCAATGAGATGATCGTCCTGGATGAAGAGAAGCCTGCCGTCGAGATCGTCTTGGATGATCTTGAAGAGGATTTTGATGAGTCCATCCTTGAGCGTATTCGGAAGGAGTTCAAGAAGTGCATTGAGCTTCTGAAGTTCAAGCATAGTGGCTATAACCTTGTCCGATACTGGTACATCGACGGTCGTCTGTTCTTGCATATTCTGGTTGACTTCGATAATCCTACCGAAGGCATCAAGGAAATTCGGTACGTCGATCCTCGCAAGATCAGGTACATCAAGAAGCCTCTTCGGGTTCGTGACGAGAAGACTCAGAATATCTTGCATACACAGTTTGAGGAGTATTTCGTCTATAATGCCGCTGGTCTGGTCGGTCAGGAGACTGGTTGGAAGCTGGCCAAGGACTCGATCGTCTACGTGCACTCTGGAGTGATCGATAAGAATGGCAGCGTTGTTCTCAGTCAGCTTCACAAGGCGCTGAAGCCGCTGAACCAGCTTCGCATGATGGAAGACTCGCTCGTAATCTACCGTCTGGCCCGTGCTCCCGAGCGCCGGGTCTTCACGATCGACGTTGAACACGTTCCGATGGCCAAGTCTCAGCAGTACGTGCAAGACATCATGCGTCAGCACAAGAACAAGATCGTCTACAATACCGAGACAGGTCAGATCGATACCTCGAAGCGCTATATGACCATGACGGACGACTTCTATATCCCTGTCCGTGGTGGTAAAGGCACAACGATTACTCAGCTTCAAGGTGGTCAGAACCTTGGCCAGATCGAGGATATCGAGTACTTCAAGCGGTTGCTTCATGCCGCGCTCAATGTTCCTGAGAGCCGGATGCAGAATCAAGCTGCATTCAACCTCGGTCGTGCGTCTGAGATCACGCGAGATGAGGTCAAGTTCCAGAAGTTCATTTCGCGCCAGCGCAACCAGTTCTCCCAGGTCTTCGACCAGTTGCTTCGGGTTCAGCTTGTGCTCAAGGGTATCGTCACACTCCCTGAGTGGGAGAAGATGCGTGACAAGATCAGATACGACTTCATGCATGACACGTACTTCGCTGAATTGAAAGAGCGTGAAATCTGGAATGATCGTATCGCTCTACTTCCTCAGGTTGCTCAGTTTCGTGGTGTCTTCTTTGACGACGAGTGGATTTTCAAGGAAGTCCTTCGTATGACTGACGATGAGATGAACGAGATGAAGAAGCGTGTCAAGAAGCAACAGGCTCAGAATCCTCAAGGTATGGGTATGGGTATGATGGGTGACCCGATGGGCGGTCCTCCTGGCTTTGGTGGTCCTCCTCAGATGGGCGGTCCTCTGAATATGAACCAGCTTCCCCCTCCGGATGGTCAGGACCCGAACCAGGATACACAGTTTGGCCTGTCACAATCTGATGGGATCGACAAGGCTAGTGGTGATCTTCCCGTTCCTGGACGGCGCAATAAGAAGCATCCAAAAGAGTTCAAGCCGATCAACTCTTCATTCACCAGAGGTTCTTCTTTGACTTCTGATGCTCAGAAGATGATCACAGAGATGCGCGCCACAGAACAGCTAAATAGTCTCAAGGACGACATCAAAGACATAAGGATCACGATCGATGGATAATGTGCTGAAAGCCTACCTCTATAGCGTAAATGGTGACTACGCGAATTTTCGTGAAGCCATTCGTAATGAACTGACTCTTCGGGCTGCGGCTC